ACGGTGAGATGAAATCTCAAACAAATGTGAAATTTGCTTGGGAAATGAATGACAAGACTTATGCAATCTCATCACTACCAATAGAAAGATTTCGTATAAAATTTGATGAGTCCATCACAAACCCAATAATCAAATTCCGTTGGTCTCGTTGTAATAAAAACGATTTACAACAATTGATGGATCAGCACGTTATATATGCATTAGTCATTTGTAAAAAAGGTGATTGGCCTGTCCAAATTAAACTTCCTCTAAACTAAAAAAAGGAGAATTAAAATGACCAAAGAATATGTTTTTGAAATTTACGGACCACCAGAACTTTTAAACGAAACAATGGAAAAGAAACTAAACAAAATAGCAGAAAAATACAATGGAGAATGGTTTAATTCCGGCACTGCTTTTGATGGAGAAATGTCACAAAGAGATATAGATTGGTTCTTCAAATCAGTTAAAGATAGAAGCAAATTCAAAAAAGAAATTGAAAAGATGTTTAAAACTAAAGAAGTGTTTTTCAATATGTACACTGATGAGGTGTAAAAAAGTGGTTTCAAAAGGGCATTGAATGTTAAAAACACATAATCAAATTTTAGAAGATTTGGAATCAAAAATTCCAAATCTTAAAACCAAAAGATTTAAATACACAATAATAAAACATCTTGAAGAAAATATAATAAAAAATTACAAAAAACCGACCAAAAAAGAAATATCAGAATATTTGAAACTTTTTGACAAAGAAGAATGGTGGACACTAGAGTATTCTTTAAAAAATAACGAACTAATTAATTTCATAAAAGAAGACATTGATTATATTCCAGATGCCTATTTAATCAAACCTAATGGAATAAATATTTATGAGATAGAAATAACCAATCCAATGAAACCAACTAAATTACAACATTTAGGTTTGCTTTTAGATTGGGTTGATTTTTGGGATGGTCAAAAAGCAGAAAACAGCATATTTTCAGTTGATAGATATGGGAGTATAAAGGAATTAGATTTAATAAAATGTATCCATGCACCGTCTTATAAAAAACAAAGAGAAATAAAAGACAGAAAGGATACAAGAAAGAAAAACGAATCAGAAATTAAAAGTTTTTTAGGAGACCCAAACAGGCCAAAAAGAAGCACGATAGAAGTATTAAAAGAAATTCTCAATAAAAAGAAATGATGTAAGAATAAATTTGTATTTTCCTAAATAACCCAATTTTCCTGAATAAGAAATAAACCTCTTGTGAGAAAGTTTCAAGAGGTTTTAAACTTTTTGTTGCGCTACCATAAATAATATGCTATAATAAAATTATACAAAGGAGGATAAAAATGGACATCCACAAACTGTCAAGCAAGTACCTCAAACCAAAAGGCATCCAGAAATCCAAATATGCAGACCAAGAAGAATTCAATAAGATTAAGGAATTCTTTGCAGAAAGAGACATACCCAGATGGCGTATAGCGCCTCTATTGGAAGTGTCATATCAAGCTGTCCTCAAATGGTGGAAAGATGGCATTCCACAGAAAAGATTCAAACAGTTACAAATCGCCGTGAAAGAAATCCAAAAATGGGAAGAGGAAAACAACAAGAAATTTGAATAGCGTTACGGGGCCTATAATAGAGAACCCCCACCATTTTCAAATATGGTTGGGGATAATTGCGTTTAGAGAGGTTTGGTTATGAAGAGACCTATAAAAAGAAGAACATTTTCTAGAATAATAACAGTTACCGAATTAATTTTCTTTTTACCACACATGGCAAGGAGTTATTATACTTATGAATTACAATATGAGGGAAAACCTTTTTATGTCGGCAAAGGCAAAGGGAGGAGGATGTATTGCCATAGAACCGAAGCAAAAAATTTATATGAGACAGATGGCGATAAAACAATCAAAATAGGATTTATCCATGATATTTGGGATAATGAAAATGATTTCGTTGAAGTTAAAACTAGGGAACATTTGACTAACAGAGAATCGCTTGAATTTGAAGTGGAAGATATTGCTAAATATGGCAGGATTTGTGATGGTACTGGAATTCTTACCAACATGACGAAAGGCGGAGAGGGTTGTTTTTTATGGACAGAAGAAATTAGAGATTTAGTATATATAAAACAGAACAGGTCTATACCAATAAAATATTGCGCCATATGCCAAGAAATCTTCTATAAGAAAAGCAGTAATGAACAATGGGAAAAACAAGAATATTGTAGTATGAAATGTAGTGCTCAAGGGAGGATTAAATTCATAGAAATAAAATATTGCGAATGGTGCGGAAAAGTTTATGGAAGAAACGGAAAAACACAAAAACTTTGGGATAGAAGCCATTTTTGCGGTGGTGAATGTCAAGTTGCAGCACAGAAGAAAAACCATACCAAAATAAAATGGTGTAAACATTGCAACAATGTTTTTCATCAAAATAATTATTCAGAAAAAGAATGGGAAAAAGTAGAATTGTGTTCAGATTGCTATAAAATAATCAGAAAGAAAAATTATACAGAAATAAAATGGTGTGAGAAATGCAATACTGTCTTTCATAAACATAAAGGGATAAATAGAAAGGATTGGGAAGAAAGGGCCAAATGTCAAAAATGTATTCTGAGTGAATTAAATACAGGCAAGATTTGCACCGAAGAGCACAAAGAAAAAGTAAGTAAAGCAAAATTGGGAAAGAAACATAAAAACCCTAGAAAAACAATAGATCAAGATTATAAAAATAGAATAAGTGAAACACAGAGAAAAAACCATCAACTTAAAAAAGAAGGGAAACGAATAGTCAAGGAAAAAGAATATGAAGATAGATATGGATATTGTGAAATAAAATACTGCATAAGATGCAAGAAGGTATTTGGTAGATTTAAGAAGATGAGCACTAGAGATTGGAACAAAAAGAAATACTGTTGTCATTCATGTGGTGTTAATAAAAAAGCGTAACGAGGTTATATGTAAAAACCACCCAATATTTTAAAAGACAATATGTAAGTATATGAAACCATAGATGAAATAGAAAAGGGCTACTATCATATGCTTGGGGTGAGAGGCACCCCCCACGCTTGTATGGCCGTGGCTTCTCGGGATTGGTCACCGCCGTAGGCCCCTGGTACTGGCAAACCCACGCCCAGCCTGCCTTTGCACCACCTCAACCTTTACAAAATCTTTTCAATCATCCTTTACACAAAATCATACCATATCATTTACACCGATGCACCTATGCTCATATCATTCTAACCATAGGCCATAACCCCTTGCCCTACCTATCCTCCCCTTTGCCTATCCTGCCAGCTTGACGCCTATCTATCATACCTATCCTTCATTTAAACATATCCCATTATGGCCTATGCAAGGAACATTCCAGGATAGGCCATTATCTATCCTCCGTTTGTCTCATATCTCCTTATCCTGACAGGTCTTTAAGCGCGTTCTAAGGCCGATAGCAAGGTTTTATTGACAATCCCTTGTGATAGCATGGATATCCCTTGTTTTAAACATGTGCCTTATCTATATGATATTATTGGATAATCAGGATAGGATATGATGATAGTGGGATAGCATACCTATTTTATGGCAGGTTAGCGAATTGTCTAATATTATTGGTTAGTTATGATAATTATGATATGATTATTTTTTATTGATATGATGATATGAAATATATGGTTATGGCAAGGGTGATTAGTCTATTGATTATATATTCTTTTGGTAGGGTATAGTTAATTCATAGCTAATTAGTATGCTATCCTTTGCCTATCCTTGTCTAGTGCTCTATCCTTTGTCTAGTGCTCTATCCTGATAACCTCTTGCCTTGCCTATCATCCTATCAGTTATCATCTTATCGCTTGCCTATGGCCGTCTAGTGGTCTTATGGTATAGGTCTATCTATGGTTATCTTGATATGTTTCAAGAGGTTATCTATCTTTATGGTTATTCACTTCTTGAATTCTTTACAAGTTAATACCCATCTTGTAAACTATTGCTATTTTTTGCGTTTAATGTAGGGGTATTAGAAAGGCTCACAGGGGTATTTTAGAAAGGTGAATGGTTTCGGTAGGGGTTAAAAAATATACCCTTGTGGGCTTATGTAAGGCCGATAGAGAGGCGATAAATTACCATGAACAGATGTCAGGTTATGACAGGTTAGGCTATGTCAAACCATGATAGGTTATGACAGGTTAGGCTATGTCTGTCATAGACTTGACAGATAACTTACAATTTCATAAAATAAATATAACTAAACTTTTTAAGGAGAATTAAAATTATGGCAGAAAAAATCAAGGTTGAGAAAATGGCTGGACCTATGCGCGCTCCTGTCAAGCGAAACCCAGCTAAAGCTTTTATGTACTGGGCTATTGAGAAGTCATTAGATGGTCAAGATAACCTCTTGAAATCTTTTTTAAGGACTAATGAAAGGGATAGATGGGTAAACGAAAAACCAGACATTAGGGAAATGATTTTAGCTGATACCCCTCTTGTGAGAAAGGCAAGAAAACTGTATGAATTAGAGGGACCATGTGAAATTCCTTATTATGATTGACAATTTAAAACCTCATAAACTGCATATTTCTATCAATCCATAGGAAAGTATAGGTCTATCAATTATCGCTTGATATGCGGGATATCTACACGTTTTCAGGCGTATTCTACACAAAGAAAAACCCCTTTGAGATAGATAATCAAAGGGGTTTTTATGGTTGGGGGAATTAAGAATTTATAACGAGGGAAATTTCTTTTTTGCAGTTTTCATGATAAGGAAAATCAAAATCTCTCCCTTTAAAGGTTTTCACATTTACCCAAATTTCTTCTTTCTTTTCAATTGGCTTATAGCAATAATGACAAATGTTTTTTCCCCATTGTGATAATCTCCTTATCCTTAATTTTCCCTTATGGGAATTAAGCTGCATTTGTGAATCTGGCGTATATAGGAAAGAATGAAACCGGCTTGTGAACCATATAAACTTTCACAGTTTTTCCGATTGAATACACAATCAATCTCCCCATTGGGTTTTTGATAATAATCCCATTGGGTTTTTGATAATAATCCCATTGGGAAATCATCCGGGTTTTTTCTTCCTCTTTTGTTTCTTCCCTTGCCATATCGCTTGCTCCTTGATTTTCCCTTATTATATAGCCTAGAAAACCTATGTCAATAACGCTAATATCATGCCAAAATGAATTATTTTAACGAAAATAATTTAGTCCAGGCGAAAATAAATTGATAATGATAAATATATCTATATATGGGAAGTTAATCTATACTAAATTAGGTATAGAATTAAGTATGTGATATTATTAACAAATATGAAGTGTATATACAAATTGTATATATAAATGTTTGGCAAGTTTCCGGGGAGAAGTGGTGATTTGTCTTACATTGTCTTACATTCCCCATTATCTACCTAATATCATTAATCTTTTCATATATTCATAAAGTGACGCGCCATTCACTTTTTATAATCATATTCACTTTATGAATATATCATTCACTTCACCATATTACCCTTATTCATAATTTACCCCTTGCCATATAATCCTTATTCTTTCTCAATTCCTTATCTGATAAATTTATATCCCTTTCTCACATATCATCTTATTCCCCCAGTACAATTTTTTATATTTGGTTTAAATTTTTATATTGATAGATAACTATATATAATCATTAAATTATTTAAGTTTTCGATGTAAATTTAGTATAAATTTTTATACTGATATAGATATGATTAATTTGTTAAGTATATATAATCATTAAATAAATTTATTATGGTATAAATCTTGCTTGTTAATATGGTAAATCTAACCTCAAATCTGCAATAGGTGATTATCATGGCTAAAAAATCCCGCAAAAACGATTTGATTTACAAAATAATCAATAAATTAGGTTTGATTGAATATGATCAAAGGTGTGATTCTTTTAACAGCTTGAAAAAGCTTTCATTCAAAGAACTGACTAATCTTGCAAATTTTAATTAAGACAGGAGATTGAATATGTATAATTCAGAAAAAGACTATGTTAAATCATCCGATTATGATCAAGTGCAAGCGCGGATTAATCGGGAACGCGTAGGAGATTTAACTTTAATAGGCATAACTGAAAATTCCAGACGGTTTAAAAAGTCTGGCCATGCTTGGGGTTATTGGATTATCTGCAAAGTGTTTTCAATTGACCGATACGAAACAGTTTATGAAACGTTTCTTGACGGCGAAAAATGTTATGTATAAGGGGGAATTATGAAAGGAATCGTAACCATAGGAATAAATGTATTTTTGGTAGGTTTATTTTACTACCTGTTTTTGAAGCAAATTTATCTCGCATTAACTTTTTAAAGGGGTGAAATCTATCCTTTTTGGGAATAGGGGAAATTATGAAAAAGCAAGGTGAAATCATTCAAGGGAAATATGGCCAAGCTTGCCGTTTGCAAGATGGTACGTGGTCATGTATGAATCATACATATCCCGTGGCAATCCATTGCGCGGATAAAGAAACCGCATTATGGACCTTGAACCAAAATTATAACGAGGTTGAAAGAGATTATGTATAAAGTTATTTTTGCCATGGTAAACGCCTTGTTAATCGGTTTATGTATATCCTTGTATCTGAAGGAATTGTTTTTAACTATTGTTTCTTCATTACATTTTTAAAGGGGTGAAATTATGTTATGGTTATGGTACAATGATCTTTGTGATTTTGGCACGGTGAATTTAAGTGATTACACTCTATCTCTTTGCGAAAAATATTTCGAAAACGGGATAGAAACATATTACAAGCCTTGGTATAAAGGGTTTTATTGGTTTACCCTTTAAAGGAGAAATAATTATGTCTCCCGAAAAATCTTTAATGACCTTTAAGGCGATTCACGCGGCAAGGGAAAAAGATGATCAAGTTTTATTGAATTGTCTTTTACATGATTTATTTAATAACGCGGATGAAGATTGCAGGCCGATGGTTTATGACGTGCCTGTGAACTGGCTTAAACCTTTACCAAGCTGTTAAGGAGATTATGGTTATGTCTACCTTTAATAGAAATTTAAAAATGATGATAGAAGTTATCCGCGATTATGAAAAAGAAAACGGTTTTACACCTAGTATAATCTCGGATATGGATTATGACGAAATTAAAAGCTATTACTATTGGATTATCCAATAAAGGAGAATATGTTATGAAATTTTTCTTTGAGAAAGAAATTTAACTTCTTTTTCTTGCCATAATGCTTTGATAGGTTATGGTAAGCATAAGCAGTTAAATAAAAAGGCAAAGGCGAAATTATGAAAACCTACCAAGAATTGACGGAAGAACAAAAAAGCGAAGCGCGGGAAATTGCCTTGAATGAATTGTTAGAGGCAATAATGGAAGGTGTCATAAGGTTTAATGACACCTTAAACGGGGATGATTTGCAGGCAAGGATTGACGCCGCGGGGGAAAAGGCCGAAGCAATGAAAACCCCTTGGTTTATGCATGAATACGTTATGGATACTTGCCGCGAAGACCTAGAAGCTATGGCCGCGGCCGACGCGGAAGATTCACTCTATCCCGAAAAAGGGGAAAGAGTTATCTATCTTAAAGGAGAATAATGCTATGTATTCTAAATGCAGAAATTATGCAGGAAATTTAATAAATAAGGAGAATAAAACCATGGAATTTAACTTTCTTAAAAAACCTTTGAAGTGTTCACATTGCCCTAGTGCAAACATTTATATCATGAAGCACTTTGTTTCAATTAGGGAAATCTATATTTACTGCAATATTTGTAACCGAATTACTGTCATTAAATATTAAGGGGAATAAAACCATGAAACGGAAAACCAAAAGTTATCCCATGGGGTCCATATCATCCGGCACTATGCAGGAAAGGGATTTGATACCTTGTTTTCTTGACGAATTGGAATGGCAAGTTAGGCAAGGCAAAAAACGCGGATATCTCAGGGAAATAAACCGCATAAGGCGCGCCGCAGATAAGGATATTGACGATTCATATTTTCACTCTGAGGACGCGTCTTTTGACCTTGAATATCTTTTCAATTCCTTGAATGAATTTGCCGCGCCATATTTTTACTTTGGCGCGAATCCCGGAGACGGCGCAGATTATGGTTACTGGTTATCTGAGGATATGGAATATGGTTTTGACGGTTTAAAGGTGGAAGACCTGTCAGAAGTACCAAAAGACTACCGCGGAGAAGTCTTATATTGTAATGATCATGGGAATATGACATTGTATGTCAAGAATTCCCGCGGTTTTAAAGAAATCTGGGGTATCGTTTAACCATCTAACCATAAAAGGAGAAATTTACCATGAATAAAGACCTTATTAGGGAATTAGGGAAGCGCGGGATATCTATCTATAAGGCAAATAGCAAAGATATCAAGATAGCTGGCCGCGCTATCGACAAGAAAAACAAGAAGTATGAAAACCGGGAGAAAAATTAACTTTTTTCTTTTGCCATAATGTTATTATAAGTTATGGCAAATGTAAGAAGTTAAATATAAGATAGGAGACTTTTACCATGGAAAAGAAAACGGCCATAAAATACGCGGAGGAATTGAAATCAAAAGGTTTTCCCGCCATAATCCGACTCGGATATTTTACCCGCGGTTATAACGTCAAGGTTGATTATTATGGACCTATCAATTTTGAAAACCAGCTAACAGGAAGGATAGAAACGCGCTGGTATGACAATACTTATATGATAGTCCATGATAGGCGCGATATGGATTTATTCAGGAACATGATCACCTATAAGCAAGCTAAAAAACCGATTGAAAAGTAATTTAAAATACCCTTGCAAGGTCACTAGGCCGCGCTGGGCGATATGAAATAAACCATCTAACCATAAGGAGCAACCTACCATGAATTTTGACAAGAAATATAATAAATGGTTATCGGATTGTAAAAAAGAACTGGAAAATAAAGGATTTACAAAGCAAGAAATCAAAAAGGCGGAAATATGTGAAAACGGCCAAGTTTATTTTGGCCGTGGAAGTCTTTTTGATATCACTCAACCTAATTTTGTTACCCCGTGGAAAGAATAAAACAAACCATCTATAGGAGACTTATTACAATGTCATACCTGCAAAATTTCTGCAATTGGTTTGATAACCTTTCTGATTTAAATTTTGCCTTAATCATCGGTTTTCTTGCCGCGCTGTTAATCATATCTTTAGGGATAAGTGACAAGAAAGGAGAATAAAAGGCTAAATAATCGCATAAAAGTTTAAAAATTCGCATTTATTTTGACAAAGAAACATAATTAAATATCTGTTACGACATAGGTTCGTAACAGATAAAGGAGAAAATTGTTTATGAAAGATTCATTAAATTTCTATCGCGGTCTATTTTTTGCTATCCTTTTGTCAATCCCTTTTTGGGTAATAATCATTTATCTGATAAAAGGCTAAATAATCGCATAAGATCCAAAGATGGTTAAATCTTGACAACCTTAAAAGGGGATAATATGAGCGTAAAAGAAACAATTATCGCAGCATTGCAGAAAGATGGTTACGATATGATAACCGCTTGTGAAATCGCCGCGGATTATATCAAGGAACTTTTGCAAAAGCCCGCGGGGAAATACGTTTATCACACTAACACAAGTAAAATAACCATAATTAAGAAGTGATAAAAGGAGAATCTATCGCATGAATGAAATCAACCCTGGATTTTTAACTGTCTTTTATCGGCATATATGGTACAAATTAAACCATTTGGAAAAATTTATCATCATGGCGCACTTGTCAAAAGGAAATTGGCATACCTTGACAAGACTTCAGGAATTTTATGAGGATCAATTTTATTTTCAGAAAATCAAAAGATTATGCAAATAAAAGGCAAATTTTCTGAAAATATTTCTTGACAAGCTAATTTGAAACGCGGTAGAATATAAACCATAAAAGGAGAATAAAACCTTGACACAAGCGGAAAGATTGAGAAAATCGGCAAAAGAGAGTGCGGACTGGCGCAGCCATAAATTAGGCCAATTTAAACATTATCCCAAAAGATACAACGGCCAGAAATTGAAAGGTCAAGAAAGAGCAATCGCAATTTGTACGGTATGCGGCGCTTATGCCTGTTATGACACTAACCCCGCGGCAAGGAGGGTAAAAGACTATGAATTGGAAATTAAGACTTAACCATTATTTAAAAGATATTAATAATCTTAAAGTTTATCCTCCTTGCCAAAAATGCGAAGAAAATTTAAAACAAACAATGTCAATTTATATAACAAATATGCGAAAACCAAAAATAATAATATGTGAAAACTGTTTAAAAGATTTAGTTTTAATTTTTCAAAACTATAAAGGAGAATAAAAAACTATGAATCAAAAGGTTGTAAGAATGTTAGGCGCTTTGGCGATTGTCTTAAAAGATGAAAGGCAATCATTAATTAACGCGGTTCACGAAGTCGTGAACGATAAAAGAGACGGCTATGATTTTGATTTTAAGGCCGCGGCGGAAAATATGCGCCACTTCGTAAAAGGCAAATGTTATGAATAAAACAAAAAATAAATGCACTTGTGGAAATCCTGAATATGGTTTTAATTGCTCTTGCGAATGGAGCAAATTGCACCCCGGTAATAATTCTTACTGGTGCGAATATTGCGGCCATTATCACGCAAGCAAACCACAATGCAATAAATGCGAGGAGGATAAAGGTTATGAATAAAACAACCTGGAAAGTAACCCGCCTTTCTGATACTTCTTGCAAGGTTGAAAACCTCAAAACCGGCTTTTGCGATTTTCCCATAAGATACATAAATGGGCTTATCGTTTATGACTACCCGGAACTAATACCGGCTTACGTCAAAGAAATGGTATCAAAAGAATTTAAACCACTAACCACTAACCAATAAAAAGGAGGTTTAAAAGATTATGACTAACAAAGAAATGGCAAAGGACAAAGTTTTCGTCAAAGCTTGTGAAATCGCCAAAGTCGAACCGACCAAAAGACAGGCGGCAAAATTTCAAAACAAGAAAGGTCTGGCGCGCCGTTTCTACGGGTCCGCGTCCTCTGCGGTAAAGCGGCAAGAAACGAAGTAAAAGAAATTTTTATCGCTTAATAAAGGAGGTTTTGAAAATGTTTACCATCATAGGGCGCAGATGGTTTGAAAAGACTAATGGTAACACTTATCATTCGGTCGAGGTTTACAAAGACGGCGAATTATTGGGCCGCGTTCCTTTTGCCTATGGTTACGGGGACCAATACCGCCAAAGTGCTTTTGATATCCTGGTAAAATTGGGATATTATAAAGAGGGTGAATATTCCAAATTCTTTCTTTCCAAAACGGCGGGAGACGGTAATTTGTTTTCCGTTTCTGACGTTGCCAGAAAGAAAGACCTTTAAAGGAGACCAATTAACTATGGCAAATCCAGCCTATTTTCCCAAAACCAAAGAGGCCAAATTGCAATGGTATGAAGCAAGGATACATGATTGTATGTATCTTCTTTTACCGGAATCTGGCGCAAGCATCGACTATGCAAAAGGCTCTTTATCCGGGTTGTTAAGTGGTCTCATGGCTTGCAAACCTGGATTCTTGCCTATCGACTTAAAGCCGTTTTTGCCTCGTGGTTATCGGCGCGAAGCGATACCCGAACCGTGGCGCATTTACCTTTGCGATTAACCTTTAATTGACAAGGAGAATAAAACAAAATGAATTTACCCACGATTGACACCTATGGCAATTATTCAAGCGGCAATTATGGTGCTCATTGTCTCCGCGTTGACTTTGACAATTTAACTTTGTGGTATTCTTACAATACCATCGTAGCCTTTCGCGGCGGTGAATATGGCCGCGTAGTACGTCAAAATGACTGGGGTCCGACTACTGGCAAACATTTAAATGCGATTGACGGCGGCGAGAAGTCTTCTCGTATCCCAGGAGAAAAGTTTGAAAAGATGCTTAACGAAACCTTAAAGAAATTAGGGTTAAGCAATTAATGGAATTTATCATCTATCGCACAAGTGGCGGCGGCGCGCCTTTGTGGTACAATGAGGATGAAGAAAGAACCGATAAACCTTGTAAAAATGCTTATCCAGACGTTATAAAAGATGAAAATGATTATGATATTCATCTTTGGAAAATCAAGATTGATAATCTTGACGAACTTATGAACCTTAACCAAGAAGTCGGCGCTTTAATTTTGAGAAAAGACAGCATAGAAATTTATGATTCATATCGCGAATAAAAGGAGGATTTAACGCAATGCAACCTTATTTAATTTTATATCAAGATACTCGCGGAGAATGGAAAACCTCTCGATTTTGGGATTATGAGAGATTTATGGAAAATGTGCGCTTTATGTGCGCTAACCCAAAAGATTATAAAAACGTGACTACTTATCGAATTTCAAGAGAAAAATAACTATAAATTTATAAAAGAATAAAAGGAGGGTTTAAGGATATGGCGGAACACCCGTTAAAAGGCGCATTTAAATTTGATGATCCTGGCCTTGATGAAATTAAACTTGTCAAACTGGATAAAGACAACGTTATCTTAGCAATCCAAAATAACATTCAAGTTAAAGCCAATTTAAACTTAACTAAACAAGAGGCTTTGAAACTGGCCGCTCAGCTTATGTGCGCTTTTGATTATGATGAAGATTAAATAAAAGGAGGGATAAAATTTTGAAAATTGGAATACATAAAGCACATAATCGTTACCCATATATTCTACATTATTGGTGGCCGCGTTGGTTAAATACCATTTCTTACAAAGAAGCTGGTTTTAAAATTTATAAATGGTTATGGTTTTATATCTCATTCAAGAATAAAGATTAACTTTTAACTTACAAAAGGAGGTTTTAACAAATGCAAGACCCTAAATATATCTGCATAGATTCATATATCGGCGGTCCTAAATATTTTATCTTCCCGGCCCATATTGAACATTCAGAATTTGCCAAAAAACTTTTGGGAGAAAAAGATAAAGTAATTAGCGCCGGCTTTGTTTGTATTAATGATAATAAATTTTGCCCTTATGGAAATTCACATAGCCTCAAAGTTTCATGTGCCGAAGATGATAAAAGGATAATGAATCTCCAATTCGGAATTAAAATTGACGATTAAAAAATTAATTTTGCAAAAGGCTCATTTTTCGCTTGACAAAGGTTTTTCTATCGTGGTAATATTCACCCATCAACTAGGCAAAGCCTAGACATTAAAGGAGGACAAGAAATTTATGAGCAAACAAACTTTTGAAGAGGCTTTTTGTCAAATAGACGCTCATTATAAAAACCAAATTTTAGCCGAAACTTGGGGTCATTTAGCGCCAAAGAAAAACAAATTATATAAAGGGTCTATTTTATTCGCTATAGGTTGTTATGGTGATGATCCTCTTAACCCCACAATCTTACATTGTGAATTTGATGGTTTAAATGATTCTCCTTGGTTTTTCGATTCTTTAATGGAATTTTTAGATAAATCAAATCAAGTAAGTTATGACAAAATGGAAAGGATTCAAAACTTTAAAGTCGGCAATGTTTATCAATTCGATGGAACTTTCAAAAATTATGTTTTTAAAGGGTCATTTCATCAATTAAAACTCGAAAACAACACGTGAATGTTCCCTTATAAATCTAAGGGCTTTCAGAACGTAAGTTCAAAGACTGCATTCCCAGTCTTAAAATATTAAAAGAGGAATTGAGGTCACGGTCTATATGCAAGCCACAAACAGGACAATCATAAATTCTATCGGCAAGAGTGAGTTTTTGCCTATTCCCACATTTATGACAATCTCGGCTTGTATAGGCCGGATTGACTTTAACAAACAACCTACCGGCACTTTCAGCCTTGTAGGAAAGTTTATTAAAGAACCCAGACCAAGCCGCATCCGCAATACTTTTTGCAAGATTATGATTTTTAACCATTCTAGTAATAGTCAAATCTTCAACGCAAATTATTCCATAATTATCAACAATTTTTCTAGATTCTTGATGAATGAAATTTTCTCTTTTAAATCTTATTCTTTCGTGAATCCTAGAAACGACTTTCTTTCTTTTAATTCTTTCTATAGTTCCTTTTTTAGTTTTGTCAAACCTTCTTTGAATTCTGACAAGTTCTTTTTCTTCATTTCTAAAAAACTTAGGATTGTTAATAGAAGTATTATCAGAAAGAACAGCAAAAGATTTAATACCTACGTCGATTCCAACCTTATTCTTGTTAAATGGAAGAACTTTTCTTTCAACTTCACAAATAAAAGTCACATACCATTTTCCAGTATGGGAACGTTTGATTGTGGCAGTTTTTGGTTTACCTTCCAATTTTCTGTGTTGTTTAATTTTAATATGACCGATTTTATCAACAACCAATTTCTCATTTTTAATTTGGCAACCTTTGGGAACTTGCGGGAAGGTGATAGAATCATAATTCCCTTTTCCTTTAAATCTTGGATATCCAGGTTTGCCACCAGATTTAACTCTTTTAAAGAAAGATTTGAAAGCGAAATCAACTCTACTATTGACATTCTGCAAAACAGCAGCATTAATAATTTTAAAATTTTGATGGAATCTTTTAAGACTTGGCAACAATTTTTGTTGAATTTTAAGATTAAGAGAAACCCCTTGAATTTCCCAAGCATATTTCCTTTGTTCCAAAAGTTTGTTATAAAGATAACGACATTCTTCAAGAGTAAATTCCAGAAAGGATGTTTGGTGTTTAGTAGGATAAATCCTAAATTTGAAAGTTTTCATAGTCACATCTAGATTATAACATTTTGAAAAAGGCAGCGCAAGGTAAGAGTTCAAATTTTTGTACCGAGAAAGAAAATAATTGAAAATAATGGAAGAAAATTGAAAATAATTCTTGATTAATACTTGCAAATAACATAAAATCTAATTACTTAACTTGTCAAAGACAAGGCGTTAAAGGAGGGTGGAAATTGTGAAAAATTATCAAGAAGCGTTAGAAAAACTAGAAAAGCGCAGTTCTCGTAAGTTAGAGAATCATACCTATCTTATCCACTACCACGAAGCCAAACCGCATTACATAGGCGTCCGCCTGCACAATACCGACGTTGTGAAATATTACCCGGATGGGCGCATTATCCTTAATTCCGGCGGCTGGAAAACACCCACCACAAAAGACCGCATAAACAAATATGCGCCGGTGAATGTCTGGACCGATAAAGGAATTTGGTATATCGGCCAAAACTGGAATAAGCCAGCCGAAGCCATTTATCAAGATGATATGGTTATCAATCCCGATGGTACTTTTTCCGGGGTTATGACTATGAAGCAAGCCAAAGAAGAAACCAAACTGCGCGGCCAAGTAAGGAAATATGCAAAAGACTTTTTGACCGCTTTAAAAGCTGGCAAAATTCCCATGCCGTCAAGCGGCGATTGCTGGTATTGTTCACAAGTAGTTTCTTCACCTGATGTTTACAAGGGGCAACCTTTAGGCGAAGTTATGAAAGATAAAAATCATATCCTTTCTCATATAAAAGAAAAATATTATGTCCCTTCCCTGGCCATGAATGCCCTTGAAGCCTTTGGCGCAAGTATGGCCGCAAAATCAACCTTATGGTTTTACATGGGGCACGAAAACGCTAACGACTGGGGAGACTTCGCCCTTGAGCAAATCGAAAAGGGCATCAAAAAGTATGTTTACCGGGAATTGGGTTTGGCTTATTAAGGGGTAAAATATGAATCGTAAACATTTGAAAAAGATACTTAAAGATTTAATGAATGATTTTAATATCCCTCTTTCTGAATTTTTATACGCTCTTTCTGAATTGTGCGGAGAAAAGGCAGATAAAAGTTTAGGAATTAAAAATCAATTTCTTAAATTAGCCGAAACTGAAATAAAGGCATTGGCAAACAGAACTAAAATATAAAAGGAGAATTTATCGAATGAATGACACCGAAAAAGTTTTAGCAAAAATGCTTAAAGAAAATACCGGAATTCATTTTCTGGATTCAGGCGGCGCTTATGGTAGTAATTGGGAAAATAACCAGAAAAGAAATTTTGACAAAGAACCGGCAACGGTTTTAAGTTTTGACAATGGTGAAATATCTGTTACTCACAACGTCTATCACTTCTTGAAAGAACATTTAACCTTTGACAAAGATATGGATAAAAGATTTCATAAGTGGGCCAAAAGACCGGCACAAAAAAATGAAAATTGGCTTACCCTTATAGAACAATTCCCATTAACCTTGAAAGGCTCTGGTCTTTATGGTGAAGGTTCGCCCATTACCGTCAATACCTATAATGGGAATGATTTACTATCCCAAACTATTCAATACGTCTATTTTGAGTATCAAGGTTTGACTTATGTCCTCTTGCAAATTCATGGCGGTTGTGATGTGCGCGGAGGATATACCAAGCCGCGAGTATTTCAAACCGATGAATATTTTCTTTCCTCAAATGCAGATGCAACCATTTATTGTCAAGGCGGGGATGATCCGCGGCAAAAGGCTTTGACACCGGACCTCGAACCCAAAAGGCATTACTGGCGAACAGATGATGGTTATAATTGGTATTTTGAAGGGTCCACGGAAGGGCCTAATCTTGAAACCTTTCCCATTGTGGAAGAAAGTGAATTGGAAGAGGGGGAAAGACCGGAAAGATTTATCTTGGTAGACGCTGAGGGAAAAGGCCATTGTCCTTTTTGTGGTGGCCTTTTAGAAGCATTTTTCTAACCCTTAAATAAAAGGAGAATTTACCGAATGAATAAGATTAAAAATGTTTTCCTTTTACAAGTAAGATTTACAGATGGGGAAGGGGGAGAAATTTTTACCTCTATTCATCAATATAAAAAAGGTGCTGAAAAAGAATTGGCCCGATGGTGCCGTGACCGCTGGGAAGAATTAGACTTAACAAACGATGTCAATAAGCCCATTTCAAAAGGCGACAAAAGGGCAATTAAACAATATTTTGATTTTATGGACCCTGATGAAATTTATGAAATTTCAAAAATGCCTTTAAACTAATCTTTAAATAAAAGGAGGTTTTATCAAATGTCTAAACTTTTGATAGTAATTGACGGCGAAGTCTGCAAAGTAAAAAAAGTTCACAATTATGGGTATCTTCCCATGATTGAATTGGAAGACGGACGCGGGTTTTATCTTGCCAAAGATAGAGAAGAGGCGGGAGAAAAAGCCCGCGAATATTGGGAAGAAATGGCAAATGATGACCTGCAAGAATTCGCGGCTTTAGTAGGTGAAAAGACCTTAGTTGCATGGGCTTTAGGGCAGTATGCAGGGCCAGGATCGACCACTGTTAAAAGCCTTGACGAATGGCTTGATTTGTGGCTTAATACCCCAGAGGAACAGTGGGCCAGCTATGACAGTCAGGAAAAAGATTGCAGACTTAACCTCAACCTCGTTGCAGAGTTGGGATGGGAAGACGACGAAGTTAACGCGGTTTGTTATCGGCATAATTAAAAACAATCTTTATTCACAAAAGGAGGTTTGATTAAATGCCAAGAGCGATTACCAAATACGTCTATAAATTCGATGAACTTTCCGAATCAGCCAAACAAAAAGCGATTGATGATTATCGCCAAGATGGCATTGATTATGACTGGTATGATGCAGTTTATGAAGACGCAAGACAAATAGGAGAAATCCTGGGTATCAAGATTGACAATATCTATTTCTCTGGCTTTTCTAACCAAGGAGACGGCGCTTGTTTTGAGGGGTCTTATGCCTACACAAAAGGGAACACAAAAGAAATAAAAGACCATGCGCCACAAGACGAAGAACTTCACCGAATCGCCAGAGAGTTGCAAAAACTGCAAAAGAAAAATTTCTATTCACTTTCCGCAAAAGTCAAACAAAGCGGCCATTACTCGCATGAATATTGTACAGAAATCGAAGTTTACGACAATCTTAATTCATACGGTGGATTTACAAAAGTCTTGAAACCGAATGGGATTATCTTTCATCGGACGAACAAATCATTGAAACCATCCAAGCTAATGAATGGGAGTTTGATGAAAATGGTAAGATGGTTTAAATAAAGGAAAATAAAACTATGGCAAAATTGATCGATGGTAAAATACCAGCATTTACCGAATGTCCTTATAAAAGTAAATGCAATCCAGAAATATGTAATCACCAAGGAAGTGATCATCAAGTGGCTTTTTCTTGTGCGTTTGCGCGTGCTTATGAATTACTTGAAAAGAGACAAAAGGAGAAAATTAAAAATGGGGTTTATTAAAATTAGTGTCAGGGATAAAATAAACAATGGCGGTTACAATCACAAACACCCTTACCCAAGAGTGCCAGTTGGTAAAACCAGAAGAGAAGCCGTGTCAGACCCTAATTATCAAGAGGCTTTAGGTTTGTACAACAAAGAAGAAAGTCAACTCTTGAAAGAATTAAAAGAAGATTTAGAAGAGGAATTCAAAACTTGGGATTGGCACCGCAAAGAAGAGGCTTGGAATTTCGCCTATAATGAAGGATATTCTATGGGATTTAGTGAAATTTTAAATTGGTATGGCGATTATGTTGACGATTTCTTTAAATAAAAAGGGGGTTAATTAATGCCAAACAAATACTATATCAAAAAGACAAATAAAGGTATAGAAGCAAAGCATATTCCTGGAAAGGAATTAGAACAAGATGTATGGTTCGAAACTTTGTTTGCTATTAACAAATATGGTTTTCTTTTACAAGAAGGAGAAACCTTAAACGGTCCAGAATTTGCCGCTTTAATTCGCAAGAAAGGAGCAAAACGACACAAAGAACTTTTGGCAGATTCGATACTAATATCTATGCCTAACTAACCCTCTTTTATTTTGTGTGAAATACGCCTGAGAACGCGTAGAAATGGCCCAAAAACAAGAGATAATTTAAAAGAGGTACTTTAGGTAGGGTTTGGAGAAAATTGTCAAAATAAGGGCTATTTAATTCAAATTATAAGGGGGTATAAAATTATGAATTTTGAGAACAGTTATCCTTATTCACAAGATGTAAAATTGCTCAAAGAATTGAAGCTGGCCGCTTGGTCTGCAAAACACGGCGAAGAAAAGAAAATCGGCATCGTGGTTTGTGATGAATCAACGGTTGAAATTTTCGTGACTTGTTATCCGGCGCAATTTTACAAATTCATTATCAAAATTGGTTTAAAAAACTATGATACAGATATTATTTCTCGCCAGATTTATGAAATGACAACTGGGTCTGGTGCATTGTCTGACTACTGGCCTATGGCTAAAGCCATTGCTGAAAATATGGTGGTTATCAAGGAAGTTTCATAAAAGGTTAAATTATCGCATATGTTCAAAAATTTGTACTTTCTTCTAAAAATAATTTTCAAAAAGTGAAAATAATTCTTGACAAGTTGATTTGAATAATTTAAGATTAACCATACTTTAAACACTTTGAATCATTAACCAAAAACTAAGAGGGGGTGATTATCATGCGTTCCAAAATCAAGGGTTAAATAATTGAGATGGACACCGGCAAGAAAAAATATGAAAACGTGGTAAGGGGCATGGGCAAACGCCCCTAGAGAATCACATAACAAGCCCTAAATAATGCCAAACAGGAGGGACCAGACAATGAGGGTAGGCCGGAAGGTTAGGAGGCCAGCACCCGAGGACTAAAGACCAAAACAGCTTGAGGAATAACACAGAGAGACTACGGGGTGCGGCCTACCCGCACCCCAATTACTAAAAGGAGGGTTAAGAATGTGGTGGCGTAAACTATATGTATTTCTTAAAGGTAAAAATAGCAAGTTAGTATGGTTGCATGATTTTAATGGTGAAATATTTTTACGAATTGCATGGCAATCTCATTCGGGTCAATGGTATGCCTATAGATTTTGGAGTATTAAAAGAGTGGTCTTTCTTAATGATGATAAGACCACTTCTGGAGTTAGTTATGTTACAAAGTGGTCTAACTTCTAAATTAAGGGGTAAATAAATGAAAATTATCATCATCATTATGTCGTTGCTTTTAATTGGATGCGCTTCCACGGGGCATAAAATCGACCAATCAGCAGTCAGCCGGATTCAAAACGGCGTGACTACCAAGGCGGAAGTGATCAACTTGATTGGCAGCCCGGAAATGATCACCAAGAAAGGCAACGGGGACACGGTTTTCGTCTACCATTATATCCGTTCGTCCGTGAAGCCAGCTACCTTTATTCCGTACATCGGAGCGTTTGTTGGCGGGGCCGACACCCAACAACAAATGACCAATATCACCTTTGGGCCAGACGGGATAGTCAAAGACTATTCCAGCACCCAAGGCGGCATGGAGACCAACATGAACCTGACCGCCGGAGACCGACCCAATACTCCTGAAATCGATGAAGGCAAAAGGAAGTGAGATAAAAATTGAAAGTCAAAACCAAAACAAAAGAACCCAAAATCGGCTCAAGGCAGAACCCGGAAAGAACGGTTCCGAAAGATTGCTTTGAGAAGAAGAAAGACGGCAAAGTGGTGGTGGGATATAAGGATTATAAACCGTTTGAACCTTATTCTAAAAGAAAATAAAGGAGGATAAAACAATGTCTTTTGGGTTGGATTACCTTAAAAATGAAATTATGGAAGGCGTTTGTTTGGAATCTGTTGCAAGTCAGCCGATAATGAAACGGACAGTACAATTAATTCTAATCAACGCTTCTGTTTTAGGTGGATTGTTTGACCAAGAGGTTTTTGATGATCCTAATTACACGATGGGAAAAAGCATCATAGAATTAGAAACCTCCTTAAATAACGACGCAAACATAAAATTAGTGGCATATAAACAATTTACAAAAGACCAATGGCTGTCTCTTTTTAAAGCGGCAAAAGACAAAGGCGAAATTGACGAAAAAGAATATCAAAGATTGGTAAATAACCATTCAAAAGGGGGTTCAATCTAATGTCATTAAAAGATTGCCCAAAATGTTGAGACAAAAGCAACCATTTGTAACGGATGTGTATTTCTCTGTCAAGAAATATTAGATGGTAAAGATACAGTTAAAATTGAATTAAAATAAGGAGGACTAAATAATGCAAGACGAAAGGTGCAATGGTTGCAACAAATTGGTAGAAGTTGATGGTGAAATCAAGTGCAAAACATATCCTAACCCTGCGGCAATATGGCGACGTGGCGGATGTGCTTTATGTTCAACCATTGAAAGAATTAAAGAAGAAAAGAAAAAAATTAATCCTTTAAAAGCCAGCAAGAGGGCTAAAAAGGGGAAATAATCTTGAATTAAAGGAGGAAATTAAATGGGCTTTTTCGAAAATTTGCTTAAAGCGGATGAAGGGATGTGGAATCAACACTTGCAAAACAAATACGGACCCATAAACGGGATGTTAGTTTGTCCCCATTGCGGAGTTAAAGGGAAAATCCATGTCAAACCCACCACGCAGAAAAGAGGTATTGATGGCGGCAAAGCTACTGCGGCAGTATTCACTTGCGGATTATCTATGCTGCTGACTGGATTGTCCAAGATGGAGAGGGCGAATAAACTTTATTGCGAAAGCTGCGAGATGTCTTGGGTTGTGTGATATAAATTTTTCATAAAAGGAGGATTTATCGCATGGCTAAAACCATTCATATTGTTCCTGTCGAATATCATTTTGACAAGAATGGTAATTCATTACCAAAACCTGTCAAGAAATGCGTCAAGGTGGATGACTTCAAAAACTTTGACAGGACTTATGATGGTGATGGCAAAAGAATTTTTGAGAGGAGGGGTGAATGACTTGGGGTGAATTTAAAAAGTTGGCAGAAAAAGCTGGGATAACAGATGATATGGAAATATTCTATATAGACACTGGCAATTATCCAGAAGAAAAGTATATTTCTTTTTATCCAGCAGATGAAAAAGAAGGAATTTCAATTGGATAAAAGAAACTACCTAAACAAAACCAAACCTTTGCAAGAAGCGATATCATTCTTTGAAAGGGGTGATAGTAAATTATATGCTGGTGAAGCCGACCTATCAAAAATAGATAATTCTTTAATTAGTAGATATATCGATACAACCAAAAAAGAAATATGGTATTATTTCAATAGGCTAATTGTACCTAGGCCATTAAGAGGCCAAGGATTATCTAAAATATTATTACAGAGGGTGGTTAATTGGGCAGATGAAAACAAAGTAAATATTTGGCTTGAGATAAATCCTTACGGACCTCTGAATATGACACAATTGACAAAATTATATTCAAGATATGGATTTACTGAGGTTAAACAAGGCTTGATGATAAGGAGAGTGAAATAATGATAAATAAAAAACAAATAGAAGAAATAATGAGACTCAAAGATGTTCTTAAAGTTGAAGTTGAAAAAGAACAAACAACTATTTTAACTTCTGATATTTACATGGACAATATTTTGTTAGGTAGATATAAAATAATCTTAAAACCTTATAGTGGAGAAGAAAATAATCCCTATATAATACGGCTTGATGCCTTTATAAATGTTATCTTCAGCCATCTTTCCAATGCAGCTATTGTCTATGACAGGTTGCAAGATATCATTCCGTCACCTGAACTTGAGGAACAAAAACAAAAGGTGATTGAAGTGCAAAACGAAGCGTTAAATGTTTTCAATCTGATGATTGATGAAAGAGAAGAAAGAAAGGAAAAAGATAAATGATAAACATTGATGGCGAAAAGAATATAGCAATTGAAACTTTGCGCCACTATTGGCTAAAGAGCAGATTGTCAGATGGTCAATTTATCAAAGAAGTTATGAAACTAACAGGAAGAATTATCTATCAGATGAATGGATTCAGACTAACCAGATTAGGACAAGTAAAACTGGTTGAATATCCAAAAGGCTGGGCTATCATAAGAAAGGACAAAACCTTATATGCCGAATGAAATTTTATATAAAGGTTCATTTTGCTGGCACGGCGAATCGTGAATGTTCTGTCTAAATTCAGACAGCTTTTTGGATATTATCCAAAGACTCCATCCCGAGTCTCAATATGTTAATTGCAGCATTATGATCTCTATCTAACACTAAACCACAATGAGGGCAAGAATGTATTCTGACAGACAAGTCTTTATCAACAATTTGACTGCAAGAAGAACACTTCTTGCTAGTGTTTCGAGGATTAATGAATATGACTTTTCTACCAGCATATTCTGCTTTGTAGACGGTCATATTCATAAATTGATTCCAAGCAACATTACCTATAGATTTTCTAATCCCTTTGAAAGATTTATCTTTCATTTGTTCGATATTCAATTTCTCAAAAACTATGATTTGATTCTCATTCACAATTCTTCTAGACAATTTATGGGCAAAATCGATTCTTTTGTTTACAATCTTAGAATGAATCTTAGCAACAATCTTTTTGAGTTTATTTCTTTTAAAAGAGCCTTTTTTCTCTTTACTGAGTTTTCTCTGACATTTAGTAAGTTTGTCTTCACTTTCTTTAAAGAATCTAGGATTATCAACTTTCTCACCATCAGAAAATGTTGCAAAGTTGATAAGACCGACATCAATTCCAATAGATTTGTCAATAATAGGCAATTTAATATTTTCAACTTCACAACTAAAACAAGCATACCATTTGCCGGTGGAATCTCTTCCGATAGTAAGTGTCTTAATTTTTCCTTCAGTTGGTCTATGTTGTTTGATTCTGACAGAGCCAATTTTAGACATCTTAAGTTTGTTGTCAACAAGTTTAAAACCATCTTGAGTAAATGTAAAAGAATTATATCTGTCATAACCTTGAAATCTTGGATATCCTGGTTTGTCACCAGATTTTATTCTTCTGAAAAAAGATTTAAAAGCTTTGTCAAGCCTGTCTTGTGCATTTCTAAGACAATGGATATGAATATCTTTAAGTTCTGGTTTGGTTTTTCTCCATTCTGGGATAAACTTTTGAGTGTCATACAAACCAAGACTTTTCTTTTCTTCTTCCCAACTCTTTTTGCAAACTTCCAAAGTCTTATTATATACCCATCTGCAACCATCAAGATAAGATTGCAAAGATTTCTTCTGTTTGGAAGTAGGATAAATCCTGAATTTAAATGTTTTCATGCTCATGTCTAGATTATAACATATGGGAAAAATAATGCAATAGAAAAGTACAAAATTTTGTACTAGAGATAAGGAGGCGAACTAAATGATTTTGTTTAAAGTGGTTTTCTGTTGGCATGGTGAAAGCCATATTTTGTATTCTCATGCTGCCAATGAAACCAAGGCATTTCAAAATTGCTGTGTCCAGTTGGCAAAGAAATTGGAATATTCGGCAAGCGCGGTTAGAAACTATTTCAGGAATTCGGATAGGTATGAAATTACAAAGGAGAAAAATAATGTTAAACGAATGGTCTGCCGAAATAATGTGGCCGAATGAAGAATTTTGTAAAAAAGAAGGAAATCATAGAGAAACTTGGGCAGTCACAAATGGATTCTGTACTGGGTGTGGAAAAAGAGATATTTCACAATGGAATCCAGAAACAGACAAAAATCAACTCTTTGAATTTCTTGAAAAATTACAACTGAACATTCAAATTGAATATAATCCCTATAGTATTAGTTCTCAAAAATATTTATGTATAGTTGCAATGGAAAATCCTTATACCCTTCAATATGAATATGGCGAAAATTTAAATACAACGGCGTTGCAAGCAATAAAAAAGATATTCGATCATAAAGGAGGAAATAAATGATTGAAGTAACATTACGTTTGATTAAATCAGATTCTTCTGGGAAAGGGTGGAAAGATTATAATACATCTCTTGCAATGTTAGACGAAGCCTTCACTGGCTCTTGTGATGGAAATTTCATCTCTGGCCAAGACCGTCGTAATTTCCTTAACGGGGAAAGAATTAGATTCAGGATAACTTTCGAACAGTTTGCCAGATTTATCATTTTAAGAAGGGATAAAGATGTGTATAACCGCGTAGGGTGGAGTGATGGGAAAATATGTGAAGGTTTAGGAAGAATCATTGATTTGAGAGACAAGAGAAGATAAAATCAATAAGGAGGTATCAAAATGAGAAGAACCATAGAAGAAATACTAAAAGAATTTAATAATAAAGAAATAATTGAAGCGGCAGAAAGATGTCAAAAGCTAAAAATTTCTCCAGAGCAAGGGAAAGCAACAATGAATTTCTTAAATATTTTAAAAAAGAACCAAAAAAGTGGAGATAAAGGAAAAGTTCTGAATGCAGTAATTTTTGATCTCGCTTTTGGAAACGTCAGATTAAAAGACCATTATCATGAAAATATCCCCCTTGACACACGATTTTGGAGAATCCTTGATAGAGATTTTTCATATTTAAATGCTGAAAAGGGAATTTATTGTGAACAATGTTATTTTGGTAGAGAATACGCCAAAAGAGACTTAGGTTCAAATAGGTTTATTGGCGATTATGTCACCGCTATTGAGTCGTCACCAAAAACAAAAGGCTTCAAATGTGTTGTTTGTGGTTCAAAAACTCCATAAACAATTAAAACAAAGAGGGTAGAATTCTCACAAAGGAGGTATCAAAATGAGAGAAGGAAGAGATAACAACTTTCTGGAAATAGACGGCAAAATCATTGGCATTAATTTAGGCGCTGATTATTGCTCCGAACATGAATGGGGAATTAAAGAATTGAAAAGGCAACTTGGTATTCCTGGAATCGAAAAGTTTCTTGGAATAAAAGGTAGGACAACCACTCTCTTTCCAGAAAACCAATTCTTCTTTGATAAAGGAAAAACCCACACTTGTTTAACTTTTGAGAAGAATTATATCCGTCCACATATTGGATGGAAAAATTATGAATTGGATAACAAACCTAAAAAATTGGCCACGGCTTGGGATGAAGGAACTTTTGGGATCGTGGTGGAAAACACCCATCAGAAAGTCCTTGAAGAAATATATGAAGCCTTTAAGCGTAAAGATATTTCTCTCTGGTTAGGCGGTGGTCATGTCTTTCAAAACGCAGGACTGTGTATCGCCATAACTTCGTTAATTCCAGAAGAATTGACAAACAAAATGCTTCAAGCTGATTTTGATTATCAGGAATTGCAAGAAGCGGCGAAAGCTACCGGAATTCACAAAATTCTCAAAGGGGCCAAGAAAGAATATTTCGCTTTGTCCCCACGCTGGAAAAACGATGAAAAAACCGAAATCACGTTTTGGTTAAACCCTTGCGAACAGCAAGAAAACAATTTTGGATGGTATTCTGTAGATGATTTAAAACTGTGGGCGGAAGGGAAAGGGCCTATACCGAAAAAGCGAAAATAATTTTGATTTAAGTACGTTTTTTGCTTGACAAGGCTTTTCAACAATATAAAATATGAATCATCAAATCAACTAATCAAAGGAGGAACAAAATTATGCTGGAAATTCAGAAGGGAGTACCCATGCCGGAAGCGGAAGCGAAGACGCGGAAGAATGCGAAGTACCCGTTTAAGGGTATGGAACTCAATGACAGCTTTCTTGTCCCTCTCAAGAAGGATGAGGACATCGAGAAGGCCATGGTCAAGGTCAATGCCAATGCCCGCAGGTATGGCAAAGACCTCAGCGCCACCTTTGAGACCCGCATCGTCAAGGAAGAGAAGACTGGCAAGGTCCAGGGGATCGGTGTGTGGCGGACGAAGTGAGGTGAAGTCAGCCTAATTCCCCTCCTTTATAAATAAGGAGGGGAAATGGCTTTAAATTAAAAGAAAGGAGGATGGATGAAAATAATAGTTCCAATTTTATCTGCTCTTATTTGTCAAATCATCTTTATTCTTAGTCTTTCTTATGATATTAAAAAAGAAAATGAAAATTCAAATTATCTACATATAACTAAAGATATTATTCTCAATATAAAATTTCAAATAAATATTTTTATAATAAGTTTTTGTGTTGGGACAATGGTCTATATTCTTATGAATGTCAAATGGGTAAATATATAATACTAAATCCATGAAATAAAAAAGGAGGAAAAACTATGACCGTAGATGCTTTGAATCAAATCGACAAAACGATTGACACTGGAAAAGGAATAACCCTTGTAGGAGAAGCGGCAAAATCTTGGGTTGATCTCCAATGGTACAAAGAATTGATTCATGATTTCTTTAGTTTATTGGTTATCGTTGTAGCAATTTATCTTGTTTATAAATATAAAGCAGAAATTAAAAACTTTTTCAAGGAGTTTGGAGAAGATTGATGAAAGAATAATTAAGAAAAATAAAAGACAAAGAACAAGAGTTGACAGAGGAATTATTAAGACTTACTCACAATAAAGCCATACTTGAAGCAACAATTCTTGTTGAAAGAATAATAACAAAAGCTGAAAAAGAAAATAAAGCAATTATTACATTTACAAAAGGTTATTTACAAGCTTGCGAAGATATTATCTGTGATCTTCAACTTTTAAAAAAATAAAAGGAGCGACAATATGAAAACAGTAGAAGATTTAATTAAAATTTTACAAAAACTTCCACCCACTTTGCCTATTGCAACTCACGCCAATAATCACACCTATATGTCTGGAAATGACGACGGCTCATTAAAAGTTGCTTTACTGAAAACATATGGTGGCGACCATATAATAATAGGCAATTTTTATAAGAGAAATTTAAATAAACCAAATTGGTACATAACCGAAGTGTTTGAAGGTGAGAAGGAGATTAACCTATATGAATCTATCTGAAATTCCAAAGATGACCAGAGCACACTATCGCATAACTATCACATTTGATTCTTTGGAAAGAACCATCGAACATTTCAAGGAGACTTGTGAAGAATTTGGATATGAACTGGAACTCGAACCAGACTTCCAAAGAGGCCATATCTGGCAAAAAGAACAACAAGTTGCTTACATAGAATATATAATGAGGGCAGGATTAGGTGGAAGAGAAATTTATTTTAATCATCCTGGCTGGATGCACAGTTACAAAGGTGATATGCAATTAGTGGATGGTTTACAAAGAGTCACTGCCATTCTTAAATTTATGCATAATGAACTGCCTATCTTCAATGGCAATTATCTAAAAGACTTTGAAGACAAAGACTGGGCAATTAGAGATTTAGATTATTCTGTATTTTTCAATGTGAATAATCTTAAAACAAGAGCCGAAGTTCTTCAATGGTATTTGGATTTAAATTCTGGAATTGCACACACTGATGTTGAAATTGAAAGGGTTAAGGCGTTATTGAGAAAGGAGAATAAGTGAGAAAATTATATTCTGGAAAACCACTTTATTCTATAGATAAGAAAATTTTATGGTGGTGTGTTAAAACCAAAAAAGGACGAGTGGAGAACTACTGTTCGCGAAGCCATCTTGAAGGCCATAGAAGACGAAAAAGGGGAATAATTTATGGAGTGGGTACAAGTCTCTAAGCATAATCACACAGATGAAGAACATGAGATTTATGGGTTTTCTCTAATCAAATGGGAAGAAAAAGGGAACCCAAACTTCTGGGTGCTATATAGAACGAAAGCGACTTTGACAAGAGAGGACAGATTGCTTGAAATTCCAAGAGAAACATCGACTGAGAGGGCTAAAGAAATGGCAATGAATTTCATGATTGATAAACTCAGTAATCAAGAATTGAGAGAATTATATAAGGAGACATAAAATGACAACCATGTTTGACGAAAGGCTAAAGTCTCAATATGAAGCAGGCCCAGAAGAATTGGAAAGAAGAGAAAAAGTTTATGACCTTCGTGAAAAAGCAGACAATATCAGAAATGCTTGGGATTCATGGCAAGAGTTCAACAAGTGTTTACATAGCCTTAATCCTCCACAAGAAATCGTTGATGCTTGGGACAAGATAAGACCTTGGCTTAAAGAATTGGGAGAAGAAACATTGAAAAATATTGAAGAATTGGGAGAAGAAACATTGAAAAATATTGAAGAATTGGAAGGGAGGTAATTATGAAAAATACAGAGGTTTTATGTCAAACATAATAATCATGAATAAAAATTTAAAATTCCACTCATTTGAAATCACACTAGAAGGTGAGAGATTTATAGTTTTTGAAGACGAAGATGAAGATTTAATAAAAGTCAATTTAAATGATTTGAATATTATTATAAACACAATTAAAGAAGGGGTTGAGGTTGTCAAAAACTTAATGGAAGAATTTATAAAAGGGGGTTATGAATGAAACCAACCGTGATCGGCAGAGCCATTACTTCATTTGTCTGTATTTCCTGTGGAAGAATCTTTGATATGAATGATGGTTCTAATTGTCCATATTGTTGCGGTGCAATCAAAAATATTTGGGGATTGACTAAAAGTGTAAGTTTACAAGAAACAAAAGACAAAATAAAAGAAATTATCAAAGGAGGGATAGAAGATGGAATTGCTCTTGGTAAACAGCAAGCGTATTCGAAGTTGCTTGTTTTGATTCTTTCTCATATTGAATTTATTGAAGAATTTTTTAGAATATACCCAACTGCAAAAATACAAGGGAGGTTAGAAAGTTATATAAATGTGGCAGAGACGATAAGTAAATTAAAGGAGGAAATATAATGAAATATATCGCAAGGCTTGAATTAAGCATAAGTTATGAACCTCTTGTTGATTATCAACAGTCATTCCCTAGACTGATTATAAAGAATTTTGTAAAAGAGATTGAGATAGATAAAGAAACAATTTATCCCTCTTATTTTATTTTCTATTTTGGAGGAAAAAAGACGGTTGTCCCGCCTAGAAAAGATGGAATATTAACAGATGGTAAATTTATAACAACATACAGATTCTTTAAACAAATTGATTTTCGTGCGTCCGAAGAAAAGGAAGCTCTTGAAATTATTGACCAACTCCTAAAATCAGATTGGAAAGAAGTAGAACATCTTTCCGAATGGTATTTTATTTAAAATTTTTCTTGACAAACCTTTCAGCCTATAGGATAATCTTCCAAAAGGAGGAAAAATATGTCTGACTTCCAAACTGCTCTAAAACAGGTTGAGGCTAAACCGAAGGCCAAGAAGCAAGAAATCCCTTTCCTTAAAATCCCCCAGCGAATTAAAGACGCAGTGGACACCTTCCAAGCTGCCAAGAAAAACAAAATCCAGGCAGAAGCCACCATGAAGGAAAAAGAAGCCGTCATAATTGACTTCGTTAGAGAGAAACAAGACCTTGATGGTTTTGCTGATAAGTACCATAATTCCTATGCCTTGAAAGGAGAGGGGCATGAAGTCAAAGTTATCTATGCAAAAAAATGGTCTATAAATCCTGAATCAAAAAGTGAACTGAAAAAACTTTTGAAAAGGAATTACAATATTTTGATAAAAGAAAGTTATTCATTAAGTTTAAGAAAAGAAGTTTTTGAAGATGGGCAATTACAAAAGGATTTGTTATCACTTATTGGTGATAGATTCAAAGACTTCTTCGAAAGCAAATTGGTTTTGAATGTGACTGAAAATTTCAGCCAAGAAATATATCAAATGGTTGATAAAGATGGATTGAAATTACTGAGAAGTCTTTGTCAACAAAATAAACCAAGTTTGAAGTAGGAGGGTAGAAATGAAAGAATTTACTACATTACAAATTTGCTTTATAATAAAATTAATTAATAGTATAATATTTACATTAATCTTTCTTTTGATAGTCGCAGGAAAGATATATAATAGATTGTTAATAGCGCCAGATGTAGCTATCTGTCTTTTTATTTCTACAATAGAATTGTTTCTTATAGCCCATATAAGAGAAAAAAAATTGGCAAAAGAAAATAAGGAGGAATAATTTATGTATCAATTCAAAATTTCTGGCCCGTGGTGGAAAATTAAACATCCAAAGAAAGATTATCCTTGGCCTTGGGAAGGGAACACAAAAAGAACCATAACCATATTTGATGATGATATTTTAAACAAAACTGCGCCAAACACCTACACAAAAGTGACTGGGCTATGTTGTTGTAATATCAAAATTCCAGATGAAGATACCGTTGAAATGAACGAAGAAAAGAACTTGATTATGACAAATTTTACTGAAATGTGTGGAGGATAATTCATGTCTTACGATATCTCACTATGTGACCCAATTACCAAGAAGGTTTTACACTTTGAAGAGCCACATGACATGAAAGGTGGGACTTATGCACTTGGCGGTACAACAAAAATGTGGCTAAATGTGACATATAACTATGTTCATATATTCAGAAAAGTCATCGATAAAGAAAAAGGTATCAGATTCCTTTATGGTCTGACCGGAGAAAAATCAATTCCTATTCTTGAAAAGGCTATGAGTCAATTAGCAGATGATATTGATGATGACTATTGGAAGCCGACAGAGGGTAATGCAAAGGAAGCCTTGAAGAATCTATTAATCTTAGCACAAACAAGACCTGATGGGATTTGGATGGGAGATTGAATCTATGAAAAACAATCCAAAAGCAAAATTTTGGAAGCTTACACCAAATCAAAAACACACCGTAAACATTTTGCCAAAAGAGGGTCATCAATTATTGCATGATTATTTTATTACCAATCATAAAACGGGGAACGAGAATAAGAATTTGGGAGAAGAGATAAGACAAGTTGTTGATTATAAAAATGACCTTTTTGGTTATACTAAAGAAGAAATGGCTCAGATAGAACCAATGCCAAGGTTTGGCGATTATGCAAACGAACTTGGTGGAAACTGGGAAATACATGATGACACCATAAGAAGAACAATACCAAGAATTAATTGGGAACAAATAATAAATAAAGAAAATTGGGAAGAATGGCATTTTGAAGGATACAAACTTTTCCATACTACAGAATTTAAAAGATGGAGTCTGCATCACGATTTTGATATTATTGGACATATGCCTTATGACATACCAATAGAAAAAGCCTTCGCATGGGCAGAAGAACATATTTTCTCTAGAGATATTCATAATGTAAAAACCATAAAAGAATCAGGAGGTAATCCAAACATCATGGCCGAAAAAGAACTACCCATCAATGTCACGCTGGAAAGAGCCAAGATTGTCAATGAGTGGGTTCCTAAAGAAATAAACGATTATAGAAGATTGGCAAATCGCTGTTCTGATTTGTGGAATTGTGACTTAAGTACAAAAGACGCGGAACAGCTTATCGAAGAGGTTTTTATTCGCCTCAAAGAAGAGAGGATAAAGCCGAATTTCTTCAAACATCGAAGTTGAGTCTGGTACAAATTTTTGTACCCTCTTGAAAAAATAATTTCAAGAAAGCGAAGAAATTTCTTGACAAGCCAACCATAAAAATTTAAGATAATTTCATAAGGAGGACAAACGAATGTGGTTCATGCTTGACAATCACCTTGACGCAGAAAAAATCTTGACCAAGGCTTTAATACCCACTCTGCTTCACACAATCACCACCCCAAGAGAAATCAAAGGGTTGGCTTTCCCGGAAGAAGAAAAAGACAAGGTGCTCAAACTTCTGAAATTGGAAGAAAAAACTTGGGCGACGGTTAGAACCAACGATGACAATATTCTCCTTATGGAAGCACAAGGAAGGGTCGTCAAAATTGGCGGTCATCTTCAAACTTGGGATGAATTTTCTGGAGTTTTAGAAGAATACGCAGAATTGCTAAATGTTAAAATAGTGGTTTCAAATCCACATGTGAATCAAATTATAGGAAAAGGAGTAACTTTAGAACCAGAGGCAGAAGAAGGAACTTTGTTTATAAAATTCTATGCCTCCCCTGAAAAAACCAAAGCAAAATCATACAAAGAAGTTTTCGGTTTTAAATTAGGAACAAGTCAAAGCGATGGAGTAGAGCCTTCCGGTCAAGGACAACCAATTATTGACCCTTCTTCTGAAACCACCATCGCAGAAGTAATTGGTGACAGCCTTTATGTTCTATTCGATTTGCCTCATAATGACGGTTTGAAAAACAGCCAAGAAATTATGCGACAAATCATGGAACAATATTCTCTTCTGCAAAAGTCGCCAGAAGAATTGAAAAAATGGCGAGAAGAAGCGAAAGAAAGAGAAGCGACCAAAACAAAAACTGCCTATGTTAAGGAGTGTTCAAAAAGATTAAAAGCAGTAAAGAATGAACTGATAGAGGATATTGAAGGAAATGAAAACGAACTAAACGCATTAGGGCAAAGAATTACTGAATTGGTGAGACAAATTGATGAGAAGAAGAAACAACTCTTCGGTTTTGACGACCTTGGAGATAGGGAAGAAAGATTTTCTCAAGAATATGATAAGTTGTTAGGATTGCCTCATGTCAAGAAAGTTTTGGTTGAAGAGGGCAAGGTTAAAGTTTTCACCAATACTATCTTTCTTGAAAGTGATGGCAAGGTCTATGAAATGGGGGATTATCGCATTGACATTCCTACACAAGACACCAATTTAAAAATCGCCAATCTGAGGATGGAAGAGTTGACTGGGCAAACATATTTCCACCATCCTCATGTTTCTGGAAATAAAGATGGCGCAACTCCTTGTTTGGGGAACATTTCAGAAGGTGTTATGCGTCTAATTGGTGCATATGAATTTTCAGTAGTGGCACAAATTCTCATTGAATATCTACATAGCAATAGATATCAAGACGAATTGACAACTTACTGGAAGCCAATAAAGAAAGCAAAAAGGGCGTAAATGAAATTAAAGATAAATAAAAGGAGGAACAAATGAAAATTGAATCGGTAGTTCCAATCATTGCCATAACCCCAGACGCCAAGGCAAAATTAGATGCCTATATCGGCATCTGCAAAGAAGAAATTAGTGGTTTGGGTGTTGTAAGGAGATTGCCACAATGGAAATTCCTTATTGAAGACATCATTCTCTTTTCCCAAGAAGTGACGGCAGGAACGACAAACCTTGATGAAGAAACCCTTCACCAATTTTTGACCGAAGCTGTGGAACAAAATTTGGACCCATCGGTTTTAAAATTGTGGTGGCATAGCCACGTCAACGGGTCTTGCTTTTGGTCTGGAATTGACACTGGGACTATTAACAAGGCGTTATTAGGTGACGATTGGATGTTATCTATTGTAGGCAATAAAAAAGGCGAATACAAATGCCGTCTTGACACCTACGATCCAGTCCGCATCGCCTTAGATGAATTATCCTTGCAGTTGCAGCAAACAACTGATGTCGGCCTTTGGAAGCAATTGAAGGCCGAAGTTAAAGAAAAGGTGAGAAAAAAGAAATATACCACATATCAAGGTGGTGGTGGAATTTGGGAAAAAGGAAAGGTTTGGGATAAAAAGAATTATAAGTGGGCGTGGCCGGATGAAATTGATGAGACCGATGAAAACGACCAACCCATCCTTCCCAAACATTCTTCAAAGAATTCTTGCGGGGAATGCAAGGATTTTCTTGAAGGAAAAAAAACTTGCAAACAAAACTTTGCCAGTGGAAAATTTATGGCTGCTTGCAGACTATTTGAACCTATCCAAATAGGCGAAAGTGAAGAAACAAAAGAACAAGACTTGCAAGTGGGGATGGTTTAATGGTAAATCAAGAACCCGATTTTTGGAGGCAGTTTGACATTCTTCGGCCTACCGACTTAGAATTCCCTGTTCATATGGGAGGTTGTGGAGGTATCGGATCGCCCACTGCTTTGGCTATGGCGAAAATGGGGTGTAAAGATATGACCTTACATGACCATGACACTGTGGAAAACCACAATTTACCCAATCAGATTTACCGATTGACAGACGTGGGAATGTTCAAGGTGGAAAGTTTGGCCAAAACCATTGAAGACTTCACTGGTGTAATACCAAAAACTTCCCTCGAAAAGATAACTGCCGATTCAAAATTGGTCGGGTTAGTAGTGTCTGGGGTTGATTCTATGGCAGCTAGGAAAGAAATTTGGCAAGCCATCAGATATAAAACGACAATCCCTTTGTATGTGGATGCCAGAATGGGGGCGGAAGTTTGTCGCATCTATTCCATCAGGCCGACTAATCCCATTGATGTAGCGATGTATGAAGGGACGTTGTATGATGATGCAGAAGCCCAAGAATTGCCTTGCACGGGCAGAAGCATTATCTACAATGTATTTATGATCGCGGCATTGATTTGCAGTCAAATCAAGAAATTTGCTCGTGGACAAGAGTTCAATAAAGAAGTTATCTTTGATTTGGTTACATTGATGTGTTTGACTGAGTGAAACTATCAACTTTAAATAAATCTATCATGAGAATAGGAGGAAAATAAAAGGGATAACAAACAGATGTTTATCAAGGTGGTGTGGAAGGGGAAAGTAACCGAAGTTATCCTTCCCCAAAATGGGACAACGGGAGATGCGTTGAAAGCGGCCCAAATCCCATCAAGTCAAGTAACTGGAATAACCGTAACCGGAGTTCGCTGCTGCGCTGATACCCAATTGAGACCTGACGACGCGGTTTACGCAACTTAACCATCAACCTTAAACAAAAAAGGAGGAATTAAAGCATGTTCGTTAAAGTGGCAAAGTTGGGCGCGAAAGTGGAAGAAGTGAATCTGGCTACCGGGGCCACCGTGGGCGAAGCCCTGAATGTGGCGGGCGTCACCGGGGACAACATGGAGATGAAGTTCAACGGGATGGTGGTTCAGAAGGACACCCAACTCCATGCGGATGGCGTTTTGACCCTCGTAGGCCAGATCAAGGGCGGCGCATAATCTAACCTAAACCGGCAGCCTTGTGATGTTTGCAAGGCTGCCGAACCTTTTTAAAATTGGGAGAATCATTTGTATATTTGTATATTTGTATATAAAAATCAGTGGTGAATGTTCTATCTAAAGTCAGACAGCTTTTAGAACCAAGTTCAAAGACTCCATCCCGAGTCTTAAAATATTAATCGCGGCATTGTGATCACGATCAATAACTAAATTACAATGAGGGCAAGAATGAGTTCTAACAGACAACTCTTTATCAACCAAGTTATAACATCCAGAACACATCTTGCTGGTGTTTCTTGGATTTACGAAGATTGTTTGTCTACCAGCATATTCTGCTTTGTATTTAACAAAATTCATAAATTGATTCCAAGCAACATTACTTATGGATTTTCTAATTCCTTTAAAGGTAGTTTGTTGCATACTTTTAATATCAAGTTTTTCAAAAACTATTATTTGATTTTCATTTATGATTCTTCTGCTGAGTTTATGTGCAAAATCTGTTCTTTTGTTTGTGATTTTAGAATAAATTTTAGCAACAATTTTCTTGAGTTTATTTCTTTTTCTAGAACATTTTTTCGCATTAGAAAATTTACTTTGATATCTTGCAAGTTTCTGTTCAGATTCTTTGAAAAATCTAGGATTAGGAATCTTCTCGCCATCAGAGAAAGTAGCAAAAGAAACAAGACCCACATCAATACCAATAGGTTTCTCAATATTTGGCAAAATATTCGTTTCAACTTCACAACTAAAACATGCAAACCACTTGTTTGTAGAATCTCTTCTGATAGTGAGAGTTTTAATCTTGCCCTCAATATTCCTATGTTGTTTGATTCTAACAGCGCCTATTTTAGACATCTTCAAAAACTTATCTTTAATCTTAAAGCCGCCTTGAGTAAATGTGAAACTATTATACCTATCATAACCTTGAAATCTAGGATAACCGGGTTTATCGCCTTTCTTAACTCGTCTAAAGAAAGATTTAAAAGCTTTATCAAGTCTATTTTGTGCATCTCTAAGGCAATGAATATGAATATTTTCAAATTCAGGTTTTTCTTTTTTCCATTGAGGCAAAAGATTATAAGTATCATAAAGACTAAAACTTTTCTTTTCTTCTTCCCAGCTTTTCTTTCTAGTTTCAAGCGTTTTGTTGTAAATCCAGCGACAAGAATCAAGATAGGCTTGCAAAGATTTTTCTTGTTTACTAGTAGGATAAATCCTGAATTTAAAAGTTTTCATGCTCACATCTAGATTATAACATATGGAAAAAGACAATGCAAGCTAGTAGTTCAAATTTTTGTACTGAGGATGAAAATAATTTGGTTTGAGTGAAAATTTTTCTTGACAAGGTGATTTTAATGATTTAATATGAACTAAGAAATTGATTTGCAAGGAGGTTTAATGGAACCAAAACCCGGCACCAAAGTAAAGTTATTAAAAACAAGTCGATTCTATAATCAAGCGCCTGATGAAATTGGAATAATTGTTGAAAGTGTATATGTTGATGACCCTGATACTGATTGGTGCAAAGTACAATTTCCAAATAAAACAGACGCATATCGTTTCAGAGGAGAAGGAATAGACTTGGAATTAGCTGAAAAATGGACTTATAAAAAAGTTGGTGAATTAAAACCAAAAGATTTGGAAGATGAACAACCGACTTCTTGTGTATATAAGGATGGAATAGTCTTATTGTTACCAAAGAAGTTTTATGAACTATTTGAAGAAAAACAAGTTGAAATTACCGGACAAATAATTTCTTCTCATTGGGGGTGGCCAGCTAATGGGAAATTCCGTTTCATAAAAGAAGGTTGGCGTGGTTATTGGTATAATAAAGAAAAAGAATTTCTTGACGACCTTTTAAAAGCAATTGCCATCGCTAATGAAGAACCTTTTACTGAAATAAAAGAAGAAAACACATTGGAAAAAGCAATAATGGAAAAAGCAAAACAAGAACAGGAAGAAATTGATTTAAAAGAATCAAGGAACAGGTATGCAAAAGAATGTACAAAAAGATTAAAAAACAAGAGACAAGAATATGAAAAAAGAATTAAAGAATATGAAGAAGAAACAAAAGAAATTTCTCGGCGCTTAGTTGAATTGACTAGGAATATTGATGAAAATAAAAGGATGGTTTTTGGTTTAAACGATCAAAAAGACCAACTTGAAAGATATAAAGAAGAATATGACAAGTTATCAGAACTGCCCCATGTTAGGAAAGTTTTGGTAAAAAATGAGAAAATAACAGTATTCACCGACACAATATATTTATCTTACGAAAATGAAACCTATGAATTAGGTGAATATCAAATAAATTTTGAAGGACAAGTTAGAATAATTAACGAAAGACCTATATTTAACCCAACCCATGGCACTAATGGACAATGGTTTCATCATCCCCATGTTTTTGAAAAAGATGGAAGCAATACTTGTTTGGGAAATATTACAGCAGGAATTCGTGAATTAGTAGGAAAATATGAATATGCAATAGCCACTGCAATTCTGATTGATTTTTTACATACTTGCAAATATCCTCATTATTTACAAAGGAATTGGAAGCCAATGGAGAAAAAGGAGGCATTATGGGCCTAATGGAATTGATCGCAGAAGGATTAGATGTTTCTGGAAGTTATTTTGATTGGAATAGTTTGCCTGTAGTTGAAAGAAAAGTAGTTTTGGTTGAACCAGAAAAATTCATTCATATGACAAACAGGGAAATGAAGTCAATTTTGAACAATTCTCTTGTAGAAAAAGTAGAAGAGAACAATTCATGCTATGGAATCGTTGCCCACATAAAGCCATTCACCATCAAATATGCTGCCTATTTTGGAAAAGAACCAATGGAAATGAATAATGGTTGCAGAATTTTACTGAGAACAAGAGGAAAAGGTCCAATGGTAAAATTTTATCATTATAGATATCCAGAAAGAATTGGTCATCATTATAATGTAAGGACAAATGGGGGTGTTTGTTTGAGAAATCTTGAAAAACCAATTTCTAAACTGCTCAAAGCAAAAGAATACGCGGTAGCACTTAGTTTGTTAATTGAATTTATCCAAGTATTTAATGGAGCATAAATCAACCAACTAAATAAGGAGGAACAAAAAATGCCAAGGTATCGAGTAACGGAAAAGATTTATCGCGATTTGGAAGTGAAGCAATACGGCATCCAAGTGTTTGACGTGGAGGCTGATAACGAAGGTGAAGCTAAAGAGATGTCTTCAGATGAAGGCGAATTGGTCTCTGAAACTTGGGAACCTGTAGCACAAGAAAAAATGGAAGAAGCCATAAAAGAAGCTGATGAAGATGATTATCATGACTATGACGAAAACATCAGCGTCGTCCAAATTGGTGGTTCTTCCACAGACCATATGTTTGTCAAAGTGGTCTACAAAGGCAAAGTGGATGAAGTGATGATTTCTCGCGGTGGCGTCATCAGGGAAGCGTTAGGTGCCGCGAATATCTCTTCAAGAGATGTCATCAACCTCACTGTCACCGGCATCGCTTGTTGTCTGGATACTGAATTGCGCCCCGATGACATGGTTTATGTGGACTGATTTAATGGGGTCGTATTAAGCGACCCCATTATTTAACTAAAAGGAGGAAAAATATGATATTGAAGTTTTGAAAGTTGTTCTAGAAGAAGAAATGCAATCAACATTCGCAATCAAAGGTGTCCGCAAAGATAAGAATTTTAAACCTAACTATAAGACAATTGATAAAATAAAATCAAAATATGATTCTGTCTATCTTGAAATATCAGATTACAACATTAACAAAACCCAACTAAATACAGGATACACTAGCAGAAGTTTTTTGTCTAATGGCTCTAACATTTTCTATATGGCACCAACTATGGCACCAGTGGACTATAATCCTCAATTTCCTAACTACCTTGAACATCCAGAAACTTGTTTTGAATATTATCGCCAAAGAGGAATAACCCATCTGATAGGCGAAGAAAAATACATGGGAAGCAGAGCAGAATTGCTCATATTTAAAGACAAAGAAAAAGCAAATATGATGGGATATGAACATCCAGTAATTGTCAATTCTCGCTCTGGTTATGAATTTTTTGATGATGAAGAAACTAAAAATAAAATTCACGATGATATAAAAGATAAAATGAAGGGAATATGTGACTTCATCATATTAGATGCTGAAATCATGCCCTGGAATTATAAGGCTGATAAATTAATAATAAAAGAATTTCTTTCACCTATAGAATCAACTTTGCTATCAAGAAAATATACTGATAAAGGTTCATTAGAAAATGCATGGAAGGCTTTGCTTTCGCTTGGAAGGTTTTCAAAAGAATCACCAATTGAAATAAGACCTTTTCATATATTGGCAAAAGGCAGTGTCGTTGAAAAGAAAGGAAAAAGAATATTTTCAAATGTTGAAGTTGGTTTTTTAAAAAATCATATTCAACATATGACAGAAATCGAATCTCTTACAAAGAATGGAATTATTTTTAAACCTTGTAAATGGCATTGTTTTGATTTGAATGACCAATATCTAAGAAACGAATCTATTAAAAAATGGGAAGAATTTTGCCAAATAGGTGAAGGTTTTGTTTATAAACCTTATGATTTCTTAAATTATGCGCCCAATTACCACCTGATTCAACCTGCTATGAAAGTCAGAGGCAAAGAATATTTGAGGATAATTTATGGAATTGACTATCTTGAACCTGAATGTTTTCAAAGACTTACCCATAGACACACCATAAGAAAGAGAATTTTGGCCATCCAAGAGCAAGAATTGGCAATAAAAATCTTGCTTTCCTTCCTGAAAGGGAATAGAATAATGAAAGAAAAATTTGTGGCAGCTTTCATAGGAATGGAATCAGTAAACATGGCGAATATTGACGCTACGTTATAATTATGCTAATAGTAACCATTATCATAATAGCTTTACTTTTATCTATATTCCATAGTGAGTGAATAAATGGCGTCGATTAAAAAATTAATGAAAATAGACAGAGAGATTTCAAATTGTATTGATGATAGAGAAATCAATTTTATTGAAGCAGAGAATATAATCTCTACAATTTGTGAGAAACTTAATTTACCAAAGATGACAATTAAATTTTGTTTTTATGAAAAGAAAGCTGATTGGTTTTTGAGAAAATTATGCAGATTTTTCAACAAAGAAAAACTTTGTGATTTGTATGAAGAAAAAATAGGAAAAAGAAGATTAAGAGTTGGAGAAGCATATCATGAAATAAATTATATAGTATTATATTCTTCTGGTCAAAATATTAGTACACTATTGCATGAGATTGCTCACTTATTGCCAAATGGAGTTAATCATGGGAAGAATTGGATAAAGAATTTTAAAGAAGTAGTGAAAATATATAACAAGGAAATTTCAATATGCGCCTGTCGCCAAGCGGACATGGCAGAAGACTTCTAATCTTCCGGGGAACCATCGGAGGTTCGAATCCTCCCAGGCGTGCCATAATATAAATTCTCAAAGTTAAAGGATAAACGAATGCACGAATTTGGATCGGGTCCAATCTTTGATGTTGGTGTTTATATCGGAAGATTTAATCCTATTCATAAAGGACATCAAAGAACAATTGAACAGATGATGTTTAATCACACTATCAACCATTCTTTATTAATGATTGGTTCTCCAAATGTAAATCTTTCTTTAAGAAATTTATTTACATATAAAGAGCGTAGAGATTTTATAAAAGCAATATATCCAAATATTAGAATTGCTCCATTGCCAGATCAAATATCAGATGAAGATTGGTTTTCTTCACTAATAGATATAATTGAAATATCTTTTCCATTTTATCATAATGTGAACATATATTGCGGAGATATTAAAGATTTAGAACACTTTAATTATCATAACAAAGCAACCGTAAAAATTATAGATAGATATGAAGAGCAAGTATATTCTGCTACAGAAGTAAGGCGTTGTATTATGATGGGTGAAATTGAACCACTAACTAAACTGATACATCTTGATTTATTATATCCAGTTTATGAGTTAGGAAGGAAAAGACTTGAAGAAATGTTAAGAGGAGAAAAATAATGGGCAAAGAACTTAAAGCAGAAAACTTAACTATTAGCGTCCCCAATGTGGGTTGTGATAAAAACTGTCCTTATTGTGTAAGCAAAATGACTGGATATATAAAATCAGATATTGTTAAAATGAATATGAATATAAAAAAGGTTATAAATATTTCACAAATAGCTGAAGTTACTTCTGTCTTATTTACTGGTAAAGGAGAGCCAACTTTAAATTTTGAAGCAATAGAACAGCTTTCTTTCAATTTTAAAAATCTATTCCCATTAGAATTACAAACAAATGGGGTCTTTTTATCTAAAAATCTAAATAAAGTTGATTCTTTATTAATTCAAGGGTTTGATATAATAGCGATATCAATAGATACAGAATTACAATTAGAAAATTATCAAAAGCTATTTAAAAAAATAATTGATTTAAATATGATTTGTAGATTAACCATCAACATCACAAATAAACTTGATAAAGAATTCACATTTGAAAAGACGATAAAATATTGTACTGAAAATGGAATACAACAATTAACTTTAAGAAGAGTAGCAATCCCCCAAAAACCATTAGATAAAAAAGTGGTTGGTTGGATCAAAGAAAACGCTCCTCTTGATTTATATGAAAATGTAATGAGGGATGTTTTTCTAATTATAAAAGAAAAAGGCAATTTAATCAGAATATTAAATCAAGGGACAAAAATATATGATATTGATGGCGTTTCTTTTACTTACTCTGATTATTGTTTACAAGAAAAAGACAATGGAAATAATATTCGATCATTAGTCTTTCAGGAAGATGGACATTTATACACTTCTTGGGCTTCTAAGGCGTCAATTTTATTTTAAAGGAGAAAAATAATGATAAATCAAATCTTAAATACAGACTCATACAAACTTTCTCATTTTCTTCAATATCCACCAAACACAGAACAAGTTTCTTGTTACGTAGAATCTAGAGGAGGAAGGTTTAATAGAACCTTATTTTTTGGCTTACAAATATTTCTAAAAGAATATATGACAAAATTTATAACTAAAGAAGATATTGAACTTGCTAATCTTTTTAGTTCTGAACATGGAGAACCTTTCAACATGAAGGGTTTTTTGGAATTACAAGAGTTGGGTTATTGGCCTGTACAAATTCAAGCAATTCCAGAAGGAACAATTATTCAAACCAATAATGTGTTGGTTCAGATAACCAACACCGACCCTAGATTCTATTGGCTACCATCTTTTCTTGAAACAATGTTATTGAGAGGAGTTTGGTATCCAACTACTGTGTGTACTTTATCTTGGATGTGTAAACAATTAATCAAAGATTTCATGTTAAAAACTTCTGATAATCCAGACGATATCAACTTCAAATTACATGATTTTGGAGCAAGAGGGGCATCTTCATTAGAAACTGCATCAATAGGTGGTTGTTCCCATTTGGTTAATTTCATGGGCACAGATACTATGGTTGGTATTTTAGCAGCACAAAAATATTACAATGCCAAAATGGTTGGTTTTTCAATTCCAGCCGCAGAGCACTCTACCATCACTTCTTGGGGTGGAGTGGAAGGTGAACTGGATTCTTACAAAAACATGTTAAATCAATTTGCCAAACCTGGAAAAATAGTAGCAGTAGTGTCTGATTCGTACGATATATTCAAAGCTATTAAAGAATTATGGGGAGGACATTTAAAAAATAAAATAATTGACTCAAAAGCCACTATAGTGATTCGACCTGATTCTGGAAATCCAGTAACAGTAGTTAGAGATGTAATCAAAGAACTGATGAATGTTTTTGGATACGAAACTAACACTAAAAATTATGATGTTCTTCCACCATATATCAGAGTAATACAAGGAGACGGAATTGAATATGATTCTATCTTTGATATTTTAACTGAGATGACTAATTGTAAATTATCAACAGATAATATATCTTTTGGTATGGGTGGTGCTTTGCTTCAAAATTTAGATAGAGATTTTTTAAAATTTGCAATGAAAACATCTGCTATTAAAATAAATGGTAATTGGATTGATGTTTATAAAGACCCTATAACAGATACTACTAAAAGGTCAAAAAAGGGTAGATTGGCTTTATGTAAGAATAATATCAATCAGTTTATCACAATTCGTGAAAATGAAGCAATTGCTTTTGGCGCAGAAAATCTGCTAAAAGATGTTTATCTTAATGGGAAAATTCTTCGTGAATTTGAGTTTGAAGAAGTCAGAAAAAACGCTTCTGGAAATTAAAAATCGCAACTTAAAAGGAGGAACAAATCATGATGGTATTCATAATTTTGGCAAGTACGCTTATTTTGACTGTTTCTTGGTTGTATTTCTTAAAAAAGTATGGAGAAGGAACATATAACGAAACAAACGTCACAGATATTCTATTTGGTTTTTCTGTTGTAGGATGGATAATTTCAACATTTACTTTGGTCACATTGCTTATTGTCTATACACACCATGCAACAAACTTGGGCACCATTCGCCAAGGATATTCTGTAGTTAAAGTCCAACAAGATAGGTTAAATAGGTTAAGAACCGATTTGACGCTTGTAAATGATTCTATCAAACAAGGAAATGTGGCTTTAGTCAACTCTGACAGCCCTATTAAAAGTTTAATAGACCAAATTGCTTTGGCTGAAACTTCTGTAGCAGAAGCCAATCTTAAAATTGCTAATGCAGAAGTTAGTATCGCTCAACGTAAAGCTGGACCAGGATATTTTATTGTTTCTTGGTTTGGAGACAAATAACTTATGGAGGAAATTCAATCAATTTATATTGGTAATGGAAAATTTATTCAATCCACTTCTAATCATCAATTTCTAACTGAATTTGGTTATAAAGAATTGAAAGATTTATCACCAGAAGAAATTTCTAATATCAAACGAAGAGAGGAAAATGACTATGAGAAAATTTAAGAAATTCATTTGTTTTATCACTGGCATAACTTTAGTCAGATATATAAAAAGAAGGATTGAATTAAAGAAAGAATTGGAATTGATTTCAACCTTTCCTAAAGTTAAAAGCTTTCTTTTCAAAAAGAAAAATTTAATTGTTAAAACAATGCCGATTAAGATGGACGGACACTTATTGGGTGATTTTGAAATAATCATAAAAACAAAAAATATATATGATGTTTTAAATATTCAAAATTTAACTGGGAAAAGAAGAATAAGAGACTCAATATATCACCATCCACATATTTGGTCTAGTTGGATATTAAATACAGAACCAACCTTTTGTCTAGGGAATATTTCAGTAGAAGTAAAATGGTTAATTCAAGAAAAAGAATATTCCGCAGTCGTTCTTCTTCTAATCCAGTTTTTAGAAGAAGGATATGGTTGGGAAGAATGGGAAAAAGAAGAATGTCTATCTCATTGGCCTGAAATATAAAGGAGGAATAAAATGTATAACTATTATGATTTTACAAATGATTGTACGATTGGATATTGGTCAGCAACAGAAAACTTTTTTAAACCAGAACTAGTTAAAAAAATCGAACCTATTAAAATTGAATTGTCTGCAAATGATTTAGAAATCATAAGAAGTTTTTCTGAAATTCAAGAAATTTCTCTTCTTAAAGATAAATTATCAATACTAACCAACATAATAAATATGTCAAACCATGAATTAGGACAATATCAAATTGAAATTAATAAAACTTTTGAAAAATATGATGCCATAAGCGCGATATACATCTGCAATCAAACAAGAACTGTAGATGTAGACAAGTTTCATGACACTAATGGAAGTTTTGTTTTCCACCATCCTCATATCTGGGCAAGAGGAGATAATGTTAAAAACACGGAAATTTGTTTTGGTAATATAAAAGAATACATTGAAAAAATGTTGATAGCAAAAGAACCTATCGTATTAATAAGCACAATTTTGGAATATCTCAAGAATGGCTATGGATGGCGTCATAACAAAAAAGAATACTTGAAGTGTTGGCCTGAAGTAAATTCTTCGCCTCGTCTATAAGAATGAGACGATTTTTTAAGGCGGATGGTACAAAAATTTGAACTTTTGTCTTGCACTAAGGATTTCTAAATTCTATAATAAAGAAGGAAATTTATGCGATAATTGCCTATACATATTGTGGTCTATTTTTTCTATACATACATAATATAGGAAAGGCTAAATTTATGCTAGTTTTGACTTGCGCTATCTATAAAATTAAAGTAAAATTATAATAGAGGCTTTTATTTTAAAATAGATTTAGTCTAAAGTTTTTATATTGAAAAAATTTATTGATTCTGAAATAGATAACATAGAAGAAAGAAGATTTTATGTCTATGCTCTAAGGAGACCTGACTGGCCAGACCCGTTTTATGTTTGGAAGTGGCAGCCGTTTTATATTGGTAAAGGGTTTGGAAAAAGAATGTTTGACCATAGAAAAGAAGCTGAGAAAGATTGGTATTTAGCAATAAAACCAAAAGATATTAAAATTAATATCATCCATAAATTACTAAACAAAAAATTAAATTTTATTGAAGAAATATTGTTTGATAATCTCACAGAACAAGAAGCCTTTGAAATTGAAATAAAACTCATTGCCAAATATGGGAAAATATGTGATGGAACAGGATGTTTAGCTAACCTTACTGATGGCGGGGAAGGAGCCTCGGCAAAAAATTATGAAAAATTTTTATCAGATTTGAAAGATAAACATGGTGATATTGCATACGATTTATTTGTTAATTATTTAGATGATCCATTGATAACTCAAGCTGATATTTCTGAATATACTAGCCTTACACGTGAAGGAGTTAGATATTTTTTAAAGAAAATTCATGGTGATGATGTTAAAAAAATAAAATTAGAAAATTCTCACCAAGAAAAACTTTCTTGTTACCCATCTAATCTTCAAGGGATAATTGGAGACAAATTAAGAGAAGAAAGAATAAGATATAAGAAGAAATATAAAACTATTTGGGAATGTGAAAATAATAAGACATTTACTGTTAAAAAATTAGTGTTACATAAAGAAAGCAAATTATATATTTTAACTCTATATACTAAAACTGATTATATAATTACTTCTAAAGACAATAATGTCTATTTGATTCCATTTCCAAATTCTGATGTTGATAGAATTTATTTGCACTATCCACAGGATTTAGAACAATACAAAGATTTCACTAATTTGAGAAATTTAGATTTAGATGGGAATGAAAAAGAATTAATTTGTAAATTTGAATTTGATGGGGAAGAACCAATTAATGAATATATTCCTTATGGTTATTGCCAATGTGGTTGTGGGCAGAAAACAAATATAATTAAAACTAACAATAAGAGTAAAGGACGAGTTAAAGGAGAACCATATAAATATATTTCTGGCCATAATAAAAATAGACAATTAAAAAAATTAACTAAAGAAAAAATTCAGAATATGATAGATTTATTTAACCAAAAAATTTCTATTTATGAGATAGCAAATTTATTTAATATAACCTATCCAACAGTTTTATATCATTTAAGAAAAAATAATATAATTTCTCAACGGTCATCTGATGGATATTCATTCTTGCCACAAGAATTTATTTGTTCTGTTTGTGAAAAAACTTTTATAAAAAAAAGAAAGCCTAAAGAAATGATTTGTTTATCTTGCAAAAAAGACCTTACATAAAAATTATGCCTTTTATTGACTTTCCTCGTCTCTTAGATTCTATCCATGTGCCTTATAAAACTTCTGGCGCAGGTATATCCAGAGACTTCATTGGTATCTACTGTCCTTTCTGCTCTAATCCACATGGCCCCAGAGGAGGATTCAGCCTAGACAAAGGATTCTATTCTTGTTGGCGTTGTGGTCATCACAAACTTGTGGATGTGATTAAGGCTTTAGCAAGATGCACAGAAAAGAAAGCCTATGAATTAATTCAAGCCCATAAAACCAACAATCCTGCCTATCCCTTACAAGATCATTCGTTTGAAAGAAACTCTTCGCTACGAGGCTCTGAGGCAGCCACAGGCACCTTAAAATTGCCTGGAAATGAGTTGTCTGAGAGACACAGAAAATATTTATTGGATAGGAATTTTGATCCTGATTATTTAATGTCTAGATATGGTGTTAGAGGCGTCGGTCCAGTTGGTGATTTTAAGTGGCGAATAATAATTCCCATTAAAGTTGGTGGACAAATAATTAGTTATCAAGGGCGAGATATAACTAAAATGTCGATTATGAAGTATCGTCCTTGTCCAAAAGAATTGGAATTAATTCCTTATAAAAATTGTTTGTATGAATTAGATTCTTGTGGCAAGAAGTTGGTCGTTGTTGAAGGTGTCATGAAGGTTTGGCGTTTAGGTATTGGATCGACAGCTACATTTGGAATTAAATATACCCAAGAACAAGTGAAAAGAATAGTTGAAAAAAAAATAGAAAAAGCATTTGTTTTATTTGACAATGGTTTTGAAGCACAAAGGCAAGCTGGGAAGATGGCAAATGATTTGAATTGTTTTGGTATTGAAACGGAAATTATTACTTTGTTAAAATATGACGATCCTGATAATATGCCAAATGATGAAGCTAAACAATTGATGAGAGACCTGTTAGGATAAAAATGGCTAAAAAATATAGAAGAAAGAAAAGAGAAATTGTAGTTAGCAGTGATGGTTTATTTAGATGTCCTATTTTACCAACCAGACATTTTACATCAACGGAAGTTTGTTTGAATAGAAGAAGCAAATTAAAATTATTCCAAGAATGTGTTGGTTGTAAAATTGAATTGCCAGAGGTTGAAGAATGAGCCATTTATGAGCCATTTAAATTGAGGTTAATATGCCAGACTTAAATGTTTTACCTACAGAAGAAGAATTGAAATTCATAGAAGATTATGATGTAATAAAAAATGGCCCTGTAGATTTAATAAAATATTTAAAAACTTTATGGCTTTGGGATGATTATATTAAATTTGATAACGAAACTGGCATATTAGAATTACATACTGGTGGAGGAGGACCAAACGAGGTAATAATTCAAACTTTGGAAAAAACATTCTTTTGGTTTTTCTACTGGCAAAAAGTTTTCGTGGTGGTCACTATTATTTTTTAATTCCAAAAAGGTTTGTTGATTATTATGAAGATAAATAAATTTAAAGCAGACCTAAAACAAATGACTTGTCCAGAATGTGGCTGTCCATTAAGAATGGTAGATTTTTCATATCAATCTGATAACTTTATTTTTGACCATAAAATTGGTTTTGATTTACAAAATAAAAATTGCAGTCTTAGATATAAACCTATTTTATTGCCTTTTGATGATGTAATTGACTTTTATGGATTGGATGAAAAATAGTTTTAAATAAATGTAACTTTTCGTTGACAAGAATAGTAATCTATGATAAACTATAGATGTGGATAGGAGAAATTTAAATGGATAAACTTTATGACATGGGCCAAACATCAGAATTGTTGAAAGTATCTAAGTCTACTTTGGCAAGATGGAAGAAAGAAAGAATTATACCATATATTAAGATAGGTAGAAAGACATTATTTGATTATGAAGATTTGATTGAATTGATTGAAAAGAATAAGATTGGTGTGGAAAAATAGTGTTTTAAAAAAAGCACAGACTAGTGATTTTGGATATTTTTACAATTTATTTGTCAATAATATCAATATGTTGAAAAGTCATTTTTGGCTATTTTCATAAAACTAATGATATTGGTCAAGTATTTTCGTTGAAAAAGTTGAAAAAACAAATTGTTTAATATTATCAAATAGTTATTGAATTTATGTAACGCTTTAAGAAATAAAAAGATTCAACCTGAGATTTAATGACATTTTCTTGGCGCAAAGCAGGTACTTAGGTCATATTTTGTTGGAATGAAAATAATAAAAAAGGAGGATTTATGAGTGTTGACAAATGGACAGACCGTTGGTTAGAAAGAGGTAAAAATTGGCTATGTCCAGTCTGTTATGAAATTTTTGATACAAAAGTATATCATTGTTTACATTGTGACCACCATTGGGAAGTCCCAGCAACTTCTTGTCGCAATTGCTATAACACATCAAGAAAAATGCCAAGAGCCTTCAAGATAACAGTTGAAGAAGCGAAAGAAATATTCAATGGACAAGAAAAAGTAAGAAAAGAAGAAATAGAAAAATTAAAAAGACCTTCTGTTTTTTATCGAGATTCAAATGGTTTTGAACCAGTCAAAGATTGGTTAGAAAAGAATGGTTGGCCAAGAACAGATTATAATCGCAGTTTAGATGAATATGAAACAAACATTCCAAATTGTCATTTACATTGGGTAAGTGGTCATTTAAAAGGTGGATATGTCGCAACAATAATTGTTGGTATTTTTCCTAGTCTTTTTATTTCTTTACATGCCGACTTTTTTAAAATACCGATTGATAAAAACCAAGAAAAAGAAGCAGTTGCTGTCGCTTTAAAACGATTAAATGAAATAAAATTAAGTAATTATCTACAATAAAATAAAAAGGATGATGAAAAATGACAGTTAAAGAATTAATAAAAGAATTAGAAAAATTTGACCCAGATTTAGAAGTTTTTAACAAACTGTGGTCTGATGAATGTTTAAATTGTGATTTTCATTGTGGTCCAAATGCAGAGGGAGAGATAGACGGAATCCCTTGTGAATTTGCTTGGGATGTACCTGATCTAAAGGTTGGAGAATGGGAAATATACAAAGTTGATAGTGATGGCAAAACTTTGTTAGATGAAGAGGTAGAAGTAGTTGAATTTTTAACTATTTTTTAAGTAGGAATATATGAAAAGATAAAGAGGAGAATTTAAAGAATGAAAATAGGAAAATTTTTATATCTTAAAGAAACAATAAAATGGGAAGAAGTTTATGAAGAATTTGAATATGATGAAGAATTTGAATATGATGAGGTTGATGACTTAGCCTATGAAATACGTAGCAAAGTTGCTGATGAACCAGAATGTGTTGTTGTTAAAAAAATAAAATGGTTTGATGAGAAACAAGATTCTTGGGTTGATGTTTTTTGCGAAGAAGGTTATGAAAATTGTGAATTTGATAAGGAGAAATAAAGAATGGAAAAATTCCCGAATAAAATTAGCTGTGCGAAATGTAAAAAACCAATAACTGGATGGGTCTATTATCAAAATGGTAACATTTTTGATTCAAGCGGGTTTATCCCTTTTGATGATGGATATCAATGTGATAAATGTATAATTGGTGGCGATCCTGAATTTGAAAGTGAATTAGCAAATGAAAAATGATCGAAAGATTGTGTGGAAATTTATCAAACGACCAAAAAACAGCTATTGCTTTGTCTTTTATACGAAAACATAAATTGGCAACTAAAAAATAAGGATAAAATACATGGAACAGATGACAATTGGAAATATAGAAAGAAAAATAATTATCGATCAAGAAATCAAAGCGTTAATTCCACCAATTTCACCAGAAGAATACAAACAACTTGAAACCAATATTCTAACAGAAGGTTGTCGCGATTCTTTGGTTGTATGGAATGGAATTTTGTTGGATGGACACAATAGATTATCTATTTGTGAAAGATATAATATTTCATATAATATAAAAAACATTGAATTTGATGATCGTGATGCTGCTAAATTGTGGGTCTATGAAAACCAACTTGGTAGACGAAATTTAACAACTGACCAAACAGCATCAATAGGTTTTGCGATTCTTGAACTAAGAACAGCAATAGAAAAGAAATTAAGAGCGCAGAAAGCAGGGGAAAAGCGTGTAGAAACCGCAGAAAGAAAACCAGATGGAACTTTAGGCACCAGCTTGTCGGACAACGTGTCCGACAAGCTGGTGGTCCCTTCCCAAGCCCAAGCACAGAATTTAGGGATGGTGGGGGAAGTTAATGTAGAACCCAAACCAAAGATAAAAAAAGATTCTCGCGCTTCTGTTGCAAAGGAGTTAAACATCCCAGAGCGCAAATTAAGGGATATATCTGAAATCGCAAAAACTAAACCAGAAGTTGTTAAAGAAATAGCTAATGGCACAATTACTATCGCCCAAGCCAAACGTGAAATTAAACGTGAAGAAACAATTAATAAATTAGAAGACATCAAAGTCAAAGAAGCAAAAGCTGTAGAAGGTGTTTATGACGTTTTGGTTATAGACCCACCTTGGCCTATGCAAAAAATAGAAAGAGATGTACGTCCAAATCAATCTGAATTTGATTATCCAACAATGACAGAAGAAGAACTTAATGAACTTCATATTCCTTCTGCTAATGATTGTCATGTTTGGTTATGGACAACTCATAAATTTCTTCCAATGGCATTTAGACTTTTAGAGGAATGGAATTTAAAATATGTTTGCACTTTTGTATGGCATAAAGCAGGTGGTTTTCAACCCATAGGATTACCACAATATAATTGTGAATTTGTACTTTATGCTCGTAAAGGTACACCTAAATTTGTTGATACAAAAGCGTTCCCCGTTTGTTTTGAAGCACCTCGTGGTGCTCATAGTGAAAAACCAAAAGAATTTTATGAATTAGTTAATAGAGTTACTGCTGGCAGGCGACTTGATATGTTTTCAAGACGTAAAATTGATGGATTTGATTCTTGGGGGAACGAAGTTGTCTAAATTTTGGAAAGATGACAAGAAGTGGTCTGATATTTTTATTCCAGAAATAAAACAAATTCTGGGTAAAACTTTTAATGTTGATGAAGACCTTATCGTTGAAGCAGACGATGAAGAAGATATGAAACACAACACAGATATTGTTTTGTTAATAAATTCAAAAAGGGTTGCTTGTAGGATAAGGAGACTTTTTTATTATAATAAACATTATTATCGCAATGATTTTACAATAAGGACAGACAGACCAAGTGGTAGTAAAACTGAACTTGAAAAAATAAGAGAAGGATGGGGTGATTATTTTTTCTATGGTTTCGGTGATGAAGAAAAATTATTATGGTGGGGAATAGGCGATTTGAAAACATTCAGAAATTGGTTTGAAGAAAACACAACAATTACAAGATTTGGTGGAGAAATATTTCCAAGTATTAAACATTCAAACAAGGATGGCTCTAGTGATTTTCATGTCTTTAAATGGAATGACTTACCATCTAACTTTATAATTAAAAAAGCACCGGGATATCGTAAAGTAAAATAACCAATCATGCCACTACCATCACTTGAAGAATCTAACCAACAATATATAAATTCTTTCAACAGGTACAAAACTAATACAGAAAGAAATAATCAAACATTGAAAAATTACATACTTAAACAAATATTCAATAACCATGATGTAGGCATCATAGCTAGAAAAGATGATAATTTTCATGATATAAACAAACTATACATTGAAACATCTACCAAGACTAATTCAGAAGAAGAATACATACCATCTGAATTATACACCAGTAATGATTGGTTATATTACATAGGAGACCAACAAACAATTTGGATATTTGGATGCAAACAACTTAAAGAATTACTTAGACCAAGTAGTATGAAATGTAAGTTTAAAAATACTATATTTGGTTTTGACTTTGGTGAATATGAGGACTGTTTCGATAATTGTGAAAATTGGTTGGAATGTAGAATAGCTAAAGATAGGAAATATGAATTAAAAACTTCTGTGGTATCAAAAGGGTATATGATGCCTATAGAAGATGCAGATAAGTTTTGTTTGAAGAAGGTAGAAATTAAAATTTAACAGCTTCTTGGACTAGGGTGCGCACCCGAAAAAGGAAGATGCCTCATCATCTTCCTTGTCCAAGATTTAACAGTCTATGAGGAGACTAAATTATGGCAAAAATTATCAGGATTGTTGATAGAGAAAAAAGAACACCAAAACCAAAAGATATTTCAAAAACCGTTGATGTTTGGAGAGATTATTTTTCTATCATCACCCAAGAAAAATTAGACAATAATGAATTAACAATACCAGAAAAATATTTTAAAAAATATAATGATAATTATACAGAAGCAGAAAAAGCATTTATATTTGATGAACAGTGTAGACTAACTAAAGAATTCTACAAAACAATTGATGAAGAAAAAGAGAAAGATAAACACCTTTTATCAAAAAGTTTTAAAGATAGTTGGCCACCTTCTTGGGCAATTAGAGATAAGAGGATAAGAGAAATGAGAAGAAAATTTAGATTTGATGACTTTAATAATTATCTTAGAAGTCAAGCGACTTCAGCAGTTTCATATAAATTAGGAAAAATTCTTCCTAAAGAATTAAACAAGAATTATGTTTTAATTCAAATTGATGCAGAAAAAGCAGCCGAAAAACTTGATATGTCAAAATGGACTTTCTATAAATATCGAGAGGCTTTCTTAAAAATAGGCATCATAAAAGATTTAGGCAGATGGGGTGAGAAAGAAAACAATCATATTATGGCCATAGGAAATTGGCAAACTTATCCCACTAAAAGAAAACTATGGTTTTTGAAAGAGACCCCAGAATGGAAGGAAAAACTTAGGAATTTCTCTCTTCATGAACCAAAAAATAAGTAGGTTTTCATTGTATTGAATACAACGAACATTTTGGTCCCAGTACTAATGAACACCTGTTTTTGAGGCTTCTGTTGTATTGGCAAAACTTGCAAGTTGTTTATTTTTAAAGAAAATTAGACACAAGACCAGCCACAACACTAGTCAACAGACATTTTCATTAGTACCTATATCATGACACAATTTACTTTCTTCTAATTGAAGACCTGTATTATTCATTCCATTCATAACACAGGATACTATCTTCAATTATTCAGAAAGTAAATAAGTTTTTCACTTTGTGAAAAACGTAAACATACTAATTTTCAAAAAATTGGTTTCAAAAGGTGATTATTTTTTAAAACAAACAACTCTTTTGAAAATTAATTAACTAATAATTTGTTTTTTAAAAAAACAAACCTCTTTGCTACCATCCGATAGGATATGTTTTGCCGTAAATTTTTAATTATGCCGAATTCAAAAATTAAGAAGGATATGCCGATGCCAGACACAGCTAGTGAATTAAGACCAGATTATTTTAAAATTATAAACCAAGTAACTACAAAACCCGAACCTAAACCAAAAAAAGTACATCGTAAAAATAGAGAATTGGAAGAAATGTTGATTTGTTTTCCTAGATTGCCGAAAGTCAAGACAACTGAAAAAGCCTATTTGGAATGTGGCAAAGTTATCAGAGCATTAAAAAATGGTTTGTATGAAACTTATGGAATGGAATTAGTTGATAAAATATCTGCTAACTTGAAACCAGAAGGAATAACCAAAAGCCAAGTGTTGAAAGTATTCCGTATTGAATATTCCAAAGAAGAAAGATTTGAATTTTATTCCAGACTCGAACAATTGAAAGACCCGAAGTATATTCCTAATTTAAAAACCAACAATATAAAATTAAACACCGCGCTTTGGAATGAATTTGGTTTAGGCATAAAGTCTTGGTTGGTTTACGTGATGATTAAACCACCTGTCAAAAAACTTGAATGGACTGATGATGAATTACAACAAAGAAATAACGCTTTGAAGCAATTGAAAGAAGCATGGGAAAACATGAATGACAATAGAATTGATAATGTTTTGAAATGGCTGCATATCCATTATAAAAAAGACTTGGTTAATGAAGATGGTAAATTAGGTGAATTATGCAGTGGTGGTTTTGATAAATTCATAAGCAGATATATCGCTTGGATGATGGTTTACTATGGTGATATGGTTGATAAAGATGATGCCATAGTTAATGTTGGATGGTTAGATAAGAAGTCTAAGCCATTTAGGAAATTTATGGAAACATACAAAAATTATATGGACCATTTAATGGAATGCGTGAGATAATAAAGAAAGTGAATTTAATATTTGATAAGGAATAAACCATGAAACATTATAAAATTGGTTCAAGATTCTTAATTAATGGCGAAAGATATATCTTAACGCAAGTCAATCAAATGGAAGTATATTTAGTTAATGTCACAACTGGTGTACAATTTGGCAATAAACTTACTTTTGAGTCTATATCAGAAAAAGACTTTAAAGACATCTGTAATAAAGAATATAAACTTATAGGATGAGATATGAATAATATAAAAATAATTACAAATGACCTTGGAGAATTTATAATGGTTAATGATGATAACCAAACAGAATGTGGATGTTTTGAAGAAGAATATGAAGAAGTTGTATTATCTAAAGAAAAGGTTGAAAATATAGTCTATATGTTTGAAAAGATATTGAGTATTCTTTATGTGAATATTGAATTAGGTAGCATAAAAACTGTCCAACTTTTGAAAAAATTGGAAGGCAATATGAAAAATATTGTAGAGGATTTGTCTTGATGCTTTCATTAATAGTAGATTCAAGACTGCGCCTTCCTCTTGGTCAACTCTCACCAGGATTGTTGGAAAAAATAAAGAAAGAGTTTGAATTCAAAAATCCTCAATACTATATTAATAAGGCTCGAAACTATAGCAATTATAAAACTCCCGAGGTAATTAAAGCTCACAAACAAACAAAGAAGGAACTTACTTTACCTAGAGGAACAACTTCAAATGTCATATCTTTGTTGGAAGATGAAGGAATAGAATATCAAGTAATAAATAAAACAAGAATGTTGCCGAAAGTGGATTTTGAATTTCATGGCGAATTGAGAGAAACACAGATAGAGCCAGTTGAAGCTATTCTAAGTAGGAAGTTTTCAACTTTGTCTGCGCCTCCAGGATCAGGCAAGACGACAATTTCTTTATATACCGTTGCTAAGAGAAGCCAAAAAACACTTGTAATTGTTCACACAAAGGCGCTTCTTGTCCAATGGCAAGAAAGGATAGAACAATTTCTTGGAATAGATAGAAAAGATATTGGTACGATAGTAGAAGGAAAAATTAAATTAGGCGAAAAAATAACAGTAGGTATGGTTCAAACATTAACAAAATGCAGTCATAAAGTCAAACCATATATAGGTTATATAATTTGTGATGAATGCCATCACCAACCTGCAAAATCCTTCTCTGATGTTGTTTCTGTTTTTGATTCAGCATATAGTGTTGGTTTAAGCGCAACTCATGTGCGTAGAGACAAACTTGAAAGACTTATAGCATGGTATCTTGGTCCAATAGTTTCTGTTGTGGGATTAAATGACCTTATCAAACAAGGTAATGTTATGATGGTAGAACCTATAATAAGAGAGACAAATTTTCGTTCAAATCTGATGGAACCCAGTTGGTCAAATTTAATATCTGAGTTGATTTTAGATGAAGAAAGAAATTTATTGATAGCAAATGATGTAGTTAAAGAATCTAAAAAGGGACCATGTGTGGTCTTATCAGATAGGAAAGCACATTGTGAAATTTTGACTAGTTTGATTGATAGTTTTGGAATTGATGTTGAAATGGTTACTGGCGATGTCAAAGGAGAAGACAGAGATAATATTTTAAAGAAATTGAAGGAAAAGAAAATAGACGTAATAGTTGCAACCGGACAACTGCTTGGAGAGGGTTTTGATGAAAAGTCTTTGACTGCATTATTTCTGACAACACCAATCTCTTGGGCTGGAAGGTTAACACAATATCTAGGAAGAATTTCTCGAATATGTGATGGAAAAACACGAAGCGTGGCATACGACTATAAGGACACCTTTTGTGATTATCTAATGAAGGCTTTCGAAGAAAGAATGCGCACTTATCGTAAATTAAAAAAACAAAGTTTAAAGAAATAAATATATGACTGAAAAATCTCAATTTTCCAGAAAACGCCTCGACTTTTCGATAGAGGGAAGGATATTAACTTCTCTCATTATGTCTGATAAGTTTATTCAGAACGTTGCTCTGATGCTGAAAATTGAATATTTTACCAATGCTTTCTCTCGTACTATTGCTATTTGGTGTCTTGATTACTATAAGATTTATGGAAAGTCTATTAAAAAAGATATTCAAAATGTTTACGAATCAAATAGACGTTCTGGTCAGATAAGAGAAGATGCAGATTTGATAGCCTCGTTTTTGCAAGGACTTTCCACTAAATTTGAAGAAGAATTGGAAGAAAGTGAAACATATAATTTAGAATATCACTTGGATCAGGCAGAAGCATATTTTAAAGAGAGAGCATTAACTTTACTTTCTGACAATCTGCAACAAGCATTAACTAACGGAAGAATTTTAGAAGCGCATGAAGCAGTAGCTACATTCAGAGTGCCAGACAGGGTAATGGAAATAGGCTCTGAGCCATTTGATAACCCAGATTTAGTAAAGAAAGCATTAGAGAAGAAGAATGGTTTTTTTAAGATGCCAGGAGCACTTGGCAAAATGATGGGAGACTCAAAAAGAAGTACATTAGCTGCGATTGCAGCACCGATGGGATTCGGCAAAACGAGTTATATGCTTGACTTCGCTTTACAAGCCTATTATAGCAGATTAAATGTAGCTTTCTTCTCTCTTGAAATGGCAGAAGATGAAGTGACAGAAAGGATGGCAAGAGCCATCACTGCATCACCTAGAAAATCAGGAAAATATTTATTTCCAGTTTGGGACTGTCTAAATAACCAATTGGGAACTTGTAAAAAGAGAGGTTTTGAAAATCCTACCATAGCAAGAAGTATTCAAAAAGGCAGAAGCACTATAATTGAAAGAGACGACTTTCCAGTACATAATTATCGACCATGTACTCAATGTGATAAATTCAAAGTTACTGCATGGTGGGAAGAAATTGATAAGAAAGGAATATCTACTAAAGAAGCAATTCAGAAATTTAAAGGTTTGAAAGAAACGTTTTCTTCCAGATTCAAATTGGTATCTTGGCCTATGTACTCAGCAGGATTACAGGAAATTATTTCTTGTCTAAGAATATGGGAAAACATGGAAGGTTTTATACCAGATTTGATAGTAGTTGATTATGCAGATTTACTTAAACCAGAATCTAATCAGAAAGAAGAAAGGCATAATCTAGATAGAATTTGGAAAGGATTAAAAGCTCTGTCTCAATCTACCAAAACTTTGGTTTTGACAGGGACGCAGACCAGAAGAAGCACTCTAGAAAAAGGTGAGGTTGGACAAGCTGACATGGCAGAGGACATTAGAAAATTGGCTCATGTGGACGCTATGTGGGGCTTGAGCCAAACGCCTGATGAGAAAAGGTGGGGTTTGGCTAGGATAGGAATGCTGAAGCAGAGGCATGACGAATTCGATGTGGTTTCACAATGTTACATATTGCAACAGTTGAAATGTGGTCAGTTTTGCTTGGATTCAAAGCTCAAAAAATAATTTCAAGAAAGTGAAAATAATTCTTGACAAGGGATTTTGATGGTCTATAATATAGGAAAATTAAGAAGGGGAGGGAAATTTTTGGATACAACTCACGAAGAAGAATTAAAAATTCTAGGCAAAGAATTGATGGGTTGGACTCTTTTTGGGATTTCTCCTGCTGAATATACATTGACAATAAAAATGGACGAAGATGAATTTGCAATTATGTCAGCCGCGGCAAATTCAGAAGGTAAATTTCTTCGAGGAAAAATTAAAGATATGGTGGATCAACATTTACGCGCTGTCCAAATGGTTTATAATATAAAGAAAGAAAATAAAAAATATGAATTAATCTATGAAAACATTGATAATCCAGATAAAAACTATACAGATATCGTGAGTAGCATCACGATAGGCCAAATGGAAGAAGTTTTTGGAGATTTTGATAAAAAATCTAAAATTGGGGACAAAATAGAAAAACTTTATAATAGTATTTATTACAAAGTTGAATGTATTGGATTTTTTAATCGTCATGGATTATAATTAAATTGTTTAATAAATTCTAAATACAAGGAGGATAAATTATGGAAGACCTTTTTGATTTTGTTTGTGAATTTGGGCTATTTTTTATTGGGGGATTTTTGTTTATTGCTCTTCTTCTCTTGCCGTTCAATTATTACTCGACTAAAAGCGAAATAGTCGAATTCAAATCAATTCAATCTACTTTGGAAAACGCTCGCGAAAATAAAAACGCCAGTCCTTATGAAATTGCTGCCATCCAACAAAAAGTTGTGGACGCCAACAAATGGTTGGCTAGCAATCAATATTGGAACGACACCGTTTTAGGTTGGTATATTCCTGACGAAGTTGACGATTTGAAACCGATAAAGTAATGATATATGAAAACCAAAGGTAAATATTTTTGGAAATATGATGGGAAATTAAAATGAAACATAAAAAGGCAACTTGTCCTAATTGTGGCAGAACAGTTGATGTTGATGAAAATGGAGAATTCTTATGTCATCGTAAAAAAATAATGGGAAAGAAAGTTGTTTGTAGTAATCATAGAAAGCTTAAATCAAAGAAAAGATTGTGGCCAGCTAAAGGTGGATTAATTTTAATCGATAATTAAGGAGGATATAACAATGATTGGATCAACCAAAGAAAGTGTCACAACCATAATATCTTCTTGTCTTCATTGTGAATATCTTCATCAAGGAAAATATATTTACCCATCACATCTTAAACCACCACTATTTTTTGAAAGTTTTTGTAGACATCCTGATATAATCAAACATTTTGGCAGTGGTCTTGGATTGCCAGATGGGAAAGCAGGAAAAACACTTGAAGAAATTAAGAATCCAGAAAGCACCATAACTCCAAGTTGGTGTCCTGTGAACAAACCAGTTAGCGAATGGCCAACAGTGATGAAAAGAATAAATAGAATAGAAAACGGTGATATAAAATGAACATTCTATGTAAAAGTTGTGGTGATCCCATCAACCATCTTTCTCTTTTGTTGAAAGGAGAAGAAGTTTTCGGCAATGGTTCCGCGACCAATGAAGGCGATTGCCTATCTTGCTATTTCATCAAGAATCCAATAGGAAGTGAGCCTGAGTGGTTCAAGGATTTGGAAAGATGGGGTTGTCTGGATTTTATGAACTGAAAAATTATTTTCAATTTTCCCAACTTTTCTCTTGCGCTATGGGTTTTGGCATTCTATAATATAGGTAATAAAAGATTTTGTGAGTGTAGCTCAGAGGTAGAGTGCAGGTTTTGGGAACCTGAAGTCAGGATTTCGAAATTCCCCACTCGCACCAATTAAAAAGTTTAAATAAGTTTAGGCAAAAGAGATTCCTATAAATTATACAATCATAATGTTAATATCTCTCGCCTAATCAGTAAAAGTTTTGAGGCAAACAGGGTTCCTATAAAATTCATTGGCGAAATTACCCTCGGCCTCTAATAAAATGAAGGAGGACAAATTCACATGAAATCTACTTTAAAACTTTTCAGAGCAGTTCCCATCAAAGAAAAGAAAGATGGCATTCTCGACAAGAAGGTGCTGTCCAGAACTATTAAAAGTGGATTTGTCCTCTCTTCTGAAATCTTCGCCAATTATTCTGGAAAAGAATTAGATAGGCTTGTAGCTCAAATTGAAAAAGAAATCGGCCTTTCCGCAAAACAAGCAAACAGTTCCTTCCACAAATCTTGGAAAAAAGTCAAAGAAGCAAGCATTGAACAGTTAGTTTTGGAACAATTGGTTCATTATTTTACAACTTATGGAATGGAAAGATTAGGTTTGTATGATGAGAATTTCATTTACATTCCAACTGAAGAATTGAAAATTCCTAAAATCAACATTGATAAAGTTCCTTTGATTGTCATCAAAGGATATACCAAAGAAGAACTGCAACAAAAGTTGATGCAACTGCTGGGAACTGGAATTGCTCTAGGTGAAGATACCATTAAGGCGGTTTTGGATGTCATAACTTATGTTGGTTTCAATCCAGAAGATATTGATAATGTCAAGAATAAAGAAGTAAAAATTGCTTTGTATGATTATTTGAATATCGTTCCTGAAAATCCAGTTGAATTTTTGAGATATGTTGTTTATAGAGCCACCAATAAAACTTTGTTGATTAAAGACACAACCACCATTGATGCTATCAAAACAAGAAACAATCTTGATGTCTTGGGATTGTTTGTGAGATATTCTCAAACTTATAAACTTGAAAACTTGGCAACCATCTTTTATAGATTCAAACCTATTTTTCTGGCATTCAGAACCAACAGGCAATTAAAAACAATCATAAACAAAATCAGGAAATTAGCAAACATTTATCACAAACCAATGCTGGAAGATTATCTGAATGAAATAACCGCTAAAATCAAAAGAAACGAAAAAATTGACGAAGAAAAACTAATTAAAGAATTATCTAAAGTCAATCCTTTCAGGAAAATTAGACTAGCCTACGCTTTGAATTATAGAATGGGTGATGTTGAATCTATTTTATATAAAATAAGAAATGGGAAGGCATTTGCATCTGATTTCAATTTTGATAATTTTGGTGCAACTAATAATGTTTTGGTGACTGTTAAAGAATCTATTATTAATGACTTGAAAAAGAATGTCAAAGGCAAGAAAATATACATTCCTGACAATATTGAATATGCTTTGCCAGCAACGGAAAAGCAATTTACTGGTCAATTTCCATCCGGCACTTGCGTTAAACTACCTAAGAATATGGTCTTTGGCGTTTATTGGAAAAATGTTGATGGTAATAGAATCGACTTGGACTTATCTTTGATTGATGTCAATAATAAATTTGGTTGGGACGGACATTATCGAAATGACAAAAGGAGTATTTTGTTTTCTGGCGATATGACTGATGCACATAATGGTGCTTCTGAACTGTTTTATATTCAAAAACAATCAGAAAGTCAGTTTCTTGTTTGTCTGAATTATTACAATTATGACACTGAAATTGAAGTACCAATCAAAATTTTTGTAGCTAATCAAGAAATAACTAAATTAAAACAAAATTATATGGTCAATCCTAACAATGTGGTTGCTACTGCTGAAACTAAAATAAATAAGAAACAAATAGTATTGGGATTGGTGGTTATAAACAAATATGAAAGCAAATTTTACTTTTCTGAAACCAGTATAGGTAAGTCAATAACTGCAAACAATTTGCCTTATGTGGAAAATACTCGTAAATATCTTCGCGATTTTTATTCAAATACAATAAATTTGAAAGATTTGTTGATTGGCGCTGGCGCTGAATTTGTTGATGAAGAAAGTTGTGAAATCAATTTATCACCACAAAAACTTGAGAAAGATACTGTTATAAATTTATTAAAGGTCAACTAATATGGGTTTCTTTGGTTTTCTTAAAAACAAATGTGATATTTGTGGTAAAAAGGGGAATCTTAAAAAAAAAGATTTAAAAGATTTAAATGTAACATTTATGTAAATGAATATTATGCCTATCACCTAGAATGCTTGAAGGATGTAATTAAGAATCCAGAAAAATACACTAATTTAAAAGTAGACAAGGCTATTGAAATTACAGACATTCTTGAAGAAATGCAGAAAAAAGAAGAAAACGAAAAACAAGAAAGGCAGGAAAAACTCGATAAAGTTAGAAATAAAATTTGTTCTTTGTTAAATAATTAAACCATTTTGCAAGCAGGTGGGTGGGGTGCAGCCTGAGAAAGAAATAAGGAGTCGTTAAGCGTCTTTGAAGTTCTTTCTAAATAGTGCCTCTTATGTGTCTGGTGCCGCGTGTCGGCTCGATATGGATAATCCCAGCCGGACATGACCACAGAGAAGACGTTCTCTGTTTGTAACCCCAGGTCTCACCTGCCTGTCTGAATAAGAGAAGGGTGGCCCTGATGTGGGCGTCCTGCCTCTGGACAAAATCAGAGGTAACTTGGCAGGGGCAAGTGACAGCACCGGCTAAAACTGCGATTGAGCCATGGTAATTAATCGTGGGGTTGGCAGGGCCTCAAAAGAAGTCCGAAGCGGCTTGTCTTTGCTAAGTTTATATTTTTTATAGAAGGAGGAATATGATAATGAAAGTAGTTAATATATCTAATGAATTACAAAATTTGAGTTTTTCTAATTTGAAATTATCTATCAAATTATTAAAGATTATTGCTCTGAAAAGAGGATATACATTTATTATGCCAAGTCAAAAATAGAGAATTAAATAATGACCAATCTTATTTCTAGACAAGACCTTAAAAAAGCAATCAAAGAAGTAAATGAGAAGTTCAAAATTAAACAAAGTCTTGCTGTTTCAACAGAAGACTTGTCCAGTTTTTTACGTTCTGTTTATATTAAACACAAAGAAGCGATGCCTAAATTTGCAAGACAAGTGGCAGAATTGATACCGGAAGAAGAAACTTGTCCTGAATTTGGTTATGGATATAATCCTAAAGAATGCCAAGGATGTGATGAAGGACAAGAGTGTAGGAGATTGTCAGACCTTGCAGCAAAAGGTGATTACGACCCAGTTAAAAGATTCGTGGACAAATATGGGAATGTCCAACCTGTAAATGTCATGTTTGATATTCTTTGTAGAGAACCAGATATAGATAAGAATGAATTTGAAAAAAGAGTGAAGGAGACTGGAATAGATTATAGTTATCATGGTTTTGATTTGGCATGGAGAATGACGCAAAAAGTTGTTGCAGGATTGAGAAGGCATAAATGGATGAAATAATGGAAGAATTAATAATCACACAAAAATATCTTCAAGACAATCCAGACCATATCTTTGTTTTTGGGGATAATCTTTTAAGGAAAGGAAAGGCTGGGGCGGCAAAACTGAGAGACCTTCCTAATTCTTATGGATTCATTACAAAGAAATATCCAAACAATGACATTAAAAGTTTTTACAAACCAGAAGAATATAAAACAGTATTTGAAAAAGAATTAGATAAATTGATATTTCAAATTGTGATGCATCAAGACAAGACTTTTCTAATTAGTAAATTAGGCAGCGGTCTTGCTAATCGTTTTCACATTTGGGAAAAGGTTATCAAATTCGGACTTGTGCATTTAAAACACTATGAAAATGTAAAATTTCTATGGACGGAATAAATGAGAAATAATAGTATGAAAGACGAAAATTTAAAAGATAAGATAACAAAAGACTTTCCAGAAATTTATTCTGATTGTTTTGATTTTTCCATTGGCAAAGGGTGGTACAAAATTGTTTATAAACTAACAGAAGAAATAAGGAAGGTTGACAAAAATGTAAAAGTTTTGCAAGTGAAAGAGAAGATGGGTTTTATTCGTTACTACATTTCAATTCCAAAAGAAGAAGCAGTTGATAAAATTTACACATTGATTAGAAAGGCGATGGAAGAATCGGGCAAGACTTGCGAATTCTGTGGCACTAAGAAGAACATCACTACAGAAGGAAAATTTTGGATAAAAACATTATGTGATAAATGTCGAGAACAATTATGAAAACTATTTACATCGTTTATGGTAGTGAAGGAAATTACGACGATTATTACGAATATGACATCAAAGCGTTTATTTGCAAAGACAAAACAGAACAACTTGTCGAATTGCTGAAAGAGGAAGCGAAAAGAGTTATTGAACATAACAGAAAGGTGTATGAAAAACATCCTTTTCCAAAGAATGATGGAACCTTTAGAGACAGAAGGGGGAGGGCGCATGAGGGTTGGCGGGAAGAGTGGGACAGAGTAAAGAATTTGATAGAAAGTGAACTGACAGAAAACAAATATGATTCAACGACATTTCAAGATAACGTGGAATATAATATAAAAGAATTGGAATTGGATGAAACATTGCATGTAGAAATAGTAGAAAATTAAATAAAACATTGGAGAATTGAAAGAAATGTTAGACTGTGAATTTAATCCTATTGAAAATCGTCCTTTGACCCTAAAGGAATATAGGGATGGTTTGTCTCATGCCAAAGCTGTGTATATGTTGGGTGGGGAAGAACAACTTGCAGTGTGTGAACGTTGTGCTGAATTGCCTTTGTTAGTGAAGAAGTATAAAATTAAGAAGTTGATTGAGGGATAATGGAAGTTTCTTACATCATAGAAAGACTTTGTGACTGCGGATACCATGCATATATAACCGGGGGCGCGGTTAGAGATGCGCTAGCAGGCTTACCGTCTAAAGATGAAGATATAGTTACTAACGCTACACCTGAAGAAATAGAAAAAGTATTTCTTGGCCATGACGTTAAATTTGTTGGAAAACAATTTTTAGTGACATTGGTTGATGGTGTGGAAGTCGCAACATATCGCAAAGATACTTATGGTGGTTTCTCTGACAAAAATTGCGAAGTTTCTTTTGTAGAAACTCTCGGAGAAGATTTAGGCAGAAGGGACATAACTATAAATTCCTTAGCCTATTGTGAATATACAGGAGAAGTGATTGATTTATATGGTGGCCAAGATGATTTAAAAAAGAAAATTATCAAATTTGTAAATAATCCAAAAGAAAGAATTCATGAAGACCCAAACAGAATAATCAGAGCTTGCAGATTCCTTGCTAAGATTGATGGTAGATTTGAATGTAAAACTTTTGAAGCATTGTGTGAATATTCTCATTATGTCCGAGATTATGTTGCGAAAGAAAGAATCAGGCTTGAAATATTAAAAGCATTAGAATTACCAAAACCTTCTTTGTTTTTCCAAGCATTGTTTGAAATTAACGCTTTGCAATACATTTTTCCAAGCATGATTCCTTGTGCCGACCATCACCATGGCAAACATCATAGAGAAGATATTTTTACTCATCTAATGATTGTTGGTGATTCTATTTCTCCTAAATATCCTTTATTAAGATTATCAGGATATTTACATGATGTTGGTAAACCAGAATCATATTCAGATGATGGTAAATTTATAAATCATGAAAATGTTGGTGCTGAAATAATTATAAAAGAACTACAAGATTTGAGATTTTCCATAGATGAAGTTTCTAAAGTATCAAATTTGATAAAATGTCATATGTATTCAATTAAAGATATTTCTCCAAAATCAATTAGAAAATTATTAGTTTTTCTCAATGAATTAGGTTTGAATTATTCTGAATTTTTAAGATTAAGAATTGCAGATAGAATTGGTAATTTAGCTAAACCAAATTTTACTTTAAAAGAAATAAAAGAAGTCTTATTGAAATTTAAAAATGTAATTAACGAAAAAACTCCATTCAGTGTTAAAAGTTTAATGATAAATGGTGATGATGTTATGAATCTTCTTAATCTTGTTCCTGGAAAGAAAGTTGGAGAAATCTTAAAAATGTTGAATGTTGTTTGAATACGTCCTTGAAAATGGACCTGAGTATAATACTAGAGAGAAACTGCTTGAGCAATTAAGAGAGATGGGATAATGGCAAGCATTGTAGCAAACCTCGCTAAAAGAGGATTAATCAAACCTCCTTCATATGCAATTGACACCCAGTATGAAGTTATTACTGGTAGTGTTTCGTATGGTGTGTCTTCTGGTTCTTCTGACCTTGATGTTGTTGGGTTTTGTATCCCTTCTAAAGAAATTGTATTTCCTCATCTTGCAGGAATAGTTCAAGGTTTTGGTTCTCATGGAGAAAGGTTCGATCAATTTCAACAACATCACATAGAAGATAAAGAGGGAAGGAAAGAATATGATTTAACGGTTTATAATATTGTAAAATTCTTTCAATTGTGTATGGAAAACAATCCCAATATGGTGGATGCTTTGTTCGTCTCGCAAAGATGTGTTTTACATATCACTAAAATTGGGCAAATGGTTAGAGATAACAGAAAAGAGTTTTTACATAAAGGTTGTTTTTACAAATTTCGCGGATATTCTTACAGCCAATTGCACAAAGCGAGAATCAAACAACCAACAGGGAAAAGAAAAGAAATTGTAGATAAATTGGGATTTGACCCAAAATTTCTTTATCATTGTGTAAGATTATTAGATGAAACAGAACAAATACTTATTGAAGGCGATTTAGACCTTGAAAGAAATAAAGAATATTTAAAAGAAATTAGAAGAGGCGAAGTATCATTAGAAAGAGTTGAAGAATATTTTCAAATGAGAGAAAAATATCTTGAAGAAGTTTATCAAAAATCAACCTTGCCTCATTCGCCAGATGAACAGAAAATTAAGAACTTGCTTCTTTCTTGTCTTGAAGAATTTTATGGGAATTTAAACAATTGTATAAAAACACTTGGAACTACAGAACAGATTATCAATGATTTGAAATTAATTGTAAATAAATATAGTTAAACATTTCATAATGGATACATCATAATGGCCATAAAATTTAGTTGGGAGAAAATTGTTGAAGGTCGTTTTAAAATGAGTTTAGATGAAGCATGGGAACTTGAATCGGGTAAAAATAAGAATGATGAGAAAATTTGGTATCAAAGAATAGCAATTAGACATGATGGTTATATAATTTTAAAAAGTTTAGACCCGGTTCTTTTTGAGGCATGGACACCAAAACAAAAACAAACATTAAGAATTATAGCCAATAAATATCCAGAAATTGTAATAGATGAATATTATGAAGGACAAGAAGGGGCTATTGTTTTTCCACCAAAATATCTACATGAAGTTGCTGAAATATTAGGTGCTAAGAAGAAAAGAAAGTTGACTGAAATTAAAAAAGAGGAACTTGCAGACAGAATTAGGAAGTACAGATTTAAACCCTAGATTTACGCCTGAGAAAGCGTTAAAAAGGTTCAAAAACAAGAGATAATTTAAAATAGGTAGTTTGACAGGTCTTAATAAAAATTTATCAAAATCGAGGCTATTTAATTCAAGTTAGAAAGGAAAATAAATGAATAAAACCAACGTTATCAAAGTGTTAGACAGTATTTCACCTATTCTTTCAGAAGATTATGACATTATTCACTTTAATCAAGATTCAATTTACGCTGAAAACAACATGATAGGAATTTCTTGCAATCTAGATTTTGGTTTTAAGGCTTCAATTAGAGGGATTGAATTAATAAAACTTCTTAAAAAGATGTCAGGCGATGAAGTAGAATTTAAACTTACAGATAAAACTTTATCAGTCAAAGGTGGTGGTTTATCAGCCAAGTTTAAGAAATACGACAAGGAAAAAATGCCGCCAGACTTTACTGAATTGGAATTTAAGGAAATTCCAGATAATTTTATTGAAGCAATAATTGCTTGTTTGCCATCTGTATCAGACAAAGATATTCAAGGAATTTTAACTGGATTACACATTGATAATGCTTTGATGTATGGTTGTAACAATGTTTCTGTGACTGAATACGAAATACCAGATATGGATGTAACATTTACTCTTCCAAAACAAACCGCTTCTTTGTTGACCAAATTTAATCCAAAATATTATCATATCACTGATAACAAAGCCATTTTTGCCAATGAAGATAAAACTTCATTTCTATGGTCTGTGCTTATGGCTGGTGCTTATCCTGTAGAAAACATGGTAAAGTTATTGTCTAAAGAAGGTGATATTTTTTCTTTGCCAGAAGAAATAGGCAAAAGGGCAGATATTGTAAGTCTGTTTGCTTATGATGCTCAAGATGGAAGTTCATTTATTGAAGTGGATATACAAGCGGATAAGATTGTATTGGGCGGTAACAAGTCTTTTGGGAATTTAGAAGATGTAATGGAATATAAATCAGAAGGAAGCGTAAAATTTCATGTGAATTCAAGTGCTTTGGGAAGGGCATTGACAATAAATAATAAATTTGTTTGCTGTGGAAATTATTTGGTATTTGAGGATGATAAGATTCGACATCTAATTTGTTTGGTTGACCATAGTTGATAATATGGGAATATTTGATAAAATATGGTGAGGTAAGGTAAGGTTTGGTACGGTTAGGTTGGGTGGGGTAAGGTAGGGTGTGGTATGGTAAGGGTGCAAGTCTAAAGAATTAGACTTGCACAGTTTCAAAGAATTAAAAAAGGAGAAATAAACAATGTTAATGACACCACAGAATGAAGATTGGAATGAATTTTGCGCTATTCTTGAAGGGCCAGAAGGCTGCGATTTTAAGAAAGATGAAAACGACAAAATCGTATGGAAGTGTGATAGTAGTATGGATAGACCGCTTGCCAATAAAATTCTCGCTGAATATTTTCCAGAGATAGACATTGAAGGTTCGTTAGAATATTTCGATGAACATGGAGGCCTCTGTGATTGTGAAATTCTGTTTAATGTAGGTGATGAATAAAAAGGGAGATAATTATGGATTGTTTTAACAGAGTAAGGTTTGGTGCGTGTCCTTATAGATTATCAAATCCAAATTACAGTTCTGTTAATGCTGCTGCTTGTTTAAAAACAGATTGTTTGGCTTTCGCGATAAAACATGAAATTAATGAACGATCAGGAAGAACCAGAGAAAGACCTTTTTGCCAAGCCCTTAAAATTTATTTGGATTAAAAAAGGAGAAACAAAATGGGTCCAAAAACTTGTTATGAATGCAACAACAAAGATTTGTGCGCTATCCTTTTTGTTTTTCAAAAGGCGATGGAAGAAAGTCCTACGCTTCCTGTAGTGGACAGTGATGATTTTGAACATAGGCTATATGAACTGCTTGGTCAAGACTGTTTGTATTATAATTAAAGGGAGACAAATAAAATGCCTACAATTAAAATTCCAGCAGAATTGGCAAGAGATATCATTTATGATGACACGGACGAAGGAGAATTGGTTGAAGAAGAAATTTTTGATAGTGGCAGATGGTCTATCACTTATAAAGCTATAATTAAATATCAGGATAAATTTTACAAAACATTTTATAGAGTAGGCGCTACTGAAGCACAAGAAGAAAGACCGTGGGAATATGATGATGAAGCAGAGTTGGTTGAGGTTAAGCAAGTAGAGAAAATGGTTAAAGTTTGGGAAAAAGTTTAAAATGCAGTTTGATCTAATATCTCACATACAACGACAGAAAGATTTTTCTCTCAAAACCTTTGGTCCTGGTTTTCGCACTCAAGGTATTCTTGACCATATCAAAAAAGAATTGAAAGAAATTGAAGAAGAACCATATTCCATGGAATGGTTGGATGTGGTGATTTTGGCTCTTGATGGAGCGTGGAGAGCAGGTTTCACTCCAGAAGAAATTGTTAAAGTGATAGAAGATAAACAAACTAAAAATGAAAATAGAAAATGGCCAGATTGGAAATTATTTGGTCAAGATGAAGTGATTGAACATATAAAGTAGGAGGATAGATGGCAGATTTTGACAATAATAGATTTGCATCAAAAAATCAAGAATGGGAAACACCAACAGAACTTTTCAATATTTTAAATGAAGAATTTAATTTCAATTTTGATGTGTGTGCTGATGAAAACAATAAGAAAGTAAATGATTATTTTTCAGAACAAGACGATGCTTTGAGCAGAGAATGGAAGGGTATATGTTGGATGAATCCTCCATATAAAGATTTAAAATTGTGGGTCAAGAAAGCCTATCTTGAAAGTAGACACAAAGATTGTGTTGTTGTTTGTCTTGTTCCCGCTAGAACTAATACTAATTGGTTCTATGAATATTGCATGAAAGGCGAAATAAGATTTATTAAAGGCAGACCTAAATTTAAAGGGTGTGAACACGGCTTGCCACAACCACTTGCAATAATCGTATTTGGATTAGATTATCAAAATAATTATAAATCTGTAAAGTTGAAATAATTATGGCCTTTGTCCACCTCCACACCCATACAGATCGCAGTTTGCTCGATGGTGCTGCTAAAATTTCAGACTACATTGTTGAAGTTGTTCGACACAATCAAAGTCATTTGGCGATAACAGACCATGGAAATTGTGATTGCTTCCTTGAATTTCAGAAAGAGGCTTTGAAACAATCTATAACCCCAATCTTTGGTGTGGAATTCTACATCGTCCCAGACATCACTAAAAAAGAAAAATACGAAAAGAAATATCATATAACAGTTTTAGTTCAAAATAAGGTTGGGTTTACCAATGTCCTAAAAATGCTCACCATAGCCAATCTAGAAGGTCATTATTATAGACCACAAATTGATCCATCTATATTGCTTAAAAATTATGAAGGTCTAGTTTTTATGACTGCTTGTGTGTCATCTTTTATTAATATGGAAGGAGGAATTGAATTATTATTAGAATTAAATAAAAAAGCACCAACCTATCTTGAATTGATGCCGCACAATTATCCCATCCAAAAAGAAATCAATTTAAAGAAATTGGAATTGGGAAAGAAGTATAATATTCAATTTTCAGCAAGTAATGATGCGCACTACGCAAAACCAGAACATGCCCAAGCGCAGGAAATGTTGCTTGCCATCCAGAAGAAGGCTAAATGGGATGACCCAAAAAGATGGAAGTTTGATTTTGGAGGTTTATATTTAAAGTCTGAACAAGAAATGGAACAAGCGTTTATAGAACAAAATTGTGTTCCTAAAGAAATTTGGCGTCCAGCAATGGACAACACCATGGAAATCGCCAAACTATGCGAAAACTTCAAGATAAGAAAAAGAAAAGTTTCTTTGCCAAAAGTCTATGGATATGAGCACAGAGATGAAACAGAGTTGATGAGGGAAATTATTGAAAGCGGATTAAAAGAAAGAAAAATAGGAGATTACGATACATATAGAAATAGAATAGAAGAAGAATTTGAAATAATTTGTAAATTGAATTTTCAAAGATACTTCCTTATAGTATGGGAATTGATAGATTGGTGTAAGAAGAATGGGATTGGTGTCGGTCCTTGTCGTGGGTCATCAGGCGGAAGTTTAATCTGTTATTTAATGCATATTACAGATATAGACCCAATAAAATATGGTCTTATCTTTGCTCGTTTTATTTCTATCGAACGCAACGATCTGCCAGATATTGATGTTGATTACGAAGATATAAAAAGAGAAGAAGTAAAAAAACATTTAAGAGATTGTTATGGAGAATACAATGTAGCAGGAATATCAACATTTTTAACATTAAAAGGGAGAGGGGCATTACGAGATGTAGCAAGGGTTTTTGATTTACCATTAAGAGAAGTTGATTTAGTTGCAAAGGAGATAGAAACAAAATTAGACGGGGATAAACTTTGCGGACATACAATTGAAGAAGCATGTAAAAAATCTGAAATTGTCGCTTCATTTAAAAAGAAATATCCAGAAACAGTTCAACTTGCAATAGATTTAGAAGGGCAGACGAAAGCTGTCGGCCAACATGCGGCTGGAGTAGTTGTTTCTTCTGATGATTTAAGGAAAGGGGAAAGATGTAATCTTTGTATTAGAAGTGGAGAAATTGTAGTTAATTGGGACAAAGAAAATGCAGAACAAATGGGGTTAATGAAACTTGATGTTCTTGGTTTAACTTCATTGACTATTATTAATTCTTCTAAGAAGTTTATTAAAGAGAATTATGATATTGATATAGAATTAGATAAACTTACATTAGATGACAAAGAAATATATGAAGAAATTTCTAAAGGAAATAATGTAGGTTTATTTCAATTGAATTCACATGGTTTAACTGGCTTATGTAAAGAGATGGGAGTAAAAGAATTTAATGACATCGTTCTTGCAACTGCCATCTTTCGTCCAGGTGTGCTCGGAAGTGGAATGGCAGATGAATATATCAAAAGAAGGAAAAATAAAAAGGAAATAAAATATATTCATCCAAAGTTAAAAAAATATACAAAAGACACGCTTGGAATTGTTTTATATCAAGAACAAGTAATGTGGGTAATGTATGAACTTGCTGGCTTACCTTGGTCTATTTGTGATAAAGTAAGAAAAGTAATGGGTAAATCTCAAGGAGACGCAAAGTTTCAAAAATTTAAACAACAATTTATTGATGGTTGTAAAAATAATAAGACGTTATCAGAAAAAGAAGCAGATAAAGTTTGGGATACATTAGCTTCATTCTCAAAATATGGATTCAACTTAAGTCACGCCACTGCTTATTCTATGATAACTTATTATTGTGCCTATCTCAAATATTACTACCCTAAAGAATTTCTCTGCGCTTGTTTAACTTATGGTGGCGAAGATAAGAAAGCAGAATATGTCAATGAAGCAAGAAGGTTGGGTTTGGAAGTAAGCCTACCAAAAATAGATAAATCACTTGCAGATGTTTGGTATCCGAATAAAGACAGTAATATCATCTATGCGCCATTGACTGAAATAAAAGGTGTAGGGAAAACACAAGCAGAAAAGATAATTGAGCAAGGTTCAAATAAGAAAGTTGGTTTTTTCACTATCATGGATCAATCTGTTGTGCCTACCAATTCTACTGATGAATTATTGAATAAAGTAGGATTTTATAAGAAAACTTCTTTGACACAAAAAGAGTTGATGAAAGCTAGACAATATCTTAATTTTAATCCATTGACTGGTATGAATAGATTTAGTAGATTACCAAAAGATTTTGATTATTCAGACGATGATATTATTAAATGCAATTTGGAAGGATTTGAAGGTAATCTTATTGAAATAAAGAAATATGGAAAGAAGATAGAATGTGATAAATGCGAGTTGAGGAGAGAAGCAAAACAGATTGTTTTCCCATCTTTTGGACGCTATAATATAATGGCAATCGGGGAAGCACCCGGATCACGAGAAAATGAAGAAGGAATTGGGTTTGTAGGTGATGCAGGAAAAGATATTCTTTGGCCAGAATTGAAGAAGCATAATTTAGTTAGAGACATGTTTCACCTAAGCAACATCTGCAAATGCTTCCCTGGGAAGAAAATCAAAACGCCAACTAAAAATCATATAAAAATTTGTTCTGAACATATTATAGATGAAATTAATAATTTAAAACCAATAATGATTCTTGCTTTTGGTAATACTAATGTTAAATTTTTCAAAGAACAAGATGGTGGAATTACCGCTTTGAATGGAACTACTGAATGGTCAGATAAATTCCAATGTTGGATTTCATTTTGTGTGCATCCAGCATCATGTCTCTATCAACCATCAAATAAAGAACTATTTGAGAAAGGAATAAAGAATTTCGCAGATAAAATAAATATGATTGGTGGTAATTGGTTAAGGAAAAATAAAGAACAGAAATCCAACAGAAAATGTCCTTATGGTGGTAAATTTGGGATAGATAACAACGAGTATGAGGAATGTGAAGTATGTAATATTTGGCTTGATTGCACTAAAATTGCTATGAATGATGATTTTAAATGAACATATACTTTGCAGCGCCGCTATTCACAATGGCAGAAAAGGAATGGAATAAGAAACTTGCAACTGCCATAGAAGAAAAAGATAAAGACATCAACATCTTTCTACCACAAGAAAATTCTGTATTTGATGAATATGGCGAATTTCTTTCAAAAGAAACATTTGATTCTGATTTGAAGGCCATAAACAAATCCGATTTGGTATTGGCGATTCTTGATGGTTCTGATGCTGATTCTGGCACTTGCTATGAATGTGGTTATGCTTATGCCAGTGGAGTAAAAATTCTAGGTATAAGAACAGATTTTAGGTCTGGTGAAGAAGAAGGTCTGAATGTAATGTTAAAACACGGAGTTGACGATTTAATATTCTACCCTTGTAATAATAATCCACATTTGAACCCACCAGATATTGATTATTTAGCATGGATGATAATTGAAAGAATAAATAGTTTGTTTGGAGAAAAGTTATGACCAAAGAGAAAGTACAAGAAGTTATAAAGAAGTATAGAAATTTATTTGATACTCTTAGAGAACACGACCATTCTTGGGAACATCTACATTGGATGACTTATCAAATGGAAGATATGTTATTTGAAGAAGATAACATGGAAAAAGTCATGAGATGGCTTGATTTTTTGCAAGGTGTACTTTTTTGTAAAGGAGTTTATACAATCGAACAATTGAAAGAACACAATAGGAATAAGAAATGACTTATGTGTAGAAATATTATAATTTTGATAAATGTCATAGGATTTTTAATTACTTTTGTTTGGATATGTATATTAGGATATTATGATAAAGACGAATTTAATGGTAATCTTTTAGGCATAACATTAAACGCTTTTATTTGTAGTTTAGCTTGGCCTATCTTTATGATTATGGGACTTATTGAATTTATTGACACAAAAAATGGTTAAAAATTATGACCTATGATACTGGTTTTCAAACTTTATGTCCAGAATGTGGTTTTTTGGCTGATAATTATCAAATAAGATGTTTTGGAAGATGTAAAGATTGTCAAGATAAGAAAGACAAAGAAAACAAAAAGGAGAAATAAAAATGGCTACAACTTACACAGATGCACCAATCGAAGAAATGGCAAACAAACTGATTGAAAAGTATGAAGAACTTGAAGATTGCTTTGATGCAAAAATAAAATTTCTTTTCAAAGAAAGCGAAAAGTCTTCCTACATCGGCAAATGCAGTAAGGCGACAGGTAAATGGAAATTCTTGACAGGCGACCTTGATTATGTAGTAGAAGTGTGGGAACCCTTTTGGAATGTGGCTACAGACAAACAAAAAGAAGCCTTGTTATATCACGAACTAAGACATATTGAAAAGAAAATCAAAGAGAATGATGATGGCGAAGAAACGGTAACATGGAAGGTTCGGAAGCATCATGAAGAAATTTTTGCAGATGAGATAGAACATTTTGGTGCATGGAATGACGGCCTCAGCAATCTTATGGGTGCTTTCTTGGCACAAAACATTGGGAAAAGATAATGAAAATTAGATGGGAAGTTGAAGATGGTTATGTTGGCAAATCAGGACCACATTATCTTGAAATAGACGATGATGAGTTGGAAGGTTTGTCAAAAGAAGAAACAGAAAGTTATATCAACGATTCTGTTCAAGAAGAATTTGAACAGAATGTTTATCCTGTGTGGGAAATTGTGAAAGAATGAAAGTTGGTTCATTGTTTTCCGGCATAGGTGGTCTCGAACTAGGCCTTGAATGGGCCGGGATGGAAGTAATTTGGCAAGTTGAATGGGATTCATTTGCCAGAAAAGTTTTGGAAAAACATTGGTTGGGAGTGCCTAAATATGAAGACATCAAAACAGTGGACTTTAAATCTTTGCCTAGGCCAGACCTCATTTGCGGAGGGTTCCCTTGTCAACCCGTGTCTTGTGCAGGGAAAAGACAAGGTGACAAAGATGAAAGGTGGCTCTGGCCGGAGTTCTATAGAGCCATTTGTGAAACTCAACCAAGATGGGTCTTGGTTGAGAATGTTCCCGGCTTACTCAATATTGACAATGGTAGATTATTCGGAAGAATACTTAAAGACTTGGCCAAAAGCGGGTATAATGCAGAATGGGATTTGCTCCCAGCAGCAGCCTTTGGTGCCCCACATTTACGGTATAGGCTCTTTCTTATTGCCTACCCCCAGAGTTTTCATGATATACAATGCTTTGAGGAAAAAGACAGAAGGGAACTGGAAAAACATTTTGAATCTGGAAGATGTGCTGCACAGAAATGGGTTCAAGTTGCAACCAAATTTTGTGGAGTGGATGATGAAATTTCCAAAAGATTGGACAAAGACAGATTGAAATGCCTTGGAAATGCAGTTGTCCCTTCAGTTGTAGAATGGATTGGAAAAAGAATTATTGAATGTAATAATAAGATTGAAATTAATAAAGAAATAGAAATAATAAAGAAATAGAAGTAATAAAGGAATAAATAATGTTTGACTACAACAATATGTTAAATCTTGGTAATGGCATATCGTCTATGGCTCAACAATATGATTTGTTGCATAAACTTGATAAATGTTTTGAATTATTAAGTGGATGGCAACAACCAGTACATAGAAGATTAACAGGAAAAGAAGAACGTCAACGAAGGTTTGATGAAATTTTTATCAAAACATTTATCAAAGATGTTGCTATGGCTTTAACTGGTGACAGAATAGAATTTATAAAGGAATAAATAATGCCACTACATTTGTCAATGCGTCCTGATTCACTACAAGGCCTTCTTGGCAACGAACATATCAAAGAAAGTTTAAAGAATATTTTTGAGAGTGAAGATAAACCAAGAACTTATTTGCTTTATGGTAAAACCGGTACAGGCAAGACGAGCCTATCTCGCATCATAGCCAAAGAACTTGGTTGCAATATGGAAATGGATTTCCAAGAATTAAATATAGCAGAAGCAAGGGGGATAGATTCTGCTCGTGCCATTATGGAAGATATGAGATATTTTCCAAGAGGTGGACCAATCAAAGTTTATGTATTGGATGAAGTTCAAGGCAGCGTGTCAGGCTTCCAAGAGGCTTTGCTTAAACCGCTTGAAGATACACCATCTCATGTAGCTTTCATCCTAACGACTACTGATCCACAAAAATTAAAGGCCACTATTCGCAATCGTTGCAGCCAATTTGAACTAATGCCTTTGCCAACAGTCTTAATCAGAAAATTACTTAATAACGTCTTGGAAAAAGAAGGCGTAGAAACATTTCCAAAAGAAGCCATTAATATAATTTCTGAATTGAGCAATGGTTGTCCAAGAGACGCTTTGCAACTTCTTAACCAAGTCATAGATATACCAACAGATGAAGGTGTCATAGCATTTCTTAAAGAAAAGAAAGCATCTGAGGAAGCAACTGAAAGTCTTGCCAAATTATTGTTGCAGAAAGCAGATTGGAAAGAAGTATCTAAGGCGTTAAAAGCGATGAAAGAGCAAGATTCAGAAAAGACAAGAAATGCCGTATTGGGATATTGTAGTAAGGTATTGTTAGATAATGGGAATAAGAGAGCAGGGATGATCATGGATATTTTTGCATCTCCGATGTATTCATTTAATTTATTGGTATTGGCCAGCTATAAGGTGATATTGTGAAGGATGTTCATTTTAGCTCTGAGTCTAATGAATGGGAAACTCCAGAAAAACTTTTTGATCAATTGAATAAATTATATGGACCATTTGATTTAGACCCATGTGCTACTAATAAAAACTTTAAATGTGATAAATATTATACTAAAGAAGATGATGGATTGACCAAAACTTGGTTTGGTAAAGTATTTATGAATCCACCTTATGGGAATCAAATTAGTAAATGGATTGAAAAAGCATATAATGAAAGTTTAAGAGGTATTGAAATTGTTTGTTTAATACCAGCAAGAACTGACACTTCATATTTTCATAAATTTTGTCTTAGATACGGAACCATAATTTTTTTAAAAGGAAGAATAAAGTTTAAAAATAGAAATTTTAAAATTAATTCAGCACCATTTCCTTCTATGATTGTGATTTTTCCAAAAATAGAAATTAAAGAAAACCCAAAATTTTATCAACTAACTTTGAAAGATTTATCTTAAATCAAGCGGGAATAGCTCAATTGGTAGAGCGCAGACCTTCCCGGTCTGAGGTTGAGTGTTCAAACCACTCTCCCTGCTCCAATTTCAAGAGTTTAAAAATTCTGCCTCTAGAGTACAAAAAATTGAACTTTTCACTTGCGCTCACCTTCCAGAAATTCTATAATATAGTCAGGAGAAAGAAACACCTTGAAACTTCTAATCAAGCATTTCCCACAAATTCCCTGCAAGCCGTTTGAAGTCCCAGTAGAAAGCATTGAAGAAGCAGTCAGAATTATGGATATCTTGGCTGATTATGACTTGTTCCAATTCTACAATAAAATCAAACCAGACTATGCGAATATTACTGGTCTTTATATGTGGAATGATGAGGAAAAAGATTGGGAAGATTGGTATATTGAATTAGATGGTAATTACTTTGATGATCCACAGGAATATCTGGAATATTTAGAAAATAAAAAGGAGGAATAAACATGTTGGGCTCCTATTTCGACCCAGAGTTTTTCTGCCCTTCTTGTGATTGGGTTGGGGAATGGGAAGAAACTATTCAAGAAAATAAAGTTTTGAAAATTGGTATTTCTAAAATTAATAAGTGTCCACAATGTCTTACAGAAGTTAGAGAAATAAATCCAAAAGACAACAAAAGATACATAGAAGATATATAAAAACTTTAACTATATAACAGGAGAAATTAATTAATGCCTAAATTTAAAGTGCGCCATTTGATGTTTGTTCCTTATTGGGTCTATACCGAAGTTGAAGCAAAAAGTGTAGATGATGCCATTGAAGAATGGAACGAATCAGAAGAGCCAGGAGAAATTGATTTTGACAATATGCCAGAAGATATTGATTTTGTTTATGACTTTGACGCGGCTGAAATAGAAATAAATGGTGAGTTTTGTCCTATCTATGAGTCTGAAGATGATGAAGATGGAATTGTGGGGAATGCGTGATGGAAAACGATTATGCTAAAGATATTTTTATTGATGAAAACGATCTTGTAGGTGAGTGGTTGGATCACGGAAATAGAGTTTATCATTATAATAAACTTTCTGCCAACGCCAATGATGAACGCGATAGGGCTAAAGAAAAATTAAGTGTTGTTGAATCGGAACTACTACTCAAAGTGAAAAGTGATCCTGAAAAATTTATTCCAAATATTGCTATTAATAAGATAAGCGAAGCTACATATTCTGCTTGGATAAAAACACAACCGGAATATAAAGAAGCATTGGAAGATTATCTTAAGAAAAAACACAATAGCAGCATCTTGGGCGGGGCAGTAAACGTTTTTGATTCACATAGAAAATACGCCTTGAGCAACCTTGTCAATATGTTGCTTGCGGGATTTTTTTCTGTTCCAAGAGTGAAAGATGAATTCAAGAAAGAGGTTGAAGAAGATTGCAGAAAGGTTCAACTTGAAGGACTAAAAGATATGGGACCACAACTAAAAACATTGAAAAGGAAGAAGAGAGATGCAGGAGCAAATTAATTTAATAATTAATCAAATAGTTGATGTTGTTGAAAACATCGGCGAAAACGAAAAGTTGTGGACTTCGCTCACCAAAATAATGAATAGAGCGAAGAGCAGTGCAATTGAAGTTGGTGCTACAAACAAAGAAGCAATCGCTTTTGCTTTAAGACTTGGTGAACAATTTCAAATTGCTAAACCAACATAATTGATTATGAAACACATAGACTATTCAATTATGCAACAAAACGGAATGGTGGAATATCCAGATGGCGAATGTTCGCATGGTTATCCAGAAGACATAGATTGCCCAGATTGCATTGAAGACAAATATAATGACGAAATTATAGCCTTAGAGGAGGAATTAAACAATAGAGATAAATTACTTTTAAAAATAAAGGATTTCTTATTTGGTTTATCTACTTCAACAAAAGCAATTGGTTTATGGGAAGAAATAGAAGATTTGCTTCCTGAAGACGAGAGGGAACTTTAAATTTTAAGGAGAAGAAGCATGAGTTTATCAGAAGAACAAAGAAAGAAATTGTATGATGACCACTCTATGGACGGAGCACACCAACAATCTTACAACAGCAGGGATGCAGGTGGTTTCAAAGGTATCTTTGACAGGGAAAAATGTCAGAAGTATGGAGTCAATTTTTGGAAGCCACAAGCGGGTGAACATTTAATTGACATTCTTCCATATCTGTCTGGTGAAAATGCGCCTTATGTGGATGGGGTAAAAGCTAAACCCGACTCTCCAGCTTATGTAGTGGACATCTATGTGCATCAACGGGTCAATGTAAACAATGACCAGTATATTTGTCTTACCAAGTCATATCGCAAGCCTTGTCCTATTTGTGAAGCGATGGAAAAAGGCGATTATTCCGCGGAAGAATTGGATGAAATGCGTCCTAAACGCAGAACCATTTACGCCATTATGGATTTGGACGCTACTTCTAAAGGAATTCAAATTTGGGAATTGGCTCACTGGTTCATGGAAAAGAAATTGCAGTATCGGGCCAAAAGACCTCGCGGCGGCGGATATGTAAACTACTCTCATGCCAAAAACGGAAAGTCAATTGCTTTTTCTATTACTGGAAGTGGGTTGAAAAAAGCGTTTGAAGGCCACGACTTCATTGATAGGGACGGACCCATTGACGAAGAAATTCTAGCTAAAGTTCCTTGCCTAGATGACTTGCTTCATATCCCGGAATATGATGAAGTCAAGAGAGCGTTTGAAAGTATGCAAGAAGAAGAACCGGAAGAAAGACAAGAAAGAGAACCAGAACCAGAAAGAACAATGAAGTATGCGCCAGAACCAGAACATGAATATCCTGGTGATAAGAAAGAAGTAAAAGAAGCTGCAACAAATGAAAGCAATAAATGTCCAATTGGGGTGACATTTGGGGCGGACTTTGACCAATACGAAGATTGTGATGAGTGCATTGTCCGCATTGAATGTAAACGAGAAAAAGAAGGACCGCCTAAAGATAATGTAACACCGATGCCGCGGCGCAGAAAGAAAGAATAAAGAGAAACTTTTTCTACTGACCTATTGACAAATTTTGGGAAAAATTCTACAATAAAGGTAGTCAAAATTTCCATTTCCCATCCTCCTAAACCCCTAACCCTGTCCCATCTGAAAATGGTGGGGCAGGAACTTTATGGAGTTTATAATGCCACCAAGAAAGAAAACAGATGATGTTGTAAATCAAATCAAAGAAGTTGCAAATAGTCCTGTGAGAAAAGATGATGAACGAGTTGAGTTTTTGAACAGTGGTTCAACTTTATTAAATTTAGCTGCTTCACAAAAAGGTAAAGATGGTGGATGGGCGCGAGGGAGAGTAATTAATTTGGTTGGTGATTCTAGTTCTGGGAAAAGCGCCCTTGCATTAGAAGTTTGTGCTCAAAGTCTTTACAATATTAAAAATATAGAATCTAAAATATATCCAAAACCTCAAAAGGTTTCAATAGTTTACAACAATGTTGAAGGCGTAATGGATTTTCCAATTTCACAAATGTTCGGTGAGAAATTTAATAATGAAATCGAATGGATACAAACACCAACTTGTGAAGGTTTTGGTAAAGATTATCAACAAAGAGTCCGTAATTTAAAATCTGGAGAATTTCTTTTATATATTTTAGATTCAATTGATGCTTTAACAACAGAAGCTTCTTCAGAAAGAATGGATCAACTTTTAACCGATAAAAAAGTTGGTGGTTCTTATGGTTTAGAAAAACCAAAATTTTTTTCAAGTGAATTTTTCAATCATTTATGTGGAATAATGAAAGGAAAAGATTCAACACTAGTTTGTATCAGTCAAGTTAGACAAAATATTGGCATAATGTTTGGGGAAAAACTTACAAGAACTGGTGGGAAAGCTCTAGATTTTTATGCACATCAAGTTTGTTGGTTGGCAACCATTGAAAAAATGAAGAAAACTTTTCGTAATCAAGATAGAATTTATGGAGTAAAAATAAGAGCACGTTTTAAAAAAAATAAAACAGCAATACCTTATAGAGAATGTGATTTTAGTATTATTTTCAATTTTGGAATTGATGATGTCAATTCAATGTTAGATTTTTGTTTTGGTCCAAAAAGCAAGGAAATGACTTGGAATGACCAAGAAATGAAACGAGGAGATTTAGTAGAATTAATTGACAACTCAAAGGAGGATTATTTACTGCTACAAGAACTGACTGAAAAAATTTGGCATGAAATAGAGGAGGGAATAAAACCACGAAGAAAAAACAGGTTTATTGATTGAGGTTAGGTTTGGTTAGGTGGGGTCCGGTAAGGTGAGGTAAGGTGAGGTGTGATGAGGTTGGGTAAGGTGGGGTGAGGTAAGGTATGGTAAGGTACGGTATGGTAGGCTAGGGTGAGGTATGGATTTTGCGACTTAAATTTGAAAGTTGTTTTGAAACTCAATTTCGGGAAGAACTTGAAAGTCGTGGATTCATAAAGAATAAAGATTTCATACAAGAATTTCCAGTTCGGTATCCAACCCGAATAATCGACTTTGTATTTTATGACAAAAAGGTTGGTGTTGAATTGGATGGTCCACATCACATTGGTAAGAAAAAGTATGTTGACAAGTGGAAAGATGAAAAAGCAATAAAACAAGGATGGGTTATTGTAAGATTTGATTTGGAGCAAATGAAAGATATCAAGAATTGTGTTGATATGGCTTTAAGTTTGATTAAATGAATTTTATGGTGCGGTTGGGTCTGGTGTGGTACGGTTTGGTCAGGTATGGTCAGGTAGGGTAAGGTATGGGTTTTTCTATACTCAAATTAAAACAAGATGGAGAAACAAATCATGGAGTTGACAAGAATTAAAGTAACAGTTCATGGAACAAAACCTCTTTTGGTGCATCGTTTTGCGGAAGAAGAAAGCGGCAAATCCAGGAAGAAAGCAACTGAGGATTCAAAAACGCAGGCAGAAAAGGCTCTTTACACAAATGCAGATGGACCTTATGCACCATCTTCTTGGTTTGAAGGAGCTATGGTTAAAGCCGGTGTAAATTTCTCGTTGCGCGGCAAGAAAACTTACAAAGATTTGGTTAAAAGTGCGGTTGTGGTGACACCAGAAGAAATTCCTCTACGCAACGAATGGGAAGTAGATTCTCGTCCTGTTGTGATTAGCGGCAGGATTATGCGCCATCGTCCTAAATTTAAAGAATGGTCGGCAGAATTCACAGTTGAAATTACAGACCCGCAATTACCAGCAAATGTCTTGCAAGACATTTTGAAAGATGCAGGACAATATTGTGGCGTGGGTGACTACAGACCCAAGTTTGGTACTTTTGAAATTGTTGAATTTAAAGAAATTTAATTGATAATTTATGTAGCAATAAAATTTAATTATTCTATTGCTACATAAAAACAAGGTGGGCAGATTAATGTACAAAATATACAAATACCCGTTTGAAATCAAAGATGAATTCATCATTGAGATGCCTTATGATTCAAAGATTCTCAACGCCTTTTGCCAAAATGATATTCCTTGTATGTGGGCATTAGTTAATCCACAAAGAAAATTACAAAAACGTAAATTCACCATTATAGGTACAGGGCATCCAATTGAAGAAACTTACAATTTAGAACATATTTCAACTTTTTCACAATCTGATGGCAAATTCATCTGGCACCTTTTTGAGATAGTCTAATGCCAGAAGATGACAACAAGAAATTTGAAACCATAGCGATTTCAGCGGATTTGATAGCTGAACAATTATTAATCGGTTTTGGAACTATGGATGTTGATGCAGCAAGCAGTTTGCAATTGGGAATGGTCAAGGCTTTGGCTGTGATGTGGGCAGCTTGTTCCAATGGTGATTCCAATGAAATATTTCATAAAATAATGGAAGCGATGCCGCCATTAGCAAATTTAAAACAAGCAGGGTGGGTGCAATAATATGGATAAATTAAAAAAGATTTTTTCAGAAATTGAACCGAAAAAGATTCCTCCAATCCCAAAACACATAAGAAAAATATTGGATGATTATTCTGATATGGTGGACAACGCATTAAAGAAAGGTGAAGAATATAGAAAAAATTCAAAGGACAGATTCTAATGGATTACGAATATTATTTTTCGATGTGCGACAAAGTAGCGGAAAAAAGCAAATGTTTCAGTCGTAAAATTGGTGTTCTTGTAATGACACCAGACCTTAGTATTATAAATACAGCGTATAATGGCCCAGCACGAAAAGTAAGTCATTGTGATAGTCAAGAACGATTACAATGGCTTGAAAAACAATTGAAAGATACCCATGTTGGAGCGGTAGATTTATATTTATTGGACAATGGCTATGGAACAAAGTGTCCTCGTCAAATATTAAAATTTAAAAGTGGAGAAGGATTACATCTATGTCAGGCTGCACATGCGGAAAGAAATGCAATTGCAAACTGCGCTAGAGAAGGAATAAAAACAAAAAATAACTGGATGTTGATGAATTGTAGCCTTCCTTGTCAAGAATGTTCCAAAGGAATTATTGGTGCAGGTTTTTCAAAAATAATATGTGTTGAAGGTGATGATTATGACAAAGGAAGCCGGTGGATTTTAGATCAAGCTGGAATTGAAATAGTTCAAATAAAAAGACAAAAAATATAAAAAGAGAGGAATAAACAAATGAATTTTACGCCTGAAGAAATTAAAGAATTGGAAGAGGCGGTTGGTGTTTATCTTGAAATGGCCAAAGTTGTCAAACCAGTAGCAGAAGATATCGTTGATAGTATTTTGCAGTATGGACCTGTTTTAAGAAAATTGTTTGATGCCATCATAGATTATCAAAACGAAAGAACCATTGCGACTATCAAACAATTTAAAGAAGCCGGTCTTGAACTTCACAACGATCAGATTCTTGCTTTGGTTCTTGGAAATAAAATGAGTTTTACTGACGTGTTGAAAAATATCAATTTTCAAAAATAAGGAGGAATAATGAACATTTCCAAAGGCAGCAAATGGTATAAAATATTCATGTGGTCATTGAGTATTTGTGAATCGTTTACTGGAAAACATTTATCATACAAATACCAAAATGGAACAAACCTTTGCCATATGATGCGAACCATATTTGTTTACATACCGTTGATCTTTTTGTCCCAGTTGTTGGTGTTGGGCGCGGCATTTTCGGTTTTAATTTACGTGCCGTTTAAATGGTTCGGAGCATTAACTTGGCTTGGTTTGATATTGGCAATAGTAGTTGGGTTTATTCTATTGTTTTCTCTTTTCATGGGTGGAGACAAACTTAAAAACAAGTTTGAAAGATGGTGTGATGAAAAAGAACCAAGTCTTGTTTGGGAATGGATCAAAGCAAAGAAACATAAAATTTGTCCGTTGATCCAGTGGGAGAACAATCATGAGTAAATGGATAATGCCTCTTCCGGCTGTCGGAATCGCTCTCTTTGTAATCCCTTTTATCTTCGCGATTCAATTTGCTGTCCATCAAGATTATAAAATTTATGAAGGTCCGTGCTCATTTGTTGAATGGTCAACAGACAGTTTTAGATTGAAAATGAAGGTTAAATTTGACAATGGCAAAGAAGGAGAAACCTCTGACAAGAAAGCCTATCTACTTTTGGAAAAAGGTAAAACCATGATTGGTGAGTTGAAAATTTCTGGCGATGTTGATTTGAAAGAGCCTAAAGAAGAAAAGATTAAAGGATAATTAATATGCTACCAAGAAGCGGTTATCAACCAGAAGAAGAACTTGATTTGACGAATCCACCACAAGGTGATTCTGGTATTGATTGGCAAGAAATATTTTCCCAAACAGAAAAGAGGTCTCCTAAATTTTTTCAGATGTTGGTCAAGGCGGCTGACATCCACAATCGAAAAAACGCAAATTACGCAGGTTTGGGAAACGACCCGTTTGCCAATTTCAGAGAAGCGGAAAAATACGCTTGCCCTTCTTGCGGTGAAAAAATTCCAGCATGGCTCGGAGTAGCCATACGTATTTCGGACAAAACCAGTAGAATCAACAACTTGCTTGGTGGTATTCCAGATATGGTTGGAGAAAGCCTTCTTGACACCTACACAGATTTAGGGGTTTATTCCAAAATTTTCTGCATTCTTTACGAAGAATGGGAAGAGAAAAAGAAGAAAAAACTCTAAAAATTTCTTGACAACCCGATTCTAAGGTTTATAATAGAGGCAAATCTTTGAAGGAGGAACCTGAAAATGAAAACCCTATTCCTGATTTTGCTTCTATGTCTGCTTGCAAGTCCCGCATGGCCCAGAGACCACAACAATTATGTAATCAGAGACAAGAATTATACTGTCAAAAATTATGTCAAAGATGGAAAAATTTATGATAAGAATTACCGTCTTGAAGGTTACATAAGTCCTAATGGCACTATCAGAGATAGAAATTATAAAACTGAAGGTTATCTTGACAGGAATAGAAGTGGCGGTCGCAAAGGGCGAAACAAATGAGAATTTCTGCTTACATTGTCATAATCGGTTTTGTCCTTGTACTGGGTGGATGGATTTGGTTGGTGAATGATGTAGAATCCAAAAAACCAAGAGGTTTGAGTCCAAATCAGCAAGTAATGCTTGATAATGAAATATCAATCAAGAAAAAGATTTATGGTGATAGGAGATAAATTATGATTAATCTTTACATTACCAAATGCCATTAGAAGAGAATAAAAAGTTTACAGCATGGTTAGGCGAGTCCGGGCGATGCTAGGTAGGGCATGGCCAGGCGGGTCTAGGTGTGGCAGGTTGTGGCGAGGATTTAAAAAACGAAAAATCTAACACAAATAAAAGGAGGAACAACAAATGAACTTGGTACTGTGTAAATACAAAATTACTGGCTTATTTCCACTTTTAACCCACAGTCCTGCTGGAATGAGGCAAGCGGCCAATGCGCCAAAAGTCAAGAAGATTCCATCGCCAGAAGATGAAGCACAAGCTGGTTTGTATATTGATAATGATGGAAATTATTGCATCCCGTCTATTGCTTTTCGTTCAGCTTTATTGAATGGATTGAAAGGGAAAAAGATTGGCAAGGTGGGTGCAATTTCAGTGTTTCAAGCTGCGGTTTTTAACGTGGACGAATTGAGTCCATTAGTTGACCCTGAAACTGGGCGAGCATTAAGGGAATATACGATCGACACTCGTAGAGCTATCGTGCAAAGACAAGGAATTTTAAGAAACCGTCCAAGATTTGAAAAATGGGGATGTAATGTTTTTCTTCAAATCGACTTGGAAATAACCACACCTGAGCAAGTAGAAGAAGCATTGAATACGGCTGGTCAAATCATTGGCGTGGGTGATTTCCGTATTGAAAAGAGAGGAATGTTCGGTAAGTTTCAAGCCGAATTGGTTGAATAAAAGATTTTAAAGATTTGTGGCAAGGCGAGGCTGGGCTAGGCGGGGCTAGGCGGGGCTAGGCGGGGCTAGGTATGTCAAGGCGAGGTTTGAAAAAGAAATTAAGAACAAGAAATATAATGATTTTTCGCGGCGGGGTGGGGCGATGCCCGGCCCGGCATGGTAAGGCAAGTTAAGGCGAGGGTTTTCAAACAAAACAAAGGAGAATAAATATGCTAATCAAAGCAGCAGAATTGATTGAGGATTTCAGTTTATATCCACGTTCCCAAGTGGACACAACACATGTAAGAAATATTGCAGAAGCAATGATGGCAGGAGAAAAATTTCCGTCTATCATCATTGATGAACAAAATAGGATTATTGATGGCTTCCATCGGAAAAGAGCTACATTGAGGGTTTTTGGAGATGAGGCTGATATTGAAGTAGAAGTTCGACAATATGTTAACGATAAAGAAAGATTTCTTGATGCTTTGAGATATAATTCAAGACACGGTAAGGGAATAACTGGAGTTGAACAGACAGGAGCTATTTTGAAGGCTCAAGGTTTCAAGATTGACCCTAAATTTATCGCTTCTGCTTTGGGAATCAGCCAAGAAAGAGTCAAAGAAATCGTGCAATGTAAAGTCGGGAACATTCGCCAAGGTACGACTGCTCATGGAGACCCAGTTCCTCTAAAACGCTCTATGCAGCATTTTGCTGGGAAAGAAATGACTGTTGAGCAAGTTAAGGTGAATGATATGGCTCCCGGCACGCCACAATCTCTTCTTATCAATCAACTTATCGGATTTATTGAAAGCGGTAGTTTACAACTGGAAAATGAAAAGATTGTTAATGGACTCATCCATTTGAAGGAACTTTTAAATGGATTGGTTTTGGAAAAAGCGGTTTGAAATAATTAAAGATTTGGCTCGGCTTGGTTGGGCGCGGCTAGGCTATGCGCGGCTTTGCGTGGCAGGGCAAGGCGTGGATTTATCATCACAAAGAACAAATTTGAATTAAGTGAAACAGGAGGAGGTAATTTATGATTAATCTTTACACGAGGTTGGCCTATGTTAGACGACCCGAGTGAGATGGACACTAAAGCTGACGGCCTTCTTATGGCTGATTTTAACAATAACCCTTTACCCGATGGCAACCTCCAGCCAACCTTTAAAAGAAACGACTATGTTGCCAACTCGGAAGTATCAAAAGCAGGAACCTTCAATTATTGTGATTAAGGCTTTGATTTGCGCTTCTGCAATTAAACATAAAGTTAAGCCAGAGGAATTAATGGCATTAGCTCACATTGAATCTCGCAAAGGTAAAAAAGAATTTCGTGTGGGATTAACTGGTAGATACTATTTGCCGATGGGTATATACAAAGGGTGTAAAACCGAAGATGACAAATCAACTTTAAGTGGCAATATTGAAATTGGAGCAAAAACATTGTCTAGACTTATCCACAGAAGAGGAAGTCTAAAAAAGGCGCTTCAAAAATACAATGCCAGTTTCAATTCCAGTTATTGGAACGAAGTAAGAAGAGCATCCAAGAAATATAAACATGAACTTAAACATGGATTTTTAACCCAATAAAGGAGGAATAAGAAATGAAGAAAATGGTTGAAGGTCTTTTGGTGGAAACTTTTCCCAACGAACAAATTAGGGCTTGGTGTACAAGAAGTCGTCTATGTGGTCAGGGATCGGATGGTAATTGTTTTGAATTTGACGACCCAGACAAAAGAAATTTATCTAAAAATACTAAATCTTTAATAAAAGAACTTTGTTTTATCAATGGAATCAAAAAAGCGAGTTGTTGGCCTTATGAAATAAGAATTGAAAAGGCTAAAACCTATACTTGGGAAGAACTTGAACCAATCATCTTATATCTGATGGTTAAATATGAGGTTTATGCTGAGAGGTAGATAAAAATCGGTGTGGCGGAATGGTAAAGGCAATAGATTGCTAATCTATCTGGTGTCAAAGCCGCGAAGGTTCGAATCCTTCACTTACCACCATTTTAAAATGTGGACTCGTAATTCAGTTGGTAGAAGCCTCAACTCATAATTGAGTAGTCTCCCGTTCGAGCCGGGACGAGTCCACCATAAATAAAAGGAGGTTTGATATGGGAGATAGGTATGAATTCAGTTTAAACTGCACAAGATGTTTATATAACAACCAAGTTTATTATGCGCCATCTTCTGGTTTCACTACATTTAAATGTGAGATGTGTGGACAATTTCATAGGATACAATTAGGATTTACTGCTATTCCTATAACCGAAGAAGAATATAATAATCCAATATGTGAGGAATAACTTATCTCGAATCTACATTTATTGGTTAAACAAAACCAACAAGAAGTTTTTAAATTTTGATTATGTTTAATGAAATTTAAAAAAGGAGAAATCTAATGAGAGATAAAATCTGTGTAGCCCTTGATGTTCCAAGTCCCGAAGCAATTCAGTTAATAGAAAAATTAAATGGTAAAGTAGGATGGTGCAAGATCGGTCCTGCTCTTTTGACTACGGAAGATGGTCTACGATTGGCAGTTTTTGCTAAAGATCATGGATTTAAAACCTTTCTTGATTTCAAATTTAAAGACATCCCTTCTGTGGTTACTAAGGGTATCAAAAATCTACACGGTATTGCCGATTTGATCACTGTTCATATTGATGGTGGAATTACTATGTTGAAAGAAGCAAAACAAGCAGCAGGTGATAATATCAAAATAATTGGTGTTACCTTACTCACTAGTCTTGGGAGACAAGATTTGGAAGATTTTGGCTATGACAATTCCAGAACCTCAGAAGTCCAAGTTATTCAAATGACCCATCTTGCAATTAAATCTGGTATCGATGGTATAGTTTGTTCTGCTCAAGAATTAGGTAGGGTGAAGGCAAATAATTCACAATTGTTTTGTGTAACTCCAGGCTTAAAAATGCCTCAAGGAGATGATCATGAAGACCAAGCGAGAACTGGCAACCCTCGTTGGGCCTACCAGCAAGGAAGTGATTTATTGGTTATGGGTCGAGATATTTATGAAGCCAAAGACCCTGTAAAACAAGTGGAGTCTATTGTAAAATTGTGTTTAGGGAATTAAATAATTTTATAATAAATCATATGTCTTACTAAGGAGGACTTAACACAAAGGAGATTTACCATGATCGGAGCAAGACTATTCATGGCTAATAAAATTGCAGAAAAAGTATGGTGGAAGTATCATGGAGAAGATTATCAGCATTGGGAATATGGAGACCCTTGGTTTTGCAATCGCATAGTTAATACTTTCACATTTCCACCTGTTGGAATATACAGAAAAACAAGAGTATTTTGTAGCAGTCCTTGGTGTTGCGGCAATCCAAGAAGGAAAAAGAAAGGTAAAGACAGATTGACTTTGCAAGAAAGGAGGATGATATGAAGCCGGAAGAAAAGTTGGAATTGATTAAAAAATGGCCATTAGGAGTCGGAGATCGTTTTACTTTTATTCCAACAGAAAAACAACAAAACGACCATAAATTTTTATCACTCGTGAAAGAAATAGAAAAAAGTAGAAGAGGTGATGTTTAATTCTAAATGGAGAAAATTAAATGGAACCAGAAGAAAAACTTGAACTGATTAAAGAAGCATTGAAAGATTGGAGGAATGGAAGTTTACATGAAACTTCTTGCCTTATTGCTATTGATGGAATAGTTAATGGTCTTGGAAAAATTACAAAAGAAGATATTGAATGGGGAAAGAAATCTATTAAAGAAATGGAAGAAAGATGAGAACTATGAGTGAAATAAATTGCGTAAACAGCGGGCATAGATTAAGTCCAGTTGCTTATCACTATGTAAATAAAAATACTATGGTGCCAATTGTAGTTTGTTATGATTGTAACTGTTTGTTACCACATAAAGATATAATAATTTCTGTAATCATAAAAACAAATCAAAAGTGAAGGAGATAAAATGCTCAACCCGGTATTTATAAAAGCTACAGACTTGAATGATACGTGGCATCAAGTTTTGTTTGCTCTTTTAGACAAGGGTAGAAGATTTAAAATAGACAAAGGAAGTTATGCAGGAGAAACTCGTCTTGAATTTGATTATTTAACTATTCAAATTACTCATCCTGGTGCAAGACCATTGGAACCGCAAATTCCTCAACATTTAGGAATTCCTAATCCTGTAGAACTAGGATATATTCTTGGAGACCATCCAAGTTTTAAAGGAAAACCATATATTGAATATCTGATGTCTCCAATTAAAGAAAAAGGAGAAGATTATACTTACGGAAGTCGGATATCTGGTTATGATTATTTAGTATGTGATATGGAAGAAAGAATAGATTGTCATTATGCTACATTGAATCAAATAGAGAAAATTATTTACACATTCAAAAATTTCGGTTACAGAAACAATCAAATGGTTTTGCAGATAGCGAGGCCGGAAGATTTGATGTTGGAAGACCCTCCTTGCTTACGTCACATTCAATGTCGAATACAAGACAACAAATTGCATTTCATGGTCTATTTTCGGAGTTGGGATATGTTCTCCGGCGCTCCTAGTAATCTTGCTGCTATACAAATTTTGAAAGAATACATGGGAGGAGAAATAGGAGTTGAAGACGGTGAAATTATAGCCGCATCTGCTGGAGCACATATCTATGGATATGTTGAAGAAATTGCTAAATTAAGAAGGGGTTATTAATAATGCTCTCTTTCCAATGTGCTAAATGCAAGAAACTTAGCAATAATATATTTGGTGGTCAATGCGTCATTGAAAAAGATGGTGTTCAACTTGAAGTTTGTGTAAAATGTTCTGAAAAACTTCAAAAGAAGGGTTGGAAAGAAATTTCCAGAGCTAGATGAGGTAAAAGAACTATGTCATATCCAAAAGAAAGTGAAAGAAAACCCTTCTTTGATAAATGCCCATATTGTGGAGCAAAAATTCATCCAACTTATTATCATAGTGAAGGAGGGATAGAAATAACAAGAATGTTTTTATGTGGAACTGTGCAAAAACGAAAACAAGAATATTTTGATTCAAAGTGGACTTCAACTTGTAGGGAACAAGGCTATAATGGAGTAATGTAATCAATGCCAAAAATAACTTGTAATGAATGCAGGAAAAATGTAGTTAAAGACCTAGAATACCCAGCTTGGCTTTCACTTATGAATTTCCTTTCATTTCTTTATTATGAAGAACAGATTACTAAATTAACTTATGAAACTATGCAAAACGATTTGATGATGTTAAAACCATGGAGAACTTCACAAGAAGAAGAGTTGGAAGGCATCGTAGAAAATCTTGAAAAGAGAGATATTACTATTGAGGATGTAATTAAAAAACTAAAGAGAGATTATTACAATGAAGAAGATTAATCCTGTTGTTATTGATAAAGTGAAAAGTTTTTTAGATTATGATGGTTATGCCTTCTTTCTTATGTGCAAAGAAGAATATCGAACCGTATCACCAACTTGGGTAGAAGGCAAAGGTAGGAATAAAACTACTCATTCAGTACAACTTAGAGAAGGTATGGAAGTAAAAAACTTCATGCGTGGTCTTGGTCTTTTGAACGATTGGACAGATAAAGATTTTGACAAAGGATGGATAAAAGCCATTGAAATAATCTTGGAAGACATGGATAAAGAACCGATACCAGAAAATTTGATGCCAAAAGAAAAAATACAAAAAACTTTGCCGAAGATAATTAAAATTGAAGACAGGATGGATGATTAAACTCTTAACTTAAGGAGAATTATTAATGTCTTTTCAATGCGAACGCTGTGGAAAAACTATTGACAAAATTACTTACAAAATTGTCAAGGCAGAACCAAAAGAAGTCAAAGGATTGTGTTCATATTGTGAAATGACGATAGATGTCAGAAAAAACCTTCTTTTGGGTGCAAACCTATATAGATACCTTTATAATAATGAATAAACCTCATTTCAATAAACTATCTAATGCTGAATTGGAACGTCTTGCTTGTCTCGCTGAAGAATGCGGAGAAGTAATTCAAATGGTGAATAAGACAATAAGACACGGTTTTGATAATTCTCATCTAAAATATGGTAATAAAACTTGCAGAGAATTGTTAGAACAAGAAATTGCTGACCTATTTGTAATTTTTGAATTGATGAATGGAAATGAAGATTTCGATGAAGATCGTTTGTATGAATGTAAAATGTTTAAGAAAAGTAAAATAAACAAAAGTCTTAGATATAATGAGGTTTCATAATGTCTTTAAAACAAGTTTACAATATTGTAGAATCAATCGCAGCAACTCCCTCTTTGAATGAAAAAGAAAGAATTATTCAGAATTCCTTAGATATTCCATACTTCAGAAAAGTAGCCTATTATGCTCTAAATACTTTGATGAAATATAAAATCACAGAAGTTAAATATGCTGGTTCAATGATAGCAGAAGATGAAGATAAGGCAACTAATAATATCTTTGAATTTCTTTATTTTCTTTCAAATAAGTCTGGTGCTACGGATGAAGATAGGCAAAAGTTATCATTCATGTCGTCTTTAGACCAGCCAACTAATGTTATTGTAAATAGAATATTGAAAGGAGATTTGCGTTGTGGCGCTAGTATTAAATTGTTCAGAAAATATATTCCAGAAATTCCTATTCACGAACCAATGCTCTGTGGTAAAGACTTCAATAAATTTATGAAATTGGCAGGTTCTTTTGATAATGTAGTAACTTCAATTAAGTTAGATGGCGTCAGAGTTTGGTGTATCGTTACAGAATCAAATGTGAAGTATTTGTCACGTAACGGTAAAGAATATTCTAATTTTAATATATTTAATGAAGATTTAATTGAAATATGTAAAGAAATGGATTTGCCTTATCCAATCATATTGGATGGCGAAATAACTACCAAAGACAAGAAATTCCAGAAACTTTTGACTCAATTTAGAAGAATAACAGAAGTGGATGAAGATTCATTTGAATTGACATTGTTTGACATAGTTTTAAACAAACCATTTTATGAAAGGTATGAGAAATTAAAAGAACATTTCACTTTGGATTATGAAAAGATAAATAGAATTTCCTTATTGTATCATTCAACTAATTTTAATACAGAACAAAAGATATTTGATTTTTTGAATCAAGTTGCTAAAGAAGGAAAAGAAGGATTAGTTCTTAAAACCTTGAATGGTCCTTATGAATTCAAAAGGTCTAATCATTGGGTTAAGTTAAAGAAATTTTATGAAGAAGACTTGCCGGTTATTGGTTTTGAAATGGGAACTGGTAAATATTCTGATATGTTAGGCGCTTTAATATGTGATTATAATGGAGTAGAAGTAAAGGTTGGGTCTGGATTTACAGATGAAGAAAGGATTGAATTTTTGGAAAATATTCCAGAATTGATAGAAGTGAAATTCCAATCTCTTACAGAAGATAAATCACTTCGTTTCCCTATTTTCTTGAGGATAAGGGAGGATAAATAATGTGTGCTGCTCCTAAAGGTCAAATTCCTTGGAATAAGGGTAAAAAAGGTTATCATCTTACAGAGGAATCTCTAAAAAAGAGAAAAGAAAAAATAGGTGATTGGTCTGGCGAAAATAACCCAAACTATGGTAAACGTTGGTCAGATGAACAAAGAAGAATAGCAAGTGAATCTCATATTGGAATATCTCCTTCTGAAGAAACTAAAAAAAAGATTAGCATTACATTAACTGGAATTAAAAGAGGTCCTCAATCTGATGAACACAAACAGAAGAACAGAGAATCACATTTAGGAAAACCATCTCCAAATAAAGGCAAGACGGGAGAAAAAAGTGGTGTATGGAAAGGTGGTTATGGAGAAGTTCCTTTGTATGATACTCATATTTATCATATACAACCAATAGAAGAATGCAGAAGAAATAAAGAAGACCCAAATATATTAGAAGTAAAATGTACTTATTGTGGTAAATGGTTTGTACCAACTCTTGAGACTGTATATGCAAGAAGAGTTGGAATTAATTGTAATGATAGAAATAGATTTTATTGTTCTAAAGAATGCAAATCAAATTGTCCGATCTATAATCAGCGAAAATATCCTAAAGGTTTTAAAGAAGCAACATCTAGAGAAGTTCAACCAGAATTAAGACAAATGCGTTTTGCTTTGGATAACTATACATGTCAAAAATGTGAACAACATGGCGGTTCACTTCATTGTCATCATTATGAAGGTATTTGGATTAATCCTATAGAATCTGCTGACTTGGATATGTGTGTGACTTTATGTGTTGATTGTCATATGGAGGCTCATGAAGAAATCGGGTGTAGAAGAATAGATTTAAGAAATAAATGTCATTAATGGTGGACAAATAATGTTAATAACCAAAGAATGGATAGACAAAGTTTGTCCTAAACATGGCAGGACTTCTTGCAGTGATGAGAAGATATATAATGGTTTTGGCGGGTGGAATGGAAAATACGATGCGGATACTGGCGCTAAAATAATCAAATATCCTAGATGCAATAGGTGCTATTTATTGGATAATCTTGGAATGGATACTGAAAACTTGGAATTTAAGATATATACTGAAACTACTCTTTCATATAAAATTAAGAATTAAATAGATAGGATAGAAGGAGTTGAAAAATAGTATTATGTGGATTGATGATATTATAGAAAAACGTCCAGATTTAAGAATTGGAACAAATTATTTTAAAGATGCTATTTTCTTTAAGCTACCTTCTGATATTATTACTGAAAAAGACATAAATAAAGTACATTTAGAATTAAAAGATTATTGTAAAAAGAATTCTAAAATAGACCAACCTTTAAATATTCCAACTGACAAAATAATATCTTATTATGATTTATCTATACCTCCATATAATAATACAATTTATTATTTTAATTTTGATAATAAATTAATGGTTTATTGGATAATTAAATTCGATTCCATATTTTATAATGATATAGATTATTATGGATATATTTTCTCTCCATTTATAGTAAAAAATAATAATGTTTTACCTTGGGTTAATTATAATCCATTATCTAATATTGATGATATATACCCTAAGAAAACTGGTTATAGAATAGATTTTTTACAAAACAAAATGGATTTTTCTGTAAATGTTGGTCATATTGAATTGAAATATTTTCAGACTGGTTCTCATGTTATATGTGATGAAGAAACCGATATAAATAAATATACTTTTGTTTCTAATTTATTAAAAATAAACTCTTTATTAAATTGTGTTAATGTAGTGAAAATAAAGAATAATCATTCAACAAAATTACAAAAAACTAGAATTAAAAAAGGAAAATTACCATTACAATCTTATTATACTTTACAACTTAAAGGAGTTTCTAAAAAATATGAAAATTTAATGACTGGTTTAGACCCTCAATGGACAAATCGAATTCATCTTTGTAGAGGGCATTTTAAAAGATATACTGAAGACAATCCACTATTTGGGAAATATACTGGATTGTGGTGGTGGCAACCTGCGGTTAGAGGGAAGAATAAAAAGGGTATCATTTTCAAAGATTATGAACTAGTCTAAGGAGACATTAATGGAATTAAGTGAAAAATGGGATACAATCGAAAAATATTTAATCGAAACTCGCTATGCTTTAAGAAATAAAGACGGAGAACCGTTAGAACACAATTATTATGATGTTCTAAATAGAATTTCTAGTCATTTAGATTATTTAGAAACAACAGAAGATAAACCTTCAAAATTTTTTGATATTGAATCTATTAAAAAAGCATTATATAATAAATATATAATTCCAGCTTCCCCTTGTCTTATCTCTTTTGGAAATAATTCAACTAGAAGAAAAGGGTACTTTTCTTGCTTTCCATTAGGAAAAGTACCTGATGAAATGGAAGGAATAAACGAATGGTGTTATAAAATGGAAAGTATTTATAAATGTGGCGGCGGTGCAGGAATTGATATCTCTGGTTTAAGAAAAAAAGGCTCCCCTGTTGATGGAGGTCAAGGGGTTGCTTCTGGTCCTTGTGGTTTTTTACCCAGATTTGATGCGATAACAAGCACCACTAATCAAGGAGGGAGAAGAAGGGGCGCTCTGTTAGTTCAATTGGATTGGAACCATCCAGATATTATCGATTTTATTAATTCTAAATATGTTGCTTCTAAAGTAGCTTATTTTCTTTCTACATTACCACCTGAAATAAAACCACATCAAAATCCAATATTAAGTAATATGAATATTTCGGTAAATGTTGATGATGATTTTTTTAAAAATGAAAAATTATTGAATTTAATAATTAATAATATGTGGGAAACTGGAGACCCAGGATTATTATTTATTAACAATATGATTAAAAATAGTCCATTTAAAGAGGAAGCCAGATTTTCGAACCCTTGCGGGGAGTATCTAAGTCCAGAAAATTTAGCTTGTAATTTAATTACAATAAATGTTGCTAAGTTAGCAAATGAATCTATTGTAAATCCAGATTTAGATAATTATGAATTTGATAATGATAAATTTTTATCTGAAATTCAAAAATATGCTGAATTAGCTTGTAGGTTTGGTAATTTTCTTATAACTTTAGATGAAGGTTATCCAGTTGAAGAAATAAGAATTCAAACTCAAAAATTTAGACCAGTAGGAGTAGGCATGAGCGGTTTTCATACTGCTCTTATTTTATCTACTAAAGCAGAAGTCCCTTATGGAAGTGAAGAGGCTTGTAAGATTGCTAAAAATGTACAAGCTAACTTGACTTATGGAACTTTGATTGCTTCTGCTAATCTGTCATTTGAAAATGAAATAAGTTATCAAGGAGATATTGATTATTGGAAAACACATATAAATAATTTAGAAAAACATAATTTAGATGTTTCTCTTTTAAGAAAATGTATTAAAAAATATGGGGGTTTTTATAATTGTATTACGACTAGTCAACCACCTACGGGAAGTGTTTCACAACTATTAAGAAATGTTGACACTGGAATAGAGCCATTTTCTCATTATGAAACGACAAGAAGAGTGAGAGATTTTGAAGTTGGATGGAAAGAATTTACATTATATCCAGAAGCACTTTATCCTTTTTTATCTGAACCAACAATGAAAGAAAAATTAGAATCACAAACTTCAATGAATATTTCATCAAAAGGGCAATTACAAATGCTTTCTGCCTTTCAAGAATATATCCATACAGGAGTAAGCAAGACGGTTAATGTTCCGTATGAAACTTCTAAGGAGCAAATAAAAGAAATTATTCTAGACGCTTCTAAATTAAAATTAAAAGGATTTACAATATTCAGAGATAAATGTAGAGAAGGAGTTATAAGCCAAACTGTTCTTCAAAATAAATATGAAGAAAAAGATGAATTAGAACTTTCACCAATGAGGCAAGGAACGATTTTTGAAGTATCTGGCCCTGTTACAGCTTATGTAACAGTTAGTAGAGATAAACTATCTCGTCCTAGAGAAGTTTTTGTTCAAGTTGGGCCAGCAGGGACTATGTTAAATTCAATGCTTAGTGCTTTTGGTAGGGTTATTTCAGTAGCATTAAGAGAAAATCCAGAATTGATAGATAGGTTTATATATACTTTAAAATGTATAGAATCTAGCGAATTGTACAATTGTATTGATGATTCTATGCAATTGCATTTAAGAAGTAATAGTTTGCCTGCTATTCTTTCTCAAATATTTGAATATATGAAAGGTGAAGGAATGAGCCAAGAAGTTTCATTAGGAGATATATGTCCAAGTTGTGGAAAACTTTCTTTATTTCGTAAAGGTGGTTGTAAAAGTTGTGATTTTTGTGGTTTTACAAATTGTTAAATAAGATGTAGATAGTTAAATCACATTAAGGAAATCAATTATGCATCAAGAAGACTTTAAAACCATGGATGACAAAAATCGAAAATCAATCATCGGACAAGTCAAGAAATACAAAAACACATTGGTCTTGTTTTCTTTCGAAGTTTGCGAACTGCTTGATTGGGTTGACGGAGAAGACGACTATTATTGGGTGGTAAACACCAACAGGGAAATAATCTGGAGTAGTTGTGTTGGCGGTTTCATTCCATTGATAGAATATCTTCCTAAAAATCTGTATGACGGCTTGAAGAAAACTTGGGATTACAATGATTCTTTTAAGTGGGATGGTGGTGAAAGACTTAAACAAATAAAAGCCAATGGTTGGGTTGATGAAGAATACAGAAGCAGGATTAATGAAGAATATGAAAATAGTGTTTTAAAAGAGATATTTAATAAGGAGGGATAGATGAAAGGTTTGTGGAATAAAATAAAAAATTCAATTCCAATTAAGGTAATTAAAAAAGAAAATCTGAAATCAATATGCGATGAAGTTGATAAACAAATTAAAAGAAATTATAATTTGCAATATGATAATGAACAATCAATAAAAAGAATCAAATTGCTTGAAGAAAAGATAATTCCAGCAATGCCTATGATTTATGGTTTAAAATCACAATTGGATTATAAAGACAGATTGCTTTATTTCACCGTCACATTAGATTCTGAAATATTTTATCGAATGCCACAAGTAAATGGAGGTATTGATTATATTGCAGATTACATTTGCCATTCAATCAGAAGAGAATTGTCCATGATAAATATTTCCAGATTGCCTGATTATTGCAGAAAAATAAAAAGGGATAGATATGACCAGAAAGAAATCAAAGCAAACCTCTACACAAGCGGTAAAATTGAAGAAAGATGATTTGTTAGATGAATTATTAAATTCTTTGGATGACAAACATTGGGAAACTATATGCAAATTATTAGGAAGGGAAATATCTGAATCAAAGACGACTAGGAAGAACTTGCTTGGCAAACTATTTAAAAAGACCATAAAAGTTTCTTCTAGAAAGGGACGTGGACGCGATTTACAGAATTGGGTAGCAGAGCAGATAAGTATTTTGACTGACACTCCTTGGGGAAAGGATGAAGAAATAACGAGTCGGGAGATGGGGCAGAGCGGCGACGATGTGAGAATTTCGCCTAGAATAAGACGATTATTTAATTTTTGTGTGGAGTGTAAGAATTGCGAGACATGGAATCTTGGCGCATTTGTAGAACAAAGCAAGAGGAATTGTTTACAAGATTCTAATTGGATAGTATTTCTTAAAAAGAATGGTATGGAAGAATTAGCTGTCTTGGATGCTAGAGCCTTCTTTTCTATAATGAAAAAGGTCATTGCAAAATGAGCAAACTTCTTTTTCTTCATATTAAAAGTTGCGAAGAATGTCCTTATTTAGAAGATTATGATAGAAATTCTGTATATTGTGGTCATCCAGAATCGCCAAGATATTCTGAAGCAATCATAAACAATGTTTATAAATTTCCAAATTGGTGTCCATTAACAAACAACGAACCGCATGATGTGGATGATATGTATAAGGACTAGAAATGACAAGAGAATATGAATTAGAAATAGTTAAAGATGGAAAAGTGGTTCGTATAATAGAAGAATCCAACCATGATTCACAACGCATTAGAGAAATGGAATGGGATGGTCATAAATTTGACATGACTGAATTATATAAAAAAGTAAAAAAGAAAAATGAATAGGTGTTAAAATGTCTAGACAGTTTCTTTTTTCTGTAACTAAAGATGATTTGGAAGTTCAGACCTTTAGATGTGGTGGGCATGGTGGTCAAAAGGTCAACAAAACTTCCAGCGGAGTAAGGATAATCCACAAAGAATCTGGCGCGGTTGGTGAATCAAGAGAGGAAAGAAGTCAGTGGCAAAACAAGAAAATAGCCTTGAGAAGATTAGCAGAACATCCCAAATTCAAAGTATGGCTTAACAAGAAATATTATGAATTGAAAATAGGAAAAACTATTGATCAAATTGTGGATGAAATGATGGATTTGAGTAATATTAAAATGGAAGTTAGGGACGAAAAAGGAAGGTGGGTTATCTATGAGGAGAAAGAAGATGCCACGACTCTATTGTCTTAAATGCAAATCGGAATGGAAGTCAACCAACCCATTGTCAACTTGTGAATTTTGTGGAACTAAAGGGCACCTCTTGGAAGAGAATGCCCCTTTTGAGAAATCATTTGGTGAAAACACAAAAGATGCCATTAAAATAACTAAGAATTATTTAAATCAAAGATAAATAAATGACCATCAATTCAGCAGAACTTTCATATTTTCAAAGTCATCAGAAGACAGTACTAGAATTGCATGAATCAGTTAATGCTATCATAGGCATTAGCGATAGTGGAAAATCAGCAATAAAAAGAGCAATAAAATGGAATGTTGAGAATAGACCAAGTGGTGAAGAATTCAAATCTGATTTCGCCCCAGATGAAGAAACTAGAGTTTCATTATTTGTAGAAACAGAAGTTAGAAGAGGTCGCTCTAAAGACTCCAATTATTATTGGATGGATGGAATAAGATATGAAGCATTTGGTCAAGATGTACCACAACCGATAAAAGATAAATTGAATCTAGGTAGTCTCAATATTCAAAATCAGTTTGACCCACCTTTCCTTCTTTCAGAATCCCCAGGCGCAGTTGCTAGATACCTTAATCAAGTAGTTGATTTAGATGACATAGATGAATCAATAAAAAATGTCAATACCCTTTTGAAAAAGACAGAAGGACAATTATCTAACAATAAAGAAAGATTGGAGAAACTTGATTCTGAAATTTTAACTTATCCAGATTTCAATAAGTTAGATAAACTTATTATTGAAGCTGAAAAACTAAACAAGACGCTGCAAGAAAATAAATATACTTCACAACTTCTTCTACAAACCATATCTGAAATAAAAGAATCTCAGAAAATACTTGATTCCATAATAATTCCAAAAATTGACATTGGAGAAATTGAATTTCTTTTAAAATCATATGAAGAAAAATCTGATGTTGTAAATAAATTAGAATTTACTATAAACAAGGTTAATGAATCAGAAAAAATAATAAAATTAATTAACATACCAAATATAAATGTTTTAGAATTAGAAAAAATTATTGATGAATATGAATTCTTGAATCAAAAAATTAAAGGGCTTCAATCTTTAATCAGAACAATTGATGATATTGAAAAAACCATACTTGAGACTGGAAAGGAGATAATTGAATGGGGGAAGAAATTACAGGAACAGATGGGGGATCGTTGCAAACTGTGCGGACAATCGGTGTCGCAGCACTCTCTATTATTGGAAAGTGCTCATGGTGTGGCAAGGAGAAAGAAGAAGGAGATAAATGGGTGACATGGTGTTGCAAAGGGCATTGCTATTTGGGGAATAGAGAACTTAAAAAACAGAAAGAAAAAGAAGAAGAAAGATTAAGACCTAAACCTAAACGTCATTGTCTTATGTGTGGTAAGAAAGATATTGAAGAATGGTTTTGTCCAATTTGCAAACCAATTAAGAACAATTTAAGTAGTATTTATGCAGATGAAGCATTGGGGATTGCAAGTTTTGGTTTTTCGATTGTCGAAATGAACCGGGAATGGGGAAGTGGGAATAAACTATAAAAAGGAATAAATATGAAATTTTATGTTAAAGAACATGATGAAAAAGTAGATGCGATTACCATTCCCAATTCTCAAGAAGATGACCCATATTGGTTTGCACATGAAGCAGCTAAATATTTTTACCAAGAATGTGATGGTTGGGAAGTTGAATGGCCATTAACCTTTATTGTTTTAAAAGATAGCAAAGAGTATGAATTTGAAATTGACTTAGATTTTGAACCTACTTTTTATGTTATGGAGAAAAATTAAATGGAAAATCTTGAAGAAATTTTGAAAGACGAAGATGACGAAATCCAAGAAGAACTTTCTGTAATTCTTACTAAAAAAGGGAAGGTCTATTTCATAACACCAGAGACCACCAAAGATGGCATTAACAACACAGCCAAACTCATAGCCCACTTGATTATAAATTGGGCGCATGGCATAGGGGAAAAATTAGGCTCCTTTGAAAATTCTTCTATTGTAGTCCCGACCTTGGAACTCGGGCTGCCAAAAAAATTCAAGTAGAGGTACTTTTCTATTGCGCGACCAGCCTAAAAATTCTATAATAAAGGAAGAGTGGTTAGGAGTAAAATATGGACAAAAAGAAAATTGCAGAAATAATGTTTGAAGGGGAAAGAGCTAAAATAGCTTTAGAAGGTTCTCTTTTTGATACTGGAGTTCCATTTGAAGAACTTGGATTTGATGATTATGATTGTTCTTTAGAACTTTTTGATGTTGATGATGAATATTGTTTATCAGTAGAAGCACAAAAACTTATTTACGATGCAGGCTTTATAAAAGTCTATATGAACCATAAAAATAAGTGGGAAACACATTATACTTTTCTTTCTGCTCCATTTGAAGAAGTTGAAGGCTGGAGAGTAAGTTATCCATCTAAAAGAGGAAAAGAAGAGAAAGGTATTTGGGTAGAAAAGATAGTAGATGGTTGGCCAAAAGATTGGTTAGAAACAGGATATGTAATTGTAAAAAGTTAAATAAAATGATGGGTTGGCGTATAAAACTCAAGAATGGCTACGAATATGATGTCACTTCAAGAAAATGGCGTCATTGGCTTTGTTATATGGGTCGTGCTGGAGTTTCTTCTGCAATCAAAAGACAGATGAGAAAAAGGTTAAGAAGATTGAATAGGAAAATTTGCAGGAAGGAAATATGATTTTTTGCGCGGATATTCACGCAAGGTATTCAAGGCCGAAAGCAAGAAAAGACAATTATCTTGAAACACAAGATAGGAAATTAAGATTTCTTTGCCAATTGGCTCAAGAATCTCCTCCTTGGTTAATTTCAGGAGACTTGCTTGACAAAGCCAATTCTAACCAATGGCTTGAACAATACTTGATAAGTCTTTTCAAAGAATATAAAATTAGACCAGTAATATGTTTAGGTCAACATGATTTGGTAAATCACAGTATGGAATTGTTTGATAACAGCAGTATTTCAGTTCTTCTCGCTGCCGAAGTGATTAGAATTGTCAAAGAAGGAAAAACGTTTTTTACCGATGATTATTGTATATACGGAGCATCTTATGGGGAAGAACCAAATTTAGGCGTTACAATAAATGGCAAAAAGAATATCCTCCTTTGGCATAAGATGGTAGTACAAGACGATCCATTATGGGTCAATCAATCTGCCGATACTGGCGAAAAGATTCTAAGAAAATATAAACAATTTGATATTATTTGCACAGGAGACAATCACAACACCTTTGTTTGTCAAAGCAAGAATCGTTTTCTTGTGAACAGTGGAAGTATGATGCGTTTAAAAACCAATCAGAAAGATCATAAGCCTTGCGTTTTCAGATGGGATAAAGGTAATTTAGAACAAATCTTTTTACCTATAGAAGAAGACGTTTTTGACGACAGCCATATACTTGAAAAAGAAGAAAAAGAAAATAGATTAGATGGATTTATAACTAAATTGAACGAAATACGCCCAGAACTTAATGAAAATTCATCTGTTTCATTTAAAGGGAATTTGAAGAATTTCTTTCAAGTAAATAAAGACATGAGAGATGTGGAAGAAATCACATGGAGATGTGTACCAAAAGGATAGGAAATGAGAAATATAACAACTTTTTATGGAGAGCCTATTGATTTTTGGATTGAATTAAAAAGACAATCAGAAAAAATGAATTTTTGCCATTTAATAAAGGAAATTGCAGAATTAAGGTCTAAAGTTAATTTCTATGAATCAAGGATAAAGGAATTGTCAAAATTTATGGAAATTAAAGGAATAAACAAATGATTGTAACTTCATTTAGGACTGAAAAAATTCATTATAGAAATATAGAAGAATTAAATAGAAAATTAGCAAAACTTGAAGCAAAACAAATAATTAGAATTGAAAGTTGTCTTCCAGAAGAAACAAATACAAACGTCTATTGTGTTGAATTATTTCTTGAATATTATTATGGAGGAACTGCATTTTGACCCAACTATACGAACAAGATATCTTTAAAATTAAAGAAACCTATGATGAAAGAATAAACAAAAAAGCCAGGGCCGAAGGGGAACTTACGGCCCAAACAAAAAGATTGAATGAGGAATTCAATTGCAAGGATTTAAAAGAAGCAAATGAATTTTTGGAAGAACTTCAAGAAGAAAGAGATGAAATTAAAGTTAAACTTGAACATAAAGTGAAAGAAGCTAAGGAATTGTTAGGAGAATAAATGATAACTGTATCAATTTCTATAAATGGCCAGCCTATCTATACGAGGTCTGCGGTTAATGTTACAGAAGAGGCTGGTGGTAAATATGGAAAAGGCAAACAAGTTTATCGAATGGACACTGGTGAAATTTTAATAAACCATAAAACAGAAGATGGTGCAATCAAACTTGCTTGTCGGATGTTAGAAACAATTAAAGAAGTATGAAATTCACAATATCTAAAATAATTTGCGATTGCGGCAATGAAATTTTCTGGGAACCAATGGAATTTGAAGATGGCGACTGGATTCTTATTTGTTGTGATAAATGCAATAAAGATGAAGGTTATTACATAGACTTAGTTTATGACTTTGGGAATAGAGATGGACTTAGAAAACCTGAAAATCCAAATTGAACAGAAACGTGGACGTTTTCAACAATTACAATCTGATAAAAAAGAAACCGAATTGAATATTTTCACTCTAGAAGAAGAAAGAAACCGAATTGAAAAGTCAAGAAACATAATAAACATAGTCGCCAAACAGACTCAAGAACAGTTTTCTTTGAAAATATCAGACTTGGTAAGTTCTGCCTTAGAATCAGTTTTTGATAATCCATACACTTTCCACGCAGAATTTATAAATCGTCGCAACAGGACTGAATGTGATTTATATTTTATGAGAGACGGTTATAGAAGAAGTCCTATGGATGCTTCTGGTGGGGGTGTAGTAAACGTGGCTTCATCGGCATTAAGAATTGGATTATTGATGTTATCCAGATATAGGAAAGTTTTGATTTTAGACGAACCAACAAAAGATTTGCATAGCAAGAAGTTGAAAAAAAGAATGTCTAATTTTTTAAAAGAAGTAACAAAAAAGGCGGGGATTCAGCTTTTGGTATTTTCAGGCGATGAAGATGCAGAACTGATTTCTGGTGCAAATAAAGTATTTGTAGTTACACAAGAAGATGGCATATCCAATGTTGAGGAAATGGAAATATAAAAAAGGAGGAACAATTATGAATCAAGTGGATTGGTCTGAGGAATGGGAAAAAGAAGTTCAATATCGACATTTCTACAATCGTAAGGCAGAAAGACCTAAAGGAGCAATAACATTTGCCTATCTTGTTGACAAAGAAAATAGGCAGATGCAGTTGGGTATTTCCTTTTGCAGCAAGAAGGATTATTTCAGCAAGAAGACTGGCAGAATTGGCTCTAAGACTTGTGAAGGCGCTTTGGCTCGTCTAAAAAGAGAACCGTTGATTATTGATATGGTTTATCTTGGTGACAAACCATTAATTAAAAGAACATTAAATGATTTGGTCGGATGGATTTTTAGTTCTTATAATCCTAGAATCAAATGGTTTCTTGTGAAATTAAACAATAATCCTTCTTGGTTTGCTTCTGTTCCAGAAGAAGATACCCCCTTTGATTGGTGGGATTGGAATTAAATGTCTAAGTTTAATATATACAATTATCTTTTAGAAGATAGTAAAGGGCCTTATGGGATCACTTTGCGTCAAAAGAAAACCAGAAGTGGTCATCCAAGGAGGTTGATTTATCGCCCAGACAAGATAGAAAGAATGAATTGGAACGGAGGCGCTTTGTTTCATACCGTCCCGACCCGTTGGCATCCAAGAACATTTGAAGAAGAATTTTTGCGTTATATTAGAAGGACTAAACAAACAAGGGTTATGAAAAAGAGTGGGGATAGAAATTTATCTAAAGAACAACAAGATTATATTGGTAGAAATTTCAATGTGATGATCAAAAAATGTTTAGAGTATGCAGATATGGATTTCTTGCATACTGTTTACAGATTTCATTTTTCATTAAGAAAAGATTTGTATTATGCTATTTGTAAATATGGAATAAGAGCAAGACAATTAATGGAATCGTTTCCATATCTTGCAATACGAATTTATACTGGTATTTATAAAGATGAAGCAAGAATTTGTGATGTTGAAAATGGGTTGAAATTAAAAAATATTTCTGATGAGATGCAAATTCCATTGATATTAAAGAAATTAAAACCGCAATCTGCTTTTTTCTATCATTACAGAAATGGAAATTCAATGGATTTGATTTCTATGTTATCAAATAAAACTTGGGAACAATTAAAACAAATTGTATCATTACAAGCGAGTGGCGGGGCTTCTATAGAATTCAAGAAGTGGTGCATCAAAAATGTAAATAATTTTACTGGTGTTGAAAATCTTAGAAATAGAATTCAAGATTTTGCTGATTGGTCAAGAACTATTGATTTTAATCAAAATATGTCGTTTAGGAGGGTTGAACAACTATCTAATGAATGGCATAGAGGTGGTGGAAGAGGGAGAAATTATACTTGGAATCCAGATGTGGAAGAAGATTTTTCCGTGAAATCTTGGTTTGATGAAACTATTATAGATGGATACAAATTCACTCCATTGGTTAGTAGGGAAGATTTAGTAAATGAAAGCGCAGAAATGGGACATTGCGTTGCAACCTATTGTAAAAAAGTTAGAGATGGCAGGTCTGGTATTTTTTCTGTGAGTAATGGCAAAAAATTAGCAACTTTGGAATTAATTAAAGAAACAAAATGGTCTGATGAGGGTTTTACTCCAGAATTAACTGGCAGTGTGAGATTAAATCAATTAAGAGGGCCAAAAAATATTGATGTAGAAAATGAAGTTAAAATGGCAACGTATAAATTTATAGGAATAATAAATAGCCATAATGAATTTAACGATTACAAAAAAGAAGCATTTGGATAGGAGAAAAATATGATTAATAAAGAACCAAATTATATCAAATGGTGTACTTTACCAAGAAATTACATTGTTGATGGTGATGTAGTTATAGGACAATGTGGCAGAAAATTAACTCAAAGTATGTTAAACAGAAATGAGTCAACCACCCTATAACTATTAAAAAGTTATGAACTTTAAGTTCGAGGTTGACCAGACTCAGCCAGAGTCGTAAGACTATCGGGCTACGTTAATTGAATCATGACACCTTGGGATGCGCGCCAGTCCCATGCTCTGTCGGCCAACATTAAACAGACATACAGGGTTGAAGTCAGTGTGTTGGTTGTAAAAAGTTCAATTAACTTTGTCGAGGCACACATCACCCTAGAAATAGGAGGCTCATTTTGAGCAAGGTATTTGTTTTAGATACTAATAAAAGACCGTTAAATATGGTTCATCCAGGAAGAGCAAGAAAATTGCTTTCTTCTAGTCAAGCTGCAATATTTAAAAGATATCCATTTACGATTATTTTGAAGAAAGAAGTTGGTGGTCCAATTAATCTGTTGAGGATTAAAATTGACCCAGGGAGTAGATTCACGGGGTTAGCATTGGTTGAAAATAAAGAAGTGGTCTTTGCTGCTGAAATTGAACATAGAGGACATAGAGTTAAGAAGTTGTTAGACTCAAAGAGAGTGAATCGCAAAAACCGTAGAAGGAGAAAGACTAGATATCGCCAAGCAAGATTTTTAAATAGGAGGAAACCAAAAGGTTGGATTCCACCGTCTTTAGAAAGCAGAGTTCAAAACATCAAAACTTGGGTAAGTCGTTTAAGCAGATTGGCACTAATAGATTCAATTTCTTTAGAATTAGTTAAATTTGATTTACAAAAACTACAAAATCCAGAAATTTCTGGCGTTGAATATCAACAAGGAGAATTATTTGGTTACGAAGTTAGAGAATATTTGTTAGAAAAATGGGGAAGAAAATGTGTCTATTGTGGATGTATAGATAAACCGTTGCAAATAGAGCACATAATTCCAAAATCTCGTGGCGGTTCAAATAGAATATCAAATTTAACCTTAGCTTGTGAAAAATGTAACCAAAAGAAGGGTAATCTTACCGCAGAAGAATTTGGTTTTCCTGATATTCAGAAACAAACGAAGAAATCACTAAGAGATGCGACAATAGTCAATGTGACAAGATGGAGATTATTTAACTTGTTGAAAAAATTTAATCTTCCATTAGAAATTGGAAGTGGAGGAAAAACCAAATTTAATAGGACTAATCAAAATTATCCTAAAACACATTGGATAGATGCTGCTTGTGTAGGAAAGTCTGGAGAGGAAATTAAAATGCCTTCTTGGATAAAACCTTTACATATCAAAGCGTTTGGTCACGGTTCTCGTCAAAAATGTAGGACGGATAAATATGGTTTTCCTAAATCTTATGTTTCTAAAGAGAAGTATTTTATGGGGTATCAAACTGGCGATATAGTAAAAGCAAATATTTTAAAAGGGAAATATAAAGGTTATTATATCGGAAGAATCGCTATTAGACACCAACCTAAATTCAGTTTGAATGGATTTAATGTTCATCCAAAATATTTAAAAATTATACAACATAACGATGGATATGGATATGGAATATTTGCTTTTTTGTTGAAAAGAATGAACAATGATTAAAATTGGTATGGATTTTGATGGGGTTGTCGCATCTACAAATGAACTTCTTTGTGATTTAATTTATGAAATTCTCGGAATGAAAGTAAAAACAGAGGATTTTACAGAATATGGGATTGATAAGTGTTTAAATCTGTCTCAAAAACAATGCCAAGAAATAATAAATGAATTAGGAACTGTTGAACAAACATGTAGATTAGAACCGATGTTTGGAGCAATAGAATTTCTTCAAGATTGGCATAAAATAGGACATGATATTCATATTATAACCACAAGAAAAAATGAAGAGCCATTGCATCTATTCTTTGAAAAATATTTACCAAATATTTGCGTCAATATTCATTCTGCAAATCCAAAAACAGAATCGATAAAGAAATTAAAAATTACACATTTCATCGATGACCATCCTGAAATTGTGCTGCAATTAGCAAACGAGGGAATTTGTCCCATAATCTATTCTCATCCATATAATTTAAATTTAGGAAGAAGATTGGAAAAACTTGTATTGAGAGTTTTTAGTTGGGACGATATGAGGAGAAATTTCATTGAAGGAAAATAAAAAAGAGATTAAATGTCCAATTTGCACTGGTCCAATGAAATATAAAGGAAAAATTGATGATGTTGGAAAAAGAAAATTGTGGCAATGCCCCTTTTGTAAAAATGTTGAGATAATTTATGAATGAATTAATCAAAGGGTAATTATGTTTAAAAAACAATACATAAAAGATGAAAATTGTAAACATACATTTCTTCGTTGTATGGATGGAAAATTTACTTGTGAAAAATGTGGTATTAGATGGTCTAATGAACAGTTAATTGAATGGGAAAGACAGGGTTGGCCCACTATTTTAAAGGAGAATCATGCCTAAGAAAACCGATTTAGAGAATATCAATGAAGAAAATTTAGATAAACCTAAAAAAGAAAACTATACAACAGAAGAACAATTTAAATTGTTTAAAACAGAATGCAAAAAATGGATAAAAGAATTTGGTCTTATTGGGTGGGATATAGCTTTTAAACACGATGGAGAAGAAAATGACAGGGGTTGGCTAGGGTGGTGCAGCACAAATTGTGTAGGTAGAAGCACCACAATAGGTCTTTGTAAAGATTGGGGGAAAACAGAAACTAATGATTATGAAGTCAAAAGAACAGCATTTCACGAAGTGTGTGAGTTGTTGATGAGCAGATTTGATACAATAGCTAGAACTAGAATTATTGGACCAGATGAAATTGATGAAGAAAGACATTCCATTATTAGAACTATGGAAAATGTAATCTGGGTAAAAGAACAAGTTGATGAAAGATAAATTAAGGAAAAATTTAAAATGATGCCTTGGAATACATCAATATTTGAAGAATGGTCAATTATCGGCATGAACCATTATGGACAAGGGACTTTGCGCTATCTTTTTGTGGCTATGGGTCATCCAAGTGGTGTATTTATTAAAGCAGAAGGGCCGGATGAAGATCAAGTTTTTGAAGTCTTAGCCAAACAAGTAAGGCAATTAGCTTGTTTTACAAATAAGGGTTAATATAAATTCTTTGAGCAGACTTACAATTAATTTAGTCTTATGTTATAATAAATAAAGAGGGAGAAAATTTATGAATATATTGGTGACTGGCGGGGCCGGATTTTTAGGAAGTTTCCTTGTTGGGAAATTATTAGACAAAGGGTATGAAATAACTGTTATTGACAACCTGATGTATAACCAATCATCGCTGTTACAATATTGTAATAACCCAAATTTTAAATTTGTTTGGGGCGATGTTAGAAACATAGATTTGGTAAGCACATATATTGATAGATGTGATTTTTTTCTTCCTTTAGCCAGCATTGTTGGAGCGCCAAGTTGTTCAAGAGACCCATTATCCTCTTGTGTGGATACTGCAATAACCCAATATAATTTATACGGGAAAAGTACAATTTATCCAATGACCAACAGCGGTTATGGGTGTAAAAGTGGCGAGATTCATTGCACAGAAGAAACTCCTTTACAGCCTATATCAGAATATGGTTTACAAAAAGTTGAAGTGGAAAAATATTTATTTGATCACAATCTAAACACAATTTCTTTGCGTCTTGCTACTGTATTTGGAGTAAGTCCAAGAATGAGAACTGACCTTTTGGTTAATTACACTGTCAATGAATGCGTTACTAAAAAAGTAATCTTATTACCAGAAGATGTTATGAACAATAATCGAAACTTTGTTCATGTTTTGGATGTGGCAGATTGTTTTATTCATTGTATAAATAATTTTGATGATATGAAAGGACAACCATATAATTTAGGAAATGATAATTTGAATATGACACTAGGAGAAATGACATATCAAATTGCTGAAAATTTAGGAAGTGAAGTAGTTATTTCTCACCATTACAAAGACCAAGACAAAAGGAATTATGTAGTCAGTAATGAGAAATTAAGAAAGGCAGGATTTGAAGCTAAACGAACTATTTTAGAAGAATTGCCAAACTTAATTGAAGTGTGTTGTATGATCCAAATGATGAATTATGGGAGAAATCAATTTAAAAATGCTTAATGTGGTGTGGTAAGGTGCGGTTGGGTGAGGTATGGTATGGTCAGGTATGGTCTGGTAAGGTTAGGTGGGGTCGTGTAGGGTGAGGTTTGGTAAGGTATGGTAAGGGTTTGGTTGTCATTTTCCAATTAAATCTTATTGGAAAATGACAACAATTTTGAATATAAAAACTGAATTTAGGAATGCTTAATATGCAAATACCAAATACATTAATTCTTTGTGGTGGTCTTGGTGAAAGACTAAGACCTCTTACTGATAATCATCAGAAATGTATGTTGCCAGTACAAGGAAGACCATTTCTTGAATATACAGTAGATAAAATTAAACAGTTAGAATTAAACCCACCAATTTTCTGTTGTGGACACAAGGTTGATGAAGTAATCAACCATTTTGGAAAAGATACAAATGGATATAAATTTTCATATCGTGCTGATATAAATACTGGTGCAAGGATTAAAGAAGCATTATCTTTAATTCATTCAGAACATTTCATTGTCTTTAATGGAGATTCATATTGCAATATAGATTATAATTACTTTTGGTATATATATAAGGAATTTGTTAATCTTAATGATGATTGTTGTAAAATATTGGTACATAAAAAGAATTCATTATTAGCTTCATATATTCAAACTTCTATATATGGTTCTTATGGTGCTGGTATTTATTTTTTTAAGAAATCTTATATAGAAAGTTTAGAATGGAATAATAACCTTTCTATAGAAGATGACATCATACCAAATTGCAAGAAGATTTATACTTGTGATACTCCAGAAGAATTTTTTGTAATTGATATTGGGACTAAAGAAAATTATGAGATAGTGAATGATAAGGAGAATAAATATGGAAGGTTTCTTGCCGACGCAAATAAACGGATTGTTAAGTAAGCCACTAAAAGTGATTCCAGATTTTAGAGGAGAATTTCAAAAAATTAGTTTAAACAGTCCTTTTGTAGAACAAGATATTGCCACCTCAGTTAATGGAGTTTTGAGAGGATTGCATTATGTAACACAAGGCTATAGAATTTTCACCCCTGTCTTTGGAAAATTATACTGTGTATTCTTAGATGTTCGGGAGGAGTCCGAAACGCAATATGATTGGTTCCCAATAACAATAAACGATAGCAACAGACAAAGTTTTTTGATTTCTCCTTATGTAGCTTGTGGCTATCTAGTACTTTCTAAGACTGCTGTTGTAAATTATGAACTCGAATTCAAATACGATGAATCTAAACAAAGAACGATACGTTTTGATGATGAAAGATTTGATATATATTGGCCGGGGAATAAAAAGAATTACATACTTTCAGAGCGTGATTATTTTGTAGATGAAAAGAGGATAAGGTAAAAAGATGTCATGTTATGATTGTGGGTTGCCTTATGAAGAAATGCATGATTTTTTAATTCCAAGAGAAATCTGGATTAAAATATCTCCTACTGAGAATGACGGAAGTATCTTATGTGCTAATTGTATTGTAAAAAGACTTGAAAAAGGAGGTTTTAAAGATATTCCTGGGGCTTATATGTCTGGCCCAATAAAATCTGTTTCAGAAGAAACAATGGATATGATTTTACAATTAGAAACAATAAAAAGACAATTTAAAAGATTGTATTCCATGAACAATTTGAAAGGGGCTTTAATGTACAGTGTAGAAGAGGAAGCAGTCAAATGATAATTAGTAGAACTCCTTATCGCATCAGCTTTCTCGGGGGGGGGTCAGATCACGATGGATGGTTTTCTCTTCATGGTGGTTGCGTTCTATCTACTACAATAAATAAATATTGTTATATATTAACAAAACCCATAATTAACTTTTTTGGCTATAATTATAAAATAGTTTATAGAAAAATAGAAAATGTAAACACTATTGATGAAATTGAACATACCACAGCAAAAGCATGTCTTAAATTTTCTGGCATTAAGATTCCTCTAGAGGTGCATCATAGTGGAGATGCGCCAGCCAGGTCTGGAATGGCCTCTTCAAGTGCTTATGCAGTCGGATTGTTAAATGCTCTATATGCAATGGAAGGAAGATATGTTTCAAAAGAGCAATTGGCAAAAGATGCTATCTATGTAGAAAGAATTATGTTAGAAGAGACAGGAGGGCTTCAAGACCAAATTGCAGTATCCATGGGGGGTTTTAATAAAATAGAATTCCTAAGTAATGGTTTATATCATGTATCACCAATACCTATAAGCGACAAAAGGTTAGAAGAATTTCAAAATCATTTACTTTTGTTTTATTTAAATACTCCTAGAACTGCATCTGACATAGCAAAAACTTTTGTTCCAGATATAGATAGTAAACGTAGACAACTTAGGATTTCTCATGCTTTAGTTGATGAAGGTATAAATATTTTATGTTCTGAACAAGATATAAGGCTGTTTGGTGAACTATTACATGAATATTGGATGGAGAAAAGATCGCTTAGTTCAGTAGTATCTAACAACACAATAGATGAAATTTATCAAAAAGCCTTGGATAATGGCTCTCTTGGTGGTAAACTTTTAGGAGCAGGAGGCGGAGGCTTTCTATTGTTGTTTGCGGAACCAGATAAACATAATAAAATTATAGAAGGTTTTAGCGACTTGCTTCATGTTCCGTTTAAGTTTGAAAAAACAGGCACAACAATTATCTTTAAAGGATAATTAAATGCTCCGAGACCTAGCAATAGTAATACCAACATACAACCGTTCCGCTTTGCTGAACAGAGCATTGTCATTTTATGAAAGAAGCAAATTTACTGGATGTATTTATGTGATCGATGGTTCTGATAAAGAAAATGCAAAATTAAACAAAGAACATATAGATAATAAAAATCTAAGAATAAAGTATTTTTATAACCAAGAAAGCACCAATGAAGTTATAAGAATGTCAAGAATCAATCATACCATAATAGAAAAATATGTCACTTTTGCTGGTGACGACGATTTTCAACTTCCTTTAGGTTTGGCACATTGTGTTCATTTTCTAAATAACAATAAAGATTATGATGTTTGTTTTGGGATTAAATTCAACTTTATAATGGAAAATGACAGACCTAAAATGAATGGATTAAATCTAGGTCATGATTGGGATTACAACAGTCCGTCACAAAGATTTCTTGAATACATGATGACAGGAAATTCAACTAATTATTCTGTCCATAGAAGATTTATATGGGATAGACTTTTTGACAATATAGATATACCAATTAGATATATAGGTACAGAATTAGTTATGTGTTCAACCACTGCCATCTTATCCAGAATAAAAAGATTAAATAGAATAGTCACTTTATATGAAGATAGCGGCTTAAGTTGGCCTCATGAAAAATGCGATACTGGATGTGATTTGCCACCTATGTTTCAATTGGTTCATTCTTATGAATGGATAGAATCAGTAGAAAAATTTAGAAATTATATAGTTGATTTATTGATGAAAACAGAAAATTTATCAAAATATGATGCAACGCATATATTTAATAAGGGGTTTGCATTTAGATTGTATTCAATGTTAGAAGGCCAATTTTGTTATAAATATGGGAAAGAATTTACAGAAGGACATAAAGAATTTGTTAGGCAAGCAAATAAAGAAAGAGATACTGGAAGAGTTGTTCTATTTGAAGATGATTTAAAATTCATAGAAAAAAATGTTGGTATGGATGTTAGCTGTTTAAATTTAAAAAGTTGATTAAATGAATTTTGGTCCGGTATGGTTTGGTGAGGTATGGTGAGGTGCGGTAAGGTGAGGTCAGGTTTGGTGGGGTAAGGTATGGGTTTCAACTATCTTCAAAGTTTTGCTTTTTGGTATGGTCAGGTATGGTTAGGTAAGGTATGGTACGGTTCGGCGGGGTTTGGTTCGGTAAGGTAAGGTATGGTAAGGTAGATGGGAGAGTCTATCTCCCATCTAAATTTTAAACGGAGGAATAATGCGCGTTCTTTTTGTGAATGAAAAATGGGTCCGCAACGATCCGACTTTACGAGAGGCAAGAGGCACAGTAGAAAGCTACCTAGAAAGCGGTTTTGGCACGGCATCAGAATTTCATTGCGATGAATATTTTTATAACTACAAGAGGGATTGGAATTTTCCTCTGATAGAAAAGATAATTGAAGAAAGACCAGATGCGATTTTTTTTATGTGGATTAACAGCCAGTACAATCCTTCATTAGATGTATTTTCTATTATTCATAAAATGGGAATACCCATAGTTTGTTGGTGGGGAGATTTTTCGTTTGAAGGTTCTGTAAGAAACGCTCAAAATTTATCTCCATTTATATCCACACATTTGATTGCAGACACTCCAATTGCTTTAACAAATGATGTCCATATAGAAAAATACAAACATATTTGGCCTACACCAATTAACCAATTCTTTTTTAAAGGAGAAGAAAAAGACAGAATTATTCCAGTGTCTTTTCCAGGTGGAACTATTGAAGGTGGAAATAAAGGACCAAGAGAAAAGTACATAAAATATTTAATTGAAAATGGAGTAGGTGTTTTTGTGGGAGGAACAAGAAAAGAAGAAACAACTATGCAATATGCTGATACGCTTAGAAAATCTCAAATAGTCATAAACTTTTCACCTCTAGGTCAATATGGTTGCCCGTTGAAAGGAAGGTCTTTTGAAGCGATATGGTGTGGCTCTTTATTGATGGAGCCGTCTGGTTCCTTTCTTGAATACCATTTTACACCATATTCTGATTATATTCCTTATGATAATGAAAATGATTTATTAAATAAGATCAGATATTTTAGCGCAAATAAGGAAGAAAGAGAATCAATCGCAAATCGTGGACATGAAAGAGCAATTCAAAAATACAACCCATTTTCTTTTTGGAATAAAATATTTAATGATTATTTAATTCCATATGATTTACATCTTGATATGCAGAATATACGCGGATTATTGGATTTCTTCATCTCTAAAAAGAAAGAAGTCTTTTGTAATGATTTTGTTTTCATTAAAGAAATTTCATATTTAATTGAAAACTTGAATATCAAAGAATTTTGGGAAACTGGAAGTTATTTGGGTCATTCAACTGATTTCATCAAAAGTTTATTCCCAAAATTGGACGTGTTCAGTTGCGACATTCACGAAGGCTATCTTGAAACAGCAAAAAATAATTGTCCTTTGGTAGATTACAAACTAATTGATTCTGTTAATTTTCTAAAAGAAAGAATTGACAATTATTCTGTCCCAACTTTTGTTTTTCTCGATGCACATGGTCATGGTGGTGGTTTGCCATTAGAAAAAGAATTGCAACTGATAGGGAATTCTGAAAAGAAATATGTACTATGTATTCATGATTGCAGACTTCCGAAAAGACCTATTTTTGGATGGGATAATTATAATGGAGTTGATATTTCTGTTGAACTAATAGAAAAGGTTTTGAAGAAAACTGATTGTATTTTTGATATCTTTATACCATCAAATATTTATAATCATGACCCGCTAAGAGGAAGATGTTATGTTTTCGTAAATTGGTTTGAAAATTATACTATTGATTCTAAACTATTTACAAAATTGGAGGATATTTAATGATTGGCGTTTTTATACCCACTTGCAATAGGCCAGAGTTTTTGCAAAGAGCATTATTGTATTATAATAGCAAATCTGAATTCTTACAAAATGTAGTTTTTCATCTATATGATGGTTCTAGTAAAGAATCTTATAACTTAAATAAAAAAGAAGTTAGAAAATACAAAAATTTAAACATAAACCATGTATGGTATGAAAATCAGAAAAATGAATTTCACAGACTTATAGAATCGACTAAAAACATTCAAGAAGAGTATATTTTACAAGTAGGTGATGATGATTTTATAATTGTTGAAAGTCTTAAACCAGCACAGATATTTTTAGACTCAAATAAAGATTATGTTGCTTGTAGTGGTTTAAGAATGTCTTTTGTATTGGAAAATCCTGATGAAAAACAAACCAAAGGAACTAACCTTCACATAACAAGGTCTGTACCAGGACCATATTGGCCTGTTAATGACCCTATAGGATGTTTTAGGTCGTATATGAGAAGTGGAATTCCAATGCAACACTTTCTTGTCAGAAATGAAGTATATAAGAAAATGTATGCGCATTTGGAAAGAGAAGAATTTAAAACGCCATTACTATCCCAAGATTTGCTTCCTTGCGCGATTCTGTCTTTAAGCGGCAATATCAAAAGATTGGATTTTGTTTTTTCATTTGCGCGCCAAGAAAGCAACTTGTCTACATATAAATATTTAGACGAGATAATGACTGATGATAGTTTTTCTAATAACTTTGTGTTGACTAAAGAATTATTAGTAGATAAGATTAAAGATTTTGTAGGATTGGATGAAGCAAAAAAGATAGTTGATGGCGAATTTGTAATAAGATTTATTCAATTGCTAGAATGGACTAGAGATGTAAAATATAAACCGCAAGGAAGGTATCCATTAGAAGGGCATGATTTTATTCCTTCTACCCAAGTTTATTATCACAATATAATTAAAGAATTATTTCAATTGTGTAAGAGGTAATTTATTTTGTTAAATGTATTATTGATAAATCCACAAACACCCAATTATATATCTAACAAAGAATACATAATGCCTCCTTCTTTGTTGCATTTGTCTCATCATTTGCAATCCACCATGACTGCGAATGTGGATATATTGGATTACAATACTTGGAGAGCAGCGCCTTTACATTCCATAGATAATTTTGATGAATATGATTATGTTGGAATAACTAATCTATTTTCTGGACATTTCCAATCAACAATGGAAATTGCCAAAACAATCAAAGAAAAAAGTCCCAAAACAAAGATTGTTGTTGGCGGAATACATCCAACTATTTTTCATAAAGACATTATAGATAATTGCGAATATATAGATTATGTTATTATAGGCGAAGGCGAATATTCATTCAGAAAATTATTGACTAACGAATCTACTGATGGTATTTGTTATAGAGTTGGCAAGAAAACTTTTGTAGAACCAAAAACTTGTTTCATAGAAGATATTAATACTGTAGCTCCTCCAATATTGGGTTATCAAAGTATTGATTTTAACGACTATGCTTATAGTAGAAATTTTTGGTATAATCCAAAAGGCTTTGATTTAACACATTCTGTCGAAGTACCGATTTTAACTAGCAGAAGTTGTCCAAACAGGTGTAATTTTTGTTCTATGTTTTTGGTGATGGGACCAAAAATAAGATTGAGAAATCCATATATAGTAGTTAATGAAATAGAATGGCTGTATAGAGAACATGGTGTTGTGATGTTCACCATGATGGATGACAATATCACTTTGGTTAAATCACATATTACGACTATCTGTAAAGAAATAATAAAGCGAAAATTAGATATATCTTGGCAAACACCAAATGGGTTGATGATAAGAACATTAACACCAGATGTGATAGACCTTATGGTGAGTAGTGGATGGTATCGTTCAATGATTGCTATTGAGTCTGGTAATAGTTATATCAGAAACGAAGTGATGGGCAAGAGGGTTTCTGATAAAGACATTTATAAAGTGGTGGAATATATAAAGAAAAAACATAATCATGTTTTTCTTCGTGGCCTTTATATCATGGGGATGGCTGAAGACGATGGGACAACACTGCAAGACTCATTGGACATGATAAAAAACTTACAAACTAATACTGATTCAGTTGCTAATATCATGCCATTTCCAAAAACGAAAGTATTTGAACAAGCGGTGAGAGACAATTTATTTTTTGAAGATGTAGATATTAAAAATTTGTGGCGAGAAGAAAGGCTTGATTACAATGACAATAAAAAGTTTATAATAAAACCCTATAAAATGACTTTAGAAGAATTAAAAGATTGGAGGGTTAAATTTGATACAGCAATTAAAAATAAAAGCAAATGAAGTTCGAAAACAAGTTCTTGAAAATTGCTATCTATACAAAAACAGCCATTTGTCATCCTGTCTCTCTGTGGTGGACATTATTTCAACATTATATTTTGGTGACTTTATTGGTGAAGGACTTGGGAAGTTAATTCTCTCTAAAGGCCATGCCAATGAAACTTTATCTACTGTTTTAGAAATGATGGGGATGCAAGGAGTAAGACATAGCGATCATCCAGAATTTGGAAATATTGGGATCGAAACAACAACAGGCTCATTGGGTCAAGGACTTGGAATTGCTTGCGGGATAGCCTTAGCTAATAAAATTAATAATTCCAATGAAAGAGTTTATGTTCTTTGTGGAGACGGGGAAATGATGGAAGGTCTCAGCCAAGAAGCCATCCACTCTATTTATGATTTAGATTTACCTATTAAAGTATTGATAGACAAAAATTGGTATGCTTCTGAAAGACAACCAAGTTCTTTGTTATTTGGAACGGTATTAAAAACAATGATAGATGGGCATGATATAGAAGAAATATATGATGCCTTACAAACAGATGAAAAAGTCATTATATGCGACACTACAAAAGCGTTTGGACTTCATCGGATACACGATATAAATATAATAAATTGGGATATGATCCACTATTTAACCCCTAGCGAGAAAAATATAAATGAATTTAGGAAACAATTAAATGACTACTCAAAGAGATAGATTTTTCCAAACGATAGGTAACGCGTATAATTCCGGCAGGAATGATTTAGTAATTCTAACTGCTGATATGGGAGCAAAAGCCCTAAACAAATTTAAAAAAGACCCAAACTTTCTTATCAATACAGGGCCTTGTGAGCAGTTAGTAATCTCTATGGGGGCTGGATTAGCATTACAGAAAAAACATCCTTATTGTTATGGCATCACACCATTTATTTCTTTAAGAGCATTAGAACAAATAAGAATAATGTGTTCTATGAATTTACCTGTAACTATAGTAGGAGTAGGAGCAGGCTTATCATATGACACGGCAGGGTTGACTCATCATGCGACAGAAGATTTGAACATAATTCGTTGCATCCCAAATATAACTATTTGTAATGTTTCTTCTTTAGAGATGGCGGAATATTATGCAAAAGTTTCTTTGGATTTTGACAAACCTCTGTATATCAGGCTCGATAAATATTCCACACACCTTGATAATGTAACTGATTATGGTTGGAAGATAATCAAATATCCTAAGAAGAATTATCCATTTGTTGTTGCCACAGGTACTATTGTTGATTATTTATGGAGAAACTTGTCATATGATTATGGTTTCATGGAGATATTTCAATTTCCTATTGATGAAAGAGTGGTCTCTTGTATCTTAAAGAATTTTGATGTTATTTCCGTTGAAGAAGGGTACAAAGTAGGAGGATTGGGTGATTCGTTATCTTTTCTTCCTGATGTAAAGAAAATTGGTTTCAATAACTTCTGTGAAGCTAAACCAAGAGAAGAGTATTGGAAAATTTTACTAAGAGAGGTATTAAATGCTTAAAGACTCATTGACTCTTTACATTCCTACAATGAATCGCTCACAATTTCTCAATCGTTCCTTAAAATATTATAATAACGTGAAATTTGATGGTACGATTCTCATTGGTGACAGCAGCAACAAAGAAGAAAAAAAGTTAAACGAAGAAGTAATAAATAAATATCCAGATTTAGATATTAATTACCATCATTTAAAACTCCCATCTGACCATCACGACGCATTAAAGACAAACCGACTTTTGGATAAAATTAAAACGCCATATATAACTTTTGCTGGCGATGATGATTTTCAAATACCTAACGGTCTTAAAATGTGTACTGAATTTCTTAATTATTCACCAGATTATGTTGCAGCACATGGTCATAGATTAAATTTTACGATAGATAATACAGTAAATGGAAATGTTATAGCCTTGGATTCACACCCAGGATATGATTGGACTAATGAAGATGACCCAATTAAAAGATGGCAAGAATATCTGAGATGTGGAGTAGCTACTACATATTATGTACATAGGACAGAAAATTGGAAAAAGTATTATTCCTATTCACATCTAGCTAAAAGCAATTACATTGGTAATGAATTGATTCCATGTTCTTTATGTGTCTTGTCTGGTAAAATTAAAAGAATTGAATGTTTATCCACGGCATTTCAAAGAGATAATCCTATTAGAGAATTTTCATTTGTTAAGACTACTTTATGGGATTTGATTAATGGCGAATATTGGAGAGATTCTGTAAGGTTTTTTGAAGAAGCAGTTACGTCTATATTGTCTGATAAATTTGAAGTTAAACAAATTAAAGAATTGTTTTATCAAGAATTTTGGTATCACTGTCTGTTGATTATGAATGGGCAATTCAATGGCAGATATGGTGAAAAAAAAGATGAACCAACTACACGAATTTTAGACTTATCTACCATGAGTGAAGATGACGATTTCTATCCGATCCATCAAGTTTTGATAGAAAATTCTAATGCTGAAATTCTTAGTAATTATTTGAAGAAGATACAAAAATTGGATATAAGAGAAGGTTCAACAAATGACGATTTTATGACATTAATAAACTTAGCAAAATCTGTGGAAAAGAATGGGATACAAGCAGTGGAAATTGGTTCTTGGAAAGGTGGGACTGCTGGCGCAATAGGACAAGTGGTTAAGGAAAATAAAGGTAAGTTGTATTGTTGCGACCCTTGGGCGAACGAAACTTGCGATGCAGACCATTCAGATATATTGGAAATATTTAAAAAGAATATCTCTGAATTAGAGTTAGAAGACAATGTTGTTATTATAAGAGAGCCATCACGAGAAGCGTTTAAACATTTTGAAGATGAATCTCTTGATATTGTGTTTCTGGATGGGCTTCATATGTATCCATATATTTATCCTGATGTTGAAAACTTCTATCCTAAAGTCAAGAAAGGCGGAATAATTGCTGGACATGATTTAAATGTACGATATGAAACTCTTAATAGTGAACAATGGAAAGAAATAGATGAAAATATAAATGTTAATTGTGTCACTGTTAAATCATTAGGTAGACAAGTCCATTGCGGAGTAGCAAGGGCTGTTTATGACTACTTTGGCAGTGATTATAATTCTTCTGACAACCCAATGAACGCGGTTTGGTGGGTGGTAAAAGAATAAATGAACACTTATATATTTTTTAGAGAATTAAATAAATATATATTTAATGAAAAGTGCGATGAAAAAAGATCATGTAAAGATTGTGATTATCAACAATGTTGTTTCTATACTAAATGTTTGAGAAGATATAGCAACAAACATATTTTAGAAACATTTAAAATTGTATATGATTTATAAAAAATTATTTCTAATCTACTAAGAAGGAATTATTAATGATTGATTTTTTGTTTATCAAACCTGGAAATCAAAAAGTCTTATATGCAGAAACTTCTGCTTTTAATTTAACGGCAATTGAGCCTCCATTTTGGCCACTACTTCTTGCATCGTTTCTCACAAGACAAAACATTCCTTCTAGAATTATAGACTTGGAAGTCCAAAGCATTGATTCTTTGAATCACATGTTAATAGACAACAAACCAAAATTTACAGTAATTTGTGTCAGCGGGCATAATCCAAACGCGAGTATCATGAGCATGGCTGGTTTAGATGATTTATGCAAAAATATAAAAGATGTTTGTGCAACTACTAAAATCATTCTTCATGGTTTATATCCCTCTTCTTGTCCAACAAAAGTTTTAGAAAAACATAAATTGGTAGATGAAATTCTAATGAAGGAGGGTTTTTTAAGTCTAGGTCATTTGATGGGCTACAAAAGAACAGAACCTATATCAATAAATGATATAGGAAAAATTAATTGGTCTTTAATAGACATAGCTAAATACCGCGCTCATAATTGGCATCTGTTTGGAAACATTCACAATAGGTCTCCATATGGAATTGCTTTCACTTCTTTTGGTTGTCCTCACAATTGCGATTTTTGTTGTGTAAATTTAATGTATAGTAAAGTACAATTAAGAGATATAGATTTGGTATTCCAAGACATTAAAAATCTATATGATAGAGGCGTAAAAAATTTTAAATTTATGGACGAGTTGTTTTTAATGCACAAGGGTAGGGTACAACAATTATGCTCAATGTTAATTGCTAATAAAATGCAAGACATCAATGGTTGGGCTTACGCTAGAACAGATTCTATAGATGAAGATATAATTACACTAATGAAAAATGCTGGAGTGAAATGGCTAGGGCTGGGTTATGAGAGTGGTTCGCAATTAATATTAGATTCTTCTGATAAAAAACAAAGTTTAAAAAAAGCATATCAAGCTACAGAAATATGCAAAAAGGTTGGGATGAATATTTGTGGTAATTTCGTATTTGGGTTGGCAGATGATAATTATGAAACCATGGAAGCCACTTCTAAATTAGCTATTGACTTACAACCAGAATGGGCTAATTATAATGTGGTTTTTGCTTTTCCTAGGACGAAGTTATATGATAAGGTGAAAAATGAGCCTTGGTTTAATGAACCAACTGAGTATGAGCAGTATTCTCAACATGGCTATTCCTGCACACCAATGGGAACAAAATATCTTAGCCCAAAAGAAGTCTTGGAATTTAAGGATGAAGCATTCAGAGAATTTTACCAGAACGAGAATTATCTGAGGATGTTAGAGGTAAAATTTGGGGTTGAAACCAGAGAATATGTAGCAAATTCACTAATTTACTATCCAAAAAGAAAACTTTATGATTTGACCTAAAAGGACTTGCTGGCCAAGAAATTTTGAAGTATAATCTTAATAAGGAGAAGAAATTTGACAGAAAAATTAATTTCAATGAAGGGTGGTAACAAACCTTCAATAACAAGAGAAACAATAAGATTAATGAAAGAGGAATTACCATACATCCTTGAATATTTTCCTATTTATGCTGAAATGACAAAAGCTAAATTTGAGGCTTTAAAAGAGAAAGGGTTTACTGAAATTCAGGCATTAGAATTGTGCAAGGGTTTTATGTTATAAGGAGAAATTATGGGTGATTATGCTTTGCCTTCTATTTATGAAAGATGCGGCTGGAAAAAAGACGAGGTTTATCTTCATTCCTTGCTTGAAAGATGTGCAGAAGGACTTGCAGCAGCAACTCAATATGGCGCAGGTAATTGGTCTGAACTAATTAAAGAAATTTATAGGGTGATAAATGTCCAAGAAGACTAAATCCAAGAAACCTAAAGGTATCTCTCCAGAAGAATTCTTAAAAAACCTTAACACTCTAGATTTGTTGGATGGGAATTTTTCTGATAATGATGCCTTAGCTCTTATGAAATTAGCTAAAGAATCAATCAAAGATAAAAGTGGACCTTTTAATTTTTTAGAAATTGGAACATGGAAGGGGAAATCACTTATTTGTCTCTCTGTTATAATAAGTAAATTCCCAGAAAGTAAAATTTTTGCTATAGACCATTTTAAAGGTACATTTGGAACAAACGAAGAACAACTTGCTAAAACTAATGACATATTGACAACTTGTAAAAATAATTTAAAAATAGTAAATGCTAGTGATATTGTTTGTCTATTAAATATGAATTACTTTGATGCAATCAAAATATTAAAGCAAAAATTTTTTGACTTTATATATATTGATATGGACAATAGTTATCAAGTAATGAAAAGTGTTTTGTGTGATTCTAGAAATTTAATTAAAAGTGGAGGAATGATATGTGGAAGAAATTTAATTGCAGATTATCTAGATGTAAAAGAAATTATAGACTCTAATCTTAATAAAGAATATTTAGAAGAATCAAAAATGCATCCTGGAATTATACGATCTGTCTATGATGTTTTTGCAAATAAATATCAAAAAATGGATAATAGTTCTTTTTGGTATTGGATTAATAATTAATAATATTTGGTAATATCCAACTGGATATTGTGTTGTAATGTTCTGTGTTGTGTGGCGCTGTAGTGTAATGTTAAGTCCTGTAGTGTGGCGTAGTGTGTTGTTATGTGTTCTATTCTAAGGGGATTCTGTATTGAATCCAAAATAAATTTAAGGAGAATTAAATAATGAAAATTAAAGTTACAATTCAAGGAACAGTTCCAATTTTATTTAATCGTTTTGCAGAAGAGAATGAAGTTAAAGTTGCTTCTGGAATTAATCCAGTTCAAGGAGGACAAAGAGGAACGCCTAGAGAACAAGCAGAAAAGAAACTATATCAAGACGTGGATGGGAATTTGTTTCTTCCAAGTCCTATGTTATTTTCTTGTTTAGTAGATGCTGGTAAATTCCATAAAGTGGGAAGAAATAAAGTTACGACTCAGAAGACTTCTTTAGTTCCTGCCGGTATATCTGTTGAAGAATTAATCATTCCGTTTAATACTAAAGATTGGGAAATTGATTCTAGAAGCGTTGTGATACCATCTACTGGTGGTAGAATCATGTGTCACAGACCCCGGCTTGATGAGTGGCAATTAACTTTCACTTTGGATGTTGATACAACAATGTTTGATCCTAAGTTTGTTAGGACTCTTATGGATGATGCAGGCAAGAAATGTGGCTTGGGTGATTATAGACCTAATCGTAAAGGGCCATTTGGTAAATTTGTTGTGATTAATTGGGAAGAAGAAAAATAATAAAAAATAAGATCAAGGATGGAGAATTATGAAATTTGAATTAATGAAAGAATTAAACGAATTAATTCTTTCTATTGACAACCCGGTTGAAACAGCAACAGATTGGCTTTTTGATTATCAAACCTATAGTTATAATTATATAAGCGCAGAAACAAAAAATAGAGTTGATAAACAAGAAGAATGGTTAAATTTACATCAACAACCTATTCTTTTAGGCGAGGAAATACAAACTGAAGAAGAAACGCTTGAGGAAATACTTGATGAACTTGAATCTTGGCTTCCTGCTCTTCAATCTGCTATTTGGGCAGTAAAAGAACTAAAGAAGGAATATTGAGGGTAAATAGATGACAGTATGGTTCAGTGGAGACCAGCATCTTTCGCATGACTCTAAACATGGAGGAATAATCCAATATTGTAATCGTCCATTTGTAAGTTTGAAAGAAATGAATTCAGTAATTATTGATAGAATGTTAGAAAAAGTTCATAAAGGAGATACATTATATTCTTTAGGCGATTTAACTTTCAAAAAAGATGTTGCTTTAAAGTTTGTTGAAATAATTAAAAAAAATAACATCAATTTAATTTATATAAGAGGGAATCACGATAAAAATATCCTTCCTATTTTGAACACAGAAGGAATAAAAGTATATGATTTATTAACAATAAATATTGCAAAACAACCTATAGTTTTGTGCCACTATGCGATGAGGACTTGGGACAATGGAGTTGCCATAACTCTTGGCAACTCCATTGTCACAGTCACCACACACTATCTCCGCAAGGTAAACAACTAGATTGTGGGGTGGATGGATTTGATTTTTATCCAGTTTCTTATGATACGGTAAGAAACATTATGAAGACAAGACCTGATAATTTTAATTTAACGAAAGGTAGAATTTAAAATTCCTACTAGAAACTACCTCTCAGAAGGTTATTTTCACGCCTGAAAATGCGTAGATATCACCCAGAATGAACGATAATTTAAAAGAGGTAGTTTGATAGGTAATTTTAAAAAACGACCAGTTTTGAGGCTAATAATGATGATTGTGGTCTGGTTAGGTTAGGTGAGGTGAGGTCAGGCTGGGTGGGGTGCGGTAAGGTGTGGTATGGTAGGGCGAGGGAACTGACTCATTTACAGATGAGTCAGTTCATTTTAAACTAAGAATCTTACGGATGTTAATAAGGAGGATTGATGGACTTTCTTGTTCTCTCAAGGCAACAATCTGAATTGATTGACCCAACTAAAAGCCATATTATCATATCAATTACAGACCCATTTGATGTTCCTGCCAATTTATTTCCGAATGATAATTGCAAAGGAATATTGCAATTATCATTCCATGACATTGATTCAGAAGTTATAGCAGACAAACATAAATTGGAATTGTTTACGAGAGAACAAGCAAGAAAAATTCTTGATTTTGTTGATGAAAATATAAACAATATCGAATTGATTATCGTAGCGTGTGAGGCTGGTATCAGTAGATCATCATCTGTTGCCGCTTTTTTAAGTGAGATATATAATGGACATGATTCTGGTTTCTTTAGAACTCATATTCCAAATAGGTTTGTTTTTAAACAATTGATGTATGAACATGAGAATATAAATATAGAGGACATGTTTTTAAACAATTGATGTATGAACATGAGAATATAAATATAGAGGACATGTTTGTATAAAATCAACTGAATAAAGGAGGAGATGATGATTAATTGTTTATGTGATAAGATTAATTCATTTATAAGATTTATTATATTTATTCTAACCTTATTTCTACTTGCTTTTGGAGGATTATTTGTTTTAATTGGACAAGGAATCTTATTTGTCGCTGAAAAAACAATTGTTTGTTCATTAAAGGAGAAGTAGTTAATGGCTTTGAAATTAACAATTTATAGAGAATTCATCTTAGACGATTTATGGGGAACCAAAGAAGAATTTGACGAACTAGGTGAAAATACATTTCTAGATATGATTGCTGATGCAGACCCATTAAGTATCATTGAAGAGGCGGGTGGCTTTAGAGAAATATTTAGAAAATTAGAATGGATTTGAAAATAATAGTTATTGTATATCTTTCTACTATTGTTGTGGAGGCTGGAACTGCTGGAGTTAAGTTGTTTCCCCAAATACTACGGACATACCCGACTCTCAACGCCCCGGACACCCTCATCTTTTGTGACTGTCGTGGTCTTCCGTAACACCGTAGACGCTATGGCCTCTCCGGTTTGCTTCCAAGCGGTTGCGGCAGAGTTCACCTCATAAGAAGCAGACGTGGCTACCGTCCAGGCCCGACAAAATGGATAACCCAGTCTGGCATATTGATTTCCCTCCCTTCACTGCGTGGCTGTTTGTTAACCCAAACTACTGAATCCACATATTAATCTGCGCATCATCAATCCAGGTTATCCTATTCATGCCAATTCTACTCTCCCCAGGAGAACTTCAAGTTTTACCTTGGGATCGGACAAGTCATTGGGAGTGAAATCAATCACCGGAGTTTTCCCAGCTATGATCTCCGCTTTGAGGGTGTAATACTGTCCCAGGACGCTTTGTACCCAAACCCAAGCCGCTTCGATTGCCGCTTTGAGTTCCGGGGTTGCAGAAGGGCCAACATAGAGGGCCGTGAAGCTTTGCTGTGTGCTCTGGGCATAGTGCGAATAGATATAGCTGTGCAGTGCTGTTTCCAACGCTGCCAGCCGAGAGTCAATCAATTCTTGTGCCAGCAACGCCGCCCTCTCAGGGAACGCCGCAAGCTTTTCATCTTCGGTAAGTTCACGGTCAAACACAACCTCCCAGGGTTGTTCCATGCCGAGGTCGATTGATCGCACACTATTGCCATTGTCTGAATACGCAAACATTGTTGATCTCCTAAAGGTTATCTATCCAGCCATAACAAAACAAGTGAGCGTTAGCATTGTTGGATGCATAATAGATGTTAGTACTTTCAAGCATCAAAGCAGCCACGCCACCCAAAGCTACGGAAATTGAATATAATAATGGACTATTGGTGTAATTGCCCCAACCTCCATAGGAATTATTAGGAGCCACTATAATTTGCACATCTGACAGTGCATAGTTTATGATAATTTGGGCGGCAGTCGGAGGTACAAAGTTACCAACTGCAACAGCTACCCAAGTTGGTGTACTAATATTTCCTTGTACCCCACTTGCCATCGTGGGCAATCCAGTGCCGGTATTGATATACTGGACCGACTTATCTTTTTGAATAGTTCGCAGCAAATTGGCGCTTGCATCTGCCCGCACCCACCCTAACCGGGCAGCATAAGTATAGCCATCTGGCAACGTCGGGGCCGTGGCAGAGAGGGAAAGCAGCCCAGCCAGATCATCCGTGGTGGGGTTATAGGCCGCATGGACGGCATACCAAGTGCTAACTGCAACCGTCCCCGTATCAAGACCACCCGCCCCGGAAACTGCGGTATCTATGTCAATATCAACTGTCCGCACCGTCTTGTATTTGTTGTCAGGGTCCTCAAGTACCACTTCGTCGGCAGTGACAGTAATCTCCGTGTTAGATGTAACCTGTATTTGGAGGTTGCTTGCCTGGCCCTTAATGCCGACTTTGCTGGGCTCAAGTGATTCAATACTTACCCCACTATCACCTTTCCATTCACCATATTTAATATAGACCAAAGACCCATAGACAATAGTTCCTGCCCCATCAAATATCTGATATGGACCAGCGTCCAGGGTCCCATTAATTGTCAGGGTTTTTCCGACAGCTATCGTCAGGACATTACCGGGCGGGATGACCAAATTAGTGGCGACATTGATGGCCATGTCATCAGAGATCGTTGCTGTTTCGGTTATTTCCAGCCGGGTATCTACCGACCCAATACAGGCTATGGCCGTCGCCAGGTCCGCAAACCAACCGGAATACACAGTAGACCCGGCGGCAAAAACTACCTTCCCCGTGCCGGTGCAGGAGAAGATTTGATAGAGGCCGGCGTCGAGGGAGCCGTTGATAGTAAGAGTTTTGGTAGTAGCTACGGCAAACGGTACCCCCGGCTGAACCGTAACCATCGGGGCTGCCAGGGTCACATCGTCGTCAATCGTGTAGGCGTAGGTGATGCGCAGTTCTTTGTCCGCCGCAGCCGCCACCGCATCCGCAGTTTCCAGGGCGGCTCGGTCGGTGCCGTAATCCCGGGCCACCACGTAGCCCGGGCCATTGGGCCACAGGCCGTCTCGGGTGGCAACTACATAGACTCGGGTGATTGGATCCGTAAGAACAGTGTCCGACAAATTAACTGTGGTGGTAGGCGCAGCGTAAGAAGATGAGGCCACAGTGGAATAGGCCATCCCAGCGGCCACCTGGACCTGCACCACAGCACCAGCGGCGAATCTGGAAGTGTAGTCGCCGGGCAAGGTAAAAGTGTCAGCGTCAGAATAGGTGCAGGTGACTGGGATCATGGTCACGATCTGATCTTCAATAGCCCAATTGTTAATTAAATCTGGTAAAGGAACAAGAGTCTGTAAAAAAGCATCTGTGGCATCCAGGGCAGCATTATATGCATTATAAGCAGTAGGACCACTTTCTCGATAAGGAGGCTTTGGAAAAAAATTATTGGGAGTATATTCCATAGTCATTTATTTATCCACCCTTAACTTGGAAGTCGATATGCAACCCGATAGCAATTGTTTGCATAAATATAATATTTACAGTTCAATATGCCTATATCAACTGTGCCCCAAGCTGAATCCCCAGTTACTGAAGTGCCAGAGTCTACGGTTTTGTTGGTAAGTAATGGATGGCCCGCTACGGCCCGTTCACCACTAAGCCACATTGTAAGTCTGGCTTCAGTCGCCATTGGGCAGGCAATACGAATATCTTCCACAACGACAGAGCCAACAGAAATTTCATGGTTTCCGGTGCCCAAATTCCATTGGATTAAATCTCCGCACTGAATAAACCCGTCTATATTACTTGATGCATTGTTCAATATATTGCCGATCCATCTGAAATTCGTGGCTGGCAAAACGATAAACCAGTCCCCTTGGGTCATGGTCAAAGCAGTACCGGAATATTCAATGGTGCCTCCAGTGGCATCATTATTGTTATTGTGAATGATGGGGCGCATTAGCCCCTTACTGGCACCAGATAAGACATAGATCATGGCCCCAATAAGCTCATCTGTGGTAAACCCATAACCGATGTTTGCGGCGTTCAAATTATTACGAAGCGTGATAACCTGGGAAGCCTGGGAACTGAACCGCATGAAAGGCATGGCCTTAAGTTCAAAATCGGTGTCGGTGTCTCCGGCCAGTGCAAAAATGGCATACCATTGCGAGGCCTTCTCCGTTTGGGTGGTCCCGTACAGCCCGCCAGCCCCAAAAATGCAGGAGACATTAGCCGTAATCGTTCTGACTTTTCCGTCGCTAAGTCCGCCGTCCGCCTGGCACACGGGGTTCATAATATTCGGCATCCCGGTCAAAGCTGTTTCGGCAGGGCAATCGGCGGTGGCTTCAACCCGTATCGTCCCGGCGTCTACCCACACCAGGGGCGGCTTCAGACGTACTGAGGGCTGGCTTTGGATTTGATTTTCCAGTGCCAGAAAATCAGCTTTGGTTATTGGTTGCCGCCCGAAATCCACCGTCTCGGTGCCTGCAAAAGTCTCAGCAACGTAGGTGGCCGTGATAACAATTTCGTTAGTGGTTTTTGAGTTAATTGCATAAGCACCATCGTAATTGGTAGTCCCCGCAATGACCACCACTTGCTCTGCCAAAAACGCATGGCCAGTAATAGGTAGTCCGACTTCTCCGCCACCCTTGTCTACGGCTGCGGCATTATCTATAGTATCAGATACCGCAGGTTGCCACTTTGGATTAGGAAAGGTCATTATGTTTCTCCCAAAAATCTTACGAGCGTTAAGGCAGTGTCCCGGCTACCCTGGTCAAGATTTACTTCTTTAGTTCGGACCTGATAGTTTTGCGCCTCATCATTCAGCAACTCATCCCGGAGACTTACTGTATCGGTCATTAATTCCAACCTAGCGCCAGCAAGTGACATACTTACTGGTTCAATAATGTCTTTGGCTGAAAGGAACTTGAGCAACAGTTCAGCCTTGGCAGACATAACGTCCCGAATTTCGCAACATACCATGTCATCCCAGGTACAAGAAAGAGATGTCCCTTGTCCCCCAGCCTCCTGGATTCCGGCCAGGTAAAACAAGGAGGGGTTTCGGGCATACCAACCATAAACCACAGAGACAAAGGCATTAACCTCAGTCAAATCTATGGTCTGACTATTTTCCCATTTATTCGAAGCCGTGAGTGCCAGTACCGGGCCAACCGGCGGGGTTCCAGCGTAAGGAATTATCTTGATTTTCCCGGAGTCCATGAAAAACCAGTACATCATTCTAGAACAGATTTCTTTTATTGCATCAGAGGCAGATATTCCCAGATTAGCAATGTCTTTGAGCCCCCGTTTTTCCAGACTCCCACCTTCAAATCTCGAATGGATAATGTCATCAGGTGCGGCTATATATGCATCAGATAGGACATCAGCATCGATATAATCTGTCAGGCCATAGGTTGCTAAAAATGCTTGGATTCCCGCTAAACTTTTAGTACAAGTCAGCCACTCGTCTACCATGTCATCAAAGACGGAAAAGGAAGCTAACTCTGATAATCCGTTTAAAATAATTACCCCTAGATGGTCTAGGGCATGGCGCCCTCCGGCATGTTCAACCACCCGGATAAGCACATCCCCATCTGGATCAAAATCAGGGTCGGTAGATTCAAACTGGACCATGCCATATTCAGGATATCGAGTAAGCGTCTGAGTGTAGGCCCCCCCCTCAACTGTCTTGCTTGCGGGTTGCGCCAGATTATCAATGTATATCGGGCCAATGGATTCAAACGGACCACCATATACTTGATAGGCGTTATGGTAATACTTCGACCTGATTTCAAGATCATCAAAGTCAACAGTCCATGATTCAGACACTGCACTAGTAACAGCACCTATTCTGAATTTCATAGGAGAAGCTGCGGAAAAATCAGCACTGTAATTCATCACCACGTCGCCGTTAATCCACAATACTGCGCGCCCTGTTGTAACTGGTGAATACCACATAGCAAATGTTAATGGCACATCAAGGTAAGCCAAGATGTTGAAATCACATTGACCACCTGCGTTAGTATAAATCGCTCCGGTTTCGTCTACATACACATAAAAATAAGCTGAAACTCCAGTAGCATCGACAATACTTAGGATAGTAGTGTTAGCAGAAGTTGGTGTAGTCGGAGCCACTACAACTCTAAAAGTTCCGGTAACAAATATCTCCCCCGCCGACCCTAATGATAATTCTCCGTATGCTGACTGACTAGCCCCTGTGACTTCACATCTGACTGCTCTGTTTCCGGTAAGTCCTGGGGTTATCAGTGAAATAACCCCCCCACCAGCAGCAACTATATGATCCAGTTCGTTAAAATTGTTTTCCTCAAAATAGGCAGACCGGGCAATGGGGGCAGGGGACCAACCGGACACCGCCTGGCCTTCACAGAGAAATTCCCCGAGAATGAGAGGGTTTGGGGTTCCATCCGCAGCAGGTAAGGCAATCCGTTTTTTAAGGCAATCGCTGATAAAATCCTCTGCGTACACTTCAACATTATTTGGCGACCCTACAGCCCTAGTCACTGGTCCCCATTGCTTCACCAAACCATGAAACAGAGTGATGAACTCAGTGAAATTATCTGCCATCCATTCGTCTTCACCCCACTCAGAGGTAAACCAACCACCTTTTGACCAGCCGAGTTGAATTTTCAGTTGGAGATTATACCAATCCTGTCCTGCCAAAAAGAAACTGCTTTTGTCTGGGGAAAACAAAGGGGTCGGGGTTTTGACATATTGAATTTCTTCACCAGGGACTATTACTGTAACCTCATCAGAAAATTGGCGGTTATTTAACAACAACCCTGAATGTGATCCAGCCACCAGGTCATCAAATGCCGTGGGCGCTTCCATGGAAACGCTGCCAACTTGCTCAATATCCCGGACAATGGCAAATTCTCCCAGGGGTTCGATATCTTTCACATAGGTAAGCAAGTCCCCGGACACGTTCTGGTCTTCAGCATATCCTTGGTAGACACTTGCAAATATCGTATCCTCTGCCCAAGTGCTAAAATCATTGGTGGTGGCTAAACTTTCTTCAACCCAGGCCCGGACACCTTCTATAGTTATCTTAAATTGGTAGTAAGGATAAATAATAATCGTGTCACCAGATTCGATAGCAGTCCAGGCAGCGGCGGCAAAGGCCGTTATATCGTTGGCACTACGATAAAAAACAGCCAGGTCATATCCTGGTGAGTTCCAATCCCAAGTTATGACCGCCGGTGACGTAGGCTCCTGTAAATTAGAAATCAGCGCCTCTGATATCCAATATCCACCAGTAAAGCCATGAAAGTCAGCTTGGATTCGATCCGTGGATATAAAAGAACACTCCACAAAATTACCATCGGCATTGACCCCGTTCGGCCAGATATAGGGCAAGAAAACAGCACGAACCGCTGGTTGTGCCCCAATGGTCAGAGCCTCATATGCTATGAAATCTGCGCTAGCCAGGAGCATTAGATTTCCTCAAAACTTACATCAAATGAATACAATTCTTCCCCATTGTAAAAAGCTTCTTCTGATGTTGGGGCTGGGCAATCCACCATCAATACTGTAGCATCAAGATTGGTTCCATCTAAATACAAATCTATAGGACATTGAAAATCCCAAAGTGTTAAAAAATAATCCTTTTGAGATTTTTCAACTAGAGTAAAAGATAAATCATATTTCTTTTTTGTTGGCCCTGAATATCTAAGACTAGTTCCATCAAAAGTTCTGACATCATCATTAAGATTTATTCTTGTTCCTGGACTATGGCCGAAATCAAAGTTTTGTGGGAAAATATATGTAACTTGATCTGGATCGCCAGATGGGTAAATGAGTTTTCCATTCATGTTTTATTTATCTCCCACTACCAATACTTTGACCACGATTACCAATTTCTTTATTAATCGCTTTAACGATATGTTTTGCATCCCGTTGATAATCAGCTTCAGTTGCTTTGTATCTATAAGTTGGAGAATGAGTTACATTAATATTATAAGCATTAGAAGTACCACTACCATTTCCACCTACTTGACCATTATTAAGCATATCAAAAGTGATACCCTTTCTTGAATACAAGTCCATTGTTGACCGTTTAATGATACCTTCACCTACTTGAGCCTTTATCATTCTCTCGTCTACCATCAAACCAGCATGAGCAACGCCATAACCTACAACACCACCAGTGTGATAACCTTCAGTATATCCACCACCAGTAGATTGCATACCAGGACTAGCACCTAAACCCGAGCTTCCTCCACCGCCCCCCATATTACCAAACATCATAGTGGCAACAAATGCGGCGGCCGCGGCTATGGGAGCAGCAACAACATTAAATGGAAAAGGTACTGCTTCCCAGACTGACCTAAATGCAGCAGCAGCAGCCCTACCAGCATCCATCAAAATTGCTGCTTTAGCTAACGCAGAAAAGATTTGAATTGCCTTAAGAGCGAAACCAATTATACCAACTATTCTTGAAGTATTACCTTCAACGCCAGCAGCAGTCATAAGACCTTGTGCTACACCCCAAATACTAGTCATATTCTCTGTCATATCAGTAAATGAATCTTGGTAATCATTTATATAATCAGAAGTAAAAGCATCTTGGTTATTTTGTATCCAATCGCCTTGTATATCACTATAAGTATCTCCTTCTTTAATCCACCCTTTAAAAGAAGAATCTACTAATCTATCAGTCTTCCTCCAATCTTTTTGTAATCTATTGTTGTCTCTAATCAATTCATCAAACGGACTCTTAGTTCTGAATTGTTTAGATAATTTAGTAAGTCCGCCAAGTTCACTACTAATATCATCATCCTTATGTCTCCCGCCAATTGAATAAGCTGTCTTTTTAGCTTTCTTCATTGTTCTATCAAACTTAGAATCAGGTAATATGGATTTATCCAATCCTGGCATATTAGCTACTTCTACATACATCGGATTAGTTTTAGTCCCTAGAACACCTTTACCAAATAATGAACTTAAAAAACTTCCTTCTTCTTTACCACTAGATTTAACAGGATTTAATAACCCTCCAATTAAATCAAAACCTCTAGAAACTCCCATCTTCATTATTTGTTTAACAAAAGTTTCGCCTAAATCCCAAAACATATCTTCAAGTATTATTTTCTTTCCTCTAATACTATCAATAAAAGCTGTGCCAGCCATATCTCCTATTCCAGATTCAAGATTGTCCATTAATGCTTTGAAATCAGCAGCACCACGTTTACTTGCTTCGTTAGCTCTTTCTACTCCATAAATTTTTGCACCGCCAGCAAATCCTTGAGTTTCCCATTTTTTCATTTCAAGTTGTAATTTTTCTGCTTCTTGACTTTGTTTATGAAGACTGCGTAAACGATCTTCATCAAAGCCAGCAGATTTCAAAGCGTATTCATTTTTCTTAATCCATATCTCCAATTCATTCAAACTGACTTTTTGTTGGATATTTAAACTTTCTTCCTGATATCTCAATTGGTCTGTGTATAACAAAGAATTGGAAGCAAGATTAGATATATGTTTATTTATTTCATTTAACCATGTATTTTGCTGTTCCAAAGGTCTGTTTTGTTGATTAATATTTTCTGCACGTTCTTTTTCTATTGCTAACAAATTATTGTTTTGTCTAAGTAAATTAGCAGTTCCTTCGTCTAATCCATTCAATCTAATCAATTGTTCTACTTTTGCTTGGTCAATCATAAGTTCAAAATTAAGTGCTTTTTTGCTATATTCATTTTGCTTTTCTGCTGGAATATTCATCGCAACTAATGTGCTATAAGAACTTTTCATAATTTCGTTTATTTTTAGAAAATTATCCATGGAAGCCTTATCTATTGCAAATGCTTGTTTTTTAGCTTCCATCTGTTCTTGAGGCATTCCAAGTTGTGTTGTCAATTTATTTTGTGCAGTACCTCTCATTCCCTGAAATTCACCAACAACTTTGGTTTGTGATTCATGGAAAGCAAGTGCTTTAGCAAGTTCTGTAGAAGGAAGGCCAGCAATATTTGTTTCTCGTCCAGCGCCCAATCTATTCATTAAAAACGTTAGATATTCTTCGGTATTATTTTCATTGGGAGGAGCATATTGATAAATAAATTTTTCAAGGGAAAGTTGTTCTGATTGTCTTCTCTCCACTTGTTTTACGAGAGCACTAAAGCCAGCTTCAGCACTTGGGAAAGCGGTGAATTTGTTGCTTATAGGAGATACAAAACCTCCTTGTTCAGCTTGATATTGATATGGTTGGCCAGTTCCTTGGTTATAAGTTAATAAACCTGGATTGTTTAACGGTAAAGCTTTTCCTGATTTACTTCTATCTTCTGGAATGATAACTTGAAATTTATCAAGTCCAGTAGGTGTAGAAATAGAACTACCAATAAGTCCTCTCATCTCAGCAGCAAATTTATCTGTATTAAAACCACCTGCTCCTATCCCTAAAGATTTTTTTAATTGATCTTCTCCAGTTGGAGGAACTTTTCCCAAATCAGTAACTTTTCCTATCAATCTGTCCAAACTATCAATAACGCTATCTATTTGTGTCATCCATGTTTGACCAAATTTTTTTCCAGCAGCGTCCATCACTTCGGAAGCAGTCTTGGCGTTTTCAATCAATTTTAAAAGTGGATCACCATTCAATTCATCCATAGCTCCAGCAGAAGGGGCAGTTTGATATTTCCTGACAAATTCTTCATGTTGTAATAAAATTTTCTTATATTGATTATCTAATGTTTCTGGCACACCTTCCAATGAATAAGCATAAATTTCCCTGTTTCTTTTTTCAAATTCTTGAGCGATAATTTGATCGCGTATATCTTTTAATTTTTGTTCATATGATGAGGCAAGTTTAGTGGTTTCATTTTGTTCTTTCATTTTGAATATGGTTTTATCAATTTGACTGTTCATTTTAACAAAGTCTGAAATTATTCTATCCATGCTGTTGCCAGAAATATTGCTCAATTGGCTGTTAAAACTCACCATTAAAGAACTAGCTGTTTGGAGAGCCTTAATATTTTTATCGTCCCAAATATTCAAAGTATCTTTTGGCTGGGCTTGAAGAGCATTGTTTGCTCCTTCAAGCGATTTTTTATAAAGGTCTGCGTTCTCTTTCAAACCGTAAAAAAACTTTTCACTTTCCGAAAGATTTTTGTTGATGTTAGACGTATTTTTATCAATGTCAGACGTATAAATTTCTGCCATCGCAAACGGGTCTCCCATCGCGGCGGCAGCAATCATCATAGAATCTCGATCTCCAGACATTAAACGCGAGACAGCAAAAGCACCAGCGCCTATTCCTCCACCTATGGCACCAACGGTTCCGCCGATCATACCTCCCATAGCAAAACCCAATATCGCCATTGCCGCAGGGTCTTTGCTAAAATCATCAACAAGGTTTTTCATTTTGCTTTTTACATTTTCTATATGATTGGAAACTGTATTCCCTAATAATTCAAAACCGCCAATGGCCTCTATGATGGGTTCTGTTAAACCTGGCGCTATATTAGCCGCCAAAGCGATTATTCCAGCAGAAAGAAGGGCGACAACAAGGGCCGGACCAAGCCCTAAAGAAGTCATCGCCGTAATAGCAGTAGTGATAGCAGCACCTAGAGAAGCCATAACAACAACTATTGCCTTTCCTATAGTTGCGAAAGCACCAACAGCGACTCCTCCCAATAATCCAAATACCCACATTAATGCTCTAACTGATAAAATAAAAGCAGTTATTTTTAATAAAATAATACTAATATCAACAACAAGTTGAACAAAAACCGGATGTGCTTCATTGAATTCAGAAACCAACTTTGCAAATTCAGTAACATTATTCACAATGGCAATAATCCCAGAATCAATTCTTTGTAAAGAAGAAATTATTTCTGGGTTTAAGGTTATTTTTTTAGTTTGTTCATCAAATTTTATTGCCCAATTAAAAATATCCATCATCACTTGTTTCAATTTCTCAAATGAACCAAGCGTTCCAGTCCCCATTAAATTCTGAAAAGCATCTTTCAAGTTTGAAAGAACTACTGTCCAATTGCTAAACGCTTGTTCTGCCATCACAGCAAGAGAAGCAGTTCTGGTCATAAATTCGGTATAAAACTTTCCAGATGCTTGCATTTGTTTGATAGTGGTATTATCGAGTCCAAGACCTTCCATTAAAGGTTTAACACGAGTCATCCTTGCTTGCATGACACCGGTTGTAAATGAACGAATTTCTTCATTCAACTGGTCCATAGGCACTTGAGCAATCTGGGCCAATTGAACGAAACGTTGGACAAAATCAACCATGTTTTCAAGAGGTACGCCAGCAGCCGAGGCGGGAGCCATCGCTTGCGTCATCGCTCTTAATAATTGATCATAAGTCGCGGCGGTAGTAAGACCAGCATAACGCAACTTTTCTTGTATTATAGTTGCGTCTTTCATCGCCATATTGAAAGAATCTTGAGTTGAAACTAAATTACCAGTTGCATCTCTATAACTATATAAAGAAGTAAGAAGAGCGGCAAGGGATAGTTTAGTATCTTCCAACATGGCATTAAATTCATAGCCAGCTTGAAATGCAGCCATAGCATTTTTTACTGTATAGAAAACAGCAGCAATAGATGCTAAGGTTCTACCAAATTTCAATAAATCATTTTGGAAACTATTGGTAGCTTCTTGCGCTTTTTTCTGGTTGTTAGAGAAGACAGTAGCACTATTACCAGCTTTCTTATGACCATCAGAAAGAATATTAGTGCTTTTAGCTGCCTTTTCAGAACTGGCGCTAAGATTATTTAATTGGGTAGATGCTTGTTCCGCGCCGGTTGTTTTTATAGCTATGAGGAGGGATGCAATGTCGATGGCGTCACCTATTTCTTCTTCTTAGTCTTCTTCTTTTCAAAATCAGAAATAATTCTGAGATACTTTGCGTCCATTATACGAAGAAGTTGTATTTCCCAATTAGACAATTTTATGCCAGTCAACCTAGACCAAGCATCTATTTCACGATAATAAATTGGATTTTGACCCATGCCCACTTCGCGGCTAGAACCAAGTTCCAGAAAAAGTTGCCATAAATAAGCGATGTCTATCGGCAAATCAAATTCAGGTCTTTGTGGAGCACCACTAATTGGAATGAGCAAATTAGGATTCATTTCCAATCTCTTTTCATGTTGCTCCACTAAGTCATGTTGGGAAATGCCATCTTCATTTGGATAATTAAATTTTACCCAAACTTCAACGGCATCTTCCAACATCAAAGTCAGTCCTGTAGGAAGTTCGCCCTGTCTTCGACAAACAGTTGCACTTGTTCTAAGAACCAAGGAAGTTTAGTCATCACCATTTTTACATTCTCAAAAGAACATGGTAAAGTAACACCTTCCCATTCCACATTTTCCCATTTGAGAACCATCTTGGAAATCAGTTCAATGTTGTTAGCTCGATTTTCTTCCGCACTTAAATTCATGCGTACTTGATTTCTACGAACCATCTTTTTCATAGCTTTATTCTGCATAGATAGAGAAGTCTTTTGATACAAGTCTGAATCAATTCCAGCAACCCAGACCTTAGTAGGTGGCTCAAAAGATTGCTCAGTAATAGGATGGACAATTTCCATCTCAACACCTTCATCAGACGCAGAAGCTACACTTAATTTTGTGAAATCCATAAAAATACATTCTCCATTTTTTTTGGTTTTTTAGATATTAGTTATCTTATTTAAACATCGACCCTGGTAATCTGAGCAGTAAATCCATAAGTAGGTGAATAAATAGCTTGGAATGGCATCTTCAAAGTTATGGGTTTTTCATCACTTACAGCGTGGTCAGAACCACTAAATTTAACATTAGGAATGAAGAATTTGTAATATTCATCAGTTCCACCAACATCAAATTCAAGCAAAGAAGCAGTTTCATTCACGAACTTATTAATCATAGTAGAATCTTGAAAATATACTTCCACCGTACCAGTTATATTGCATCTTCCAAGAACGATCTTTTGCGTGTATTGACTGCCAATAACAAAAGTGTCTTGTCCAGCATTATCTAAAGAGAAATCAATGCTAGTTATCAACGCTATTGCAGTCCCAGCCTCTTTAACAGTTCCAGTAAAGGTATCAAATGGTGAATCAGTCTGAGAAGCAATAGGTGTAGCATCTATAGAAACTGTAGCAATCGTAACACTACGACCCATTATACTGAAGGTTCCAGTAACAATGTTGTTTGGTTTCAAACTGAGTGCAATTTTATTTACAACACCACCAGCATATCTTTCATAAACATCAATATCAGTGTATCCACGTTCAAAAGTGAAAGACCTATCAAGCACACCATTGGATAGAGAAGAAAGTCTTTTTACATTAACAGCAACGGTATTAGTTGCAGCTTTTGTACCCAATGTGGAATATCCCAAAGTCAAGGTATGAGTACCAGTAATGGCAGTGACAAGATGGACGCCATTTGTGGTTAAACCAGTGCCAGTAAAACCACTGACATAAATACAGTCGCCAGTTCCAAGATAACCAAAGGTGAGTGCGGAACTGTAAAGAGTTTTTAATGTGGTTGCACAACCCACAGTTGCCGCAGATTTTGAAGCCACAGTTTGCCAAGTGCCACAAAAACCTGCTTCAAAAAGTGGATCGTGCTCTGCCCAACTCAGTTCGATCCCCACGTCCCCCGCAATCTTTTGAGTTCCTAATCTGTGGTCAACTATTTGGCGATCTGAACGCAATTCTTTGGATTGAAAAGCATCCCTTGTTAATTGTAATGAACAAGATGTGTGTCTTAGCTCAGTGTAAGTAGCTGGACTTGTTCCAAATGTCGTCTCAGCCACAGAATATAAAAGTTGATGGAAACTTCCGGCCCCTAGCTCCGTCATTTTATTAATCCTCCAAATAGTTTCTTAACTATTAAAATGTTGTTTATCATTTTGATAATCAAATATCCAACATATTTGCTATCTTATTTTTGTTATAATATCTTTTGTTTACCATTTCTGAATAAAAAGATTGATGCCATTCTCTATCAAAATTGGCCTTGGTGTTACAAGAGGTGCATAATGTAATTAAATTCTTGGGATGGCAATTTAATTTATTATAATCAAGATGGTGAATTGTTAATTTATTATCATATTTTTTATTACATAGTGGATTAAGACACATATAATTATCACGCTCTTTAATACTTTCTTTGTATTCTTTATCTTTCCACACACAACAATATGGTTCATAAGATTTACCACCTTGCCAATTATAATTGTTTGAACCACTTTGTGAAATAGATGATTTTATACTGCCACATTTTCTACATCTATGACCTTGAGAAAAACTATTATAAGAAATAAAAGATATATTTCCACATTCACATTTATATTTTAATTTTTGATGACATCCTTTATATTCATTAAATAATGGAACACAACCACCTTCTATAAATTTTTCTTTAACAAATTCTAAACTATGTCTTATTTTATCTGAAAATTTTATAATCCCACATTCTTTACATCTATGGCCTCGCATAAGATTATCAAATGATGTATAAGAAATATTTCCACAACTGCATTGATATTTTAATTTTGTTCTAGCATCAATATATTCATTAAAGAGAGGGATGCAACCACCTTCTACAAATTTATTTTTTACATATTCAAGACTGTGTTTGCTATTGATATTGCTTCTTTCAATTCCACATTTTCTACATCTATGACCATTACAGAAACCATTGAATGTGATTTGTGATTCATTCCCACAACTACATATATATTTTAATTTTTGTTGTGCATTTATATATTCATTAAATAATGGGATACATCCTTCTTCTATAAACTTATCTCTTACATATTCTATATCCAATCTTTTCTTTTCTGAAATTCTTTTACCAACACAATTTGAACATCTTGATCCAGATTTAAAACTCGAAAAAGTTATAAAAGATATATTTCCACAATTACATCTATATCTCATTTTAGTGTGGTTATTTTTATAATTATCTTCTAAACATTCACACCCATTATCAATAAAAACTTTTTTGACATAGTTAAAATCTAATTTATAAAGTTCTTTATTTTTATCAATATTACAAAATTTACATCCACTACCATTTTTTAAACCATTAAGACTAATTTTTGTTATATGACCATTATTACATTTACATTCAAGTGGAATTCTAGCATACTTATATTCATTTTCTAATAAAACAAATCCTCTATTCTTAAATTCCCCCCTTGCTATATCTATAGTTATAATTTTAGACATAATTTAACTCTGACTATAAGCAACATAGTATATTGACACGCTTTTTTTATAAAAAATTCCATCAACATCCCCTGGTTCGACGGAAGATTCCTTTATTCTAACTTGAACATCGTTGTACGTTGCTAGCGTTCCCCTTTTAAAGTGGTTATAAATTGCGTCAGCTTTAACAGTAGCAGAATTCCATCCTTCATTTGCTGGATATAAACAATCAATTTGAAACACCCCCGGAAATTCAGCCCAAGATTGATTCCCAAGAGTTAAAGTTGTAGTCCTCCCTGGCATTAACCAAGCCCTCAAATAGGGCGTTGAAATTGATGGGTCTATCTCAATATTTTCCCACGCTATCATCATTGTTGTTGGAGTTAATAAAGAAAGATGTTTATTTAAAGCTGATGCAATATTTGTATTAATCCCCATCCACTTATGCTCCTAAATTTTCTTTTAACCCACCACTCTGCACAGATGTCACCGCCTCAGAACTTATACTTCCAAATTCTGCCAATGTTATTCTCACCATTCCTCTTGGCGCTTGCGGCGAACCATAAGGCGGACTTGGATATACTCTACCGCCTTCAAGATAAATTGCATATCTAACATTATTAAATATATATGCGATTAACCCATCATGAATATCCATGCCACTTTGAATGAATTGCCTGCCTCTATTTATTGTGCCACTAGCTGATTCAAAGATTCCAGATGTCTTTACGGTTTCTGTCGTCTTACCTTCCCAATAACCAGTAGTTGTTCTTTTTCCTTTAGGTGTTGCTCTACTTACTTTCTTCCAAGTGGTTTTTGACTCAACAGATGATTGAATAGGAGAAGAATTAGAAGGAGTCAAACCCACGGCCCAGGCGGATGATAGACGACCTGTGTCCCGCGGTGTCCTCATAACAATCCTTTTAAATACTTCAAACACCATCTTGCGAATTGCTTTATCAACATTATTTAATGCTTTAGCATTGAACAAATTGACCTGCGCTACGAAATCACCTAGTCCTAAGTTAGAAACTTGGCTTTGACTTCCTCGAATATACGTACTTGTATGGGTTATTCCCATTTTACGACCCACTCTTGTTAAACAAAGATACTATCATTCCACCAAATCCTTGACTTATAAATATATAAGTCAGTGCTTGTATCCCACCAGTCATATCTTTTTGAATCCAATAACCGTAATAAACGTACATAAAAATCGCAGTCAAGAAACCGAAGAAGCAGCAAAAACACGCTATGGCAAATATCACATTTGTTCTAATTTCTGATCCATTAACTAAATCTGAAAGTGCCATTTTTAATCTCTCTCTGGTTCTGGTTTTGGCCTAGCTTTTCCGCCCATTCTAGAAGAAATAGAATCAGAAGCACTTCTAGTAAGATATGCTCCCAAACCTCCTGTTCCACCACCACCAACTATCAAACCTAATATTAATTTAACAGTCTCACTATCTATTCCTTTACCATGATAAAAACAATGATAACAAACAAGAATTATAGCTAATAAGAATAATATTCCAGTAAGAACCATCATAGCGGTAGCTACAATAGTAGGACTATTAACTGTATTATTTGAAGAACTAATATATTCTTGCCACCAAGCCATGATTATTCTCGAAGCAAACCCCTATAGAAAAGCACTGTCGAAGACGGCTCTAATACAGATATTCCAACAATTCCATATACTTTGCTATTCAAAGTAAGTCTATCACCCAATTCCGGGTCTGAAGTAGCATTTGTGGTGAATAAAACGATGCGGTCGTTCTGAAGTATAAGTGTTCCCCCAATGTATGTTTCACCATAACCTTTCAAATAAGTTTTAGTAGGCGTCACATCAACTAAATTAATATTGTAAACAGCAGATGAAGAAGAAGCATAAATTCCCTGGGACGCTAAAAATGTCCCCATAGTGAAGTGCTTCAAAACACCAACTGTCCCAAATTTGGTGATAAGTTTATTGGTTCTATTTGCTAATGCAGTATAATTCACTTATTATGCTCTCTGGATGATAATTGCATTTTTTGAGCGGACCCATTCTCTGAGTAATGTATCTATATATGGTTGTGAAGGAACTTGCTGCGCGCCACCAGAATCATATTGTATTTCTACTACATCAACTTTTTCTCTAATGACATTACCAGTAGTATCATTATCTGGTAATGGATCATCACCATTAAGAAATCTATAAGCAAGTTCTGCTTGCACCCACTTGATTTGAAGGGGGATCGCTGTACTACTGATATAGAATAAATTTTTATCAGTTACATTTCTTCTAGGCCATTCAAGAGGTTGGGTTGATAGTGCTTTAGTACCGATCCAATTTTGCAATTCCATAAAGTAGCAAGAACGGATCAATGCGGCACTTTGTGTAGTTGTGGTTCCAGAAGCCCAATTAGTTAGCTTTCCAATGTTTGTAAAATATGAAGTTGCAGAAGCAATACTTAGATATGAATTCGCGGATGCTAAGGTGCCCACGCCAGTTTCCACAACAATTTCAGGCATTTACATTACTCCTATTCCCAAAACTTCCACCAAGATTTCTTTTCTGGTAAATCATAAATCACTTTAACAATATCACTAATCGACATCTTTCTTTGTTCTAATAATTTTATCTCTCTACGCATTTCTAGTATATTTTTGACAATGAATTTCTTTTGTTTTAATGAAAAATTCATTATTGGAATCCAACCTTTTAAAAACCTCTTAGCCTTGAACTTCTTGAACGGGGGTCAGATGCCGTTCCTTTCAGCTTTGACAATCTCATCGACTTGGGAATTTTTGTTTTAATCGCCTTCTTCTTTTTCTTTTTATCTTTTGGGTTTTTCTTACCTTTTTGTGACTTGTTAGCCATATCCTCACCAACTTCCCTCTTGGTTAAACCTATTAAAGTTGTCGATGACATTACTTTTTCTTTTTCTTAGCCCCAACCTTTTTCATATTACGCGCAAAGTTAGCGCGCTTTACTGTAGTGAGACTAAATTGGTCTGTATTATTCATAACCTTATCAGCAAATTCTTGAACGCCCATACCTGCCTTTTTTGCTTGGGCCGTAAAAGTTCCTTCTTTCAAATCCTTTGGAATCCATTTTTTCTTAGCGGGTTTAATTTTTTTTGTTTTAGTAGTACCCAAGGTGTATTCTCCTAATCTATCATCTCAACCTTACAACCAACAATCTTAATGCCCAATTTCATTATCTTTTTACCTAACCACATTCTAAATCTGAACATAGGATTGATGTTAAATCTAATCTGAATGCATACTTCTCTGAATAAATCAGAAGCGTTAATGTTTACTGTTTCAAGAGGTTGTTGATTATTCATCATTTCCCCTTTCCCTTTTTCTTTCCACCTTTACATTTGTTATTCATTAGGGGTGTCCTTTTCTCTGTCTTTGGCATACCATCTTATGTCTTGTCTACGCGCAGGTGCTCCCCACCATAATTCATTAGCAGGTACGTCACGAGTCACAACACTTCCGGCTCCAATTGTTGCTCCCTCACCTATGGTCACTGGGCAAACTAATGTGCTATTCGCACCCACGGTAGCCCCTTTTTTAATGATTATTTTTTCATATTTTCCGCGGCGGCCAGCCTTTGGTTTTTTGACATTTGTAAGTACACAAGATGGTCCTAAAAAAACTTCATCTTCAATAATGCACCCATCAAAAATTGAAACATTATTTTGTATGCGAACACCATCACCAATGCGGGCTGTTGCCGCTACAAAACACCCTTGCGAAATTACACAATTTTTGCCGATGACCGCACCGGCCATGATATGGGAAAAACGCCATACTTTCGTCCCTTCCCCTATTTGGCAGCCAGCTTCCGCGTCTGCAAGCGGGTGGATATAGATGGGAGGTTTATACATAAATTGCTTCTCCTTTTGGAGTTGAGTTATATTTATATTCTTTACATTTCCTAAAATCATAATATGTACAACCATCTTGTTGATGAACAAGTTTATGACAATCTACACATAAAGTAATACACATATCTAGGTCAGCACTTTCAATTGGATTTATCCAAATTCCTTCATAATGATGACAATGAATTTCACCGCCTCTTATTTCACACCGCTGGCATGTATAGTCGTCTAATTCAAATCTCATCTGTCTCAGTTCTGGTTGAACTTCTCTGTTAAGAGGAATTGTTCCATTCATATAATTTAAATAAGATTTTTCAGTTTTATGAAACAAAGGACATGATTTTTGACATCCCGTAGAACAGTATAGATTATTCTCTCTTATAGAAGTTCCTTCAATAAAACGACACCTCTCCATTGCTTCTTTTGGCTTAGGAGAAAATTTCTTTCCACAATATTTACACTTCACTTGTAATACTTCTGGTTCATTTGGATGCCTATTTACTTCTTCCCCTCCAGCAATTAATCTATCTGCATAGGTATCATAATCTGCATAACCAAGTTGGTTTGCTTTTTTTATAAAATTTTTTCTTTGCGTTTCTCTTGCTGTTCTACTAATTAAACATCCACAAGCCTTAGTTGTTCCTTTAACAAGATGGTCATCTCTAACAATAGTTTCGTTACCACAATCACATTTACATAACCAATATGTTACATTTCTATTTCTTTCTATCTTAATAACTTTTTCTAAAACTATTAACTTGTTATATTTTTCACCAATTCTATTAACCATATGTTTTTTCATTCTTTTTTCTAGGGTATAAGCAAATGCGCATTTTCTACTGCAAAATATTCCTATATTGGAAGTATCACTAAAACTATCTTCTCCACAGTGTAAACATTTTATAATTTTAAAATATCTAACACATCTACCTGGATTATTATACCTAAACAATTCCTCACTTATCCACACTCCATTCTTTAAGACTTCTTCAGTTATTTTCAAACTATTTCTCCATTTTTGAAGTTTTATATGATTCTTTCATATTATGTATTAATTCAATGGCTGATCTTGCGTCTTCAATTCCGTATCCAATTCCTTGCAAAATATTTGAGTAAACGCTTACGTGTAAATCTGTGAACCCTTGGTCCAAATTCAACACATATTCATCTATTTCAAAACATCTTTTTGGAAGCCCTTCAATCACATCATCCTTATCACATGATAAAAACCATTCTACATTTCCTTTTTCAAGATGTAATTTTCCATGTGCTTTATTATGAGATAAAGAAAATAATTCTGCTTTGTTGCAATTTCCCATCAAAAAACAGCAAGCATCAAAAAGATGAATTCCTAAATTGTATAAAATAGAACCAGACTTTTCTTCTATTCCTTTCCAACATCCTGAAAAATACCACGGTCCACGCGGGGTTACATAGCGTAAATTTCCATTATATTCATTGTAATCACTTGCTTCTAGAACTTCTTTCAATCTAACTAAATCTTTATGAAGTCTAAGTTGTAATATAGACCAAACTTTCTTTCCAGTAGTTTGTTCAAGGGTAGATAATTCATGTAAATGTTCTGGTTTAATCACAAGAGGTTTTTCACATATCACATCACAGCCACTTTCAAGTCCGAACTTTATTTGTTCAAAATGGTTGTAATTGGGAGTTGTCACACATAAATAATCCGGTTTGTTTTCCTTGCAATAGTTTCTAAATTTATTTTCATCTCTAAAAAAAAGACAATCATTGAAGTACGCATCTATCGAACCGACCACATCATGAGTAGTATCACAAATAGCAAGAAGTTCACCGCCATTCTCTTTAATGGCACGGAAGTGTTTGGGGGAAACGTATCCAACCCCAACTAACGCGAATTTTGGTTTCATTCATTCACCCTTTATTTTTTCTTCTTAGTTTTAGTTTTCTTAACTATCTTAACTATTTTTACAGTTTTATTGTGAAGTTCGCTTTTTAATTTATTCTTTTGAGTTTCGCTCATTGTTGATCCCTTACTTAACAAAAATCTGACCTGCTTAAGTGTTTTAGTTTTAGCCATATTTAATTACCTCACTGATTCACTACTACTTTAAACACATCCAAATTATAATTTTTATCTTTTTCTACTTCATTTTTAAATTCAATATCACTTATTAAATTACTTAGACCCATACCATTCAAGTTTGTTTTTAATTCTTGGATTATATCAGGGGGAGCGGTTGATAATTGTGGTTTAATGGAATTTAATGCATTCACTCCCTCGTGAAGACTAGCGACCGATAAGCGATAAACTTGGAGGAGTAGGGAGTCTTCGCGAAGTGTGAAGTAGAACTGGCCGCCGCGATTTTCTGGCGACTGTGACATTTCCCTATAGCCCCTAATAAATCGCCGTGCTCCATCTGCCATCACTGCCAAGTTATTATTTGCTGCACCCCAATCACTTAACGCATATGCCAAATCAGGATCATAAGGATTTTCTTTTAACGCCTCAATATTCAATTTATATGCTTCTTCCATCTTTCCGGTTTCAAAATACGACTTTATGATGGTATAGAATATTGTTTTATTAAATTTGCTGGGATCAATTTTATCTTTCAAACTAATATACCACTTTCCATACTTTATTGATTCTTCTGTATATCCATGATGTCCCAAAAGCTGACTTAGGTAAAAAAGCGTGTCGAGACGCCTTGGATTACCATCTTCATCCAAGTCTTCCATTTCTTTCATCAATAAACTATGCGTTCTTTCAAACTTCAATTGCATTTTTTCTTCAGACAAATCGTATCCATAATGTTCTATTTCCAGCATGTCACAAAGAACTGCCGCGCCTTCGAATATAGGTGAATTATGAATCCTATGTTTATATTCTACTTTGCCTTTCTTGAACAACCTGGCACTATTGCAAGACATTACTGTTTGGCCTTGTTGCATATCTCTGATTGGAATAGCAACAACATTGTATTTGTCTTGTACCATTTCTAACCATTTCTTTAATTTGTTCTTATTAAAATCTGGTGAAGTAATTAACTTCTCATCTGCATCTATTATCAAAATCCAACTTGCGCCATTTTCTTCCGCATATTTAATAGATTGATTCCTATGTAGACTGAAATTGTTCTGCCAAGGTGAATGGTATATTTTAACATTATTAAATGATTCTAAAATAGAAACTGTCCGATCTTTGCTACCTGTATCTACCACGCAAATATTATCAACAGTTCCTTTCAAGGAGTTTAAACATTGTTTGATGAATTTTTCTTCATCCTTAACCATAAGACACGCAGTAAGTTTCATTTATTTTCCCTTTTGTTTTTATTCCAAGGCTTTAATTAAGGTCTACCACCAGTTTTAATAAAATAGTTCATAGTTCCAGAAGTATAATTATCAGTTTTAATTCCAACTCTAATACTACAAGCCACGCCATAATCCAATGCTACAACTTGATTGCCAGTATATGAAGACAGATCATACCAAGTAGCAGGAGTCGCAGCCGTACTCAAAGATAGTTGTGAAAATACGGTTGCGGTCCATGTGCCAGAAAAAACAACTAAGGCTTTTCCTAATCCGTAAATTGGAAGTGATGTTCCAAATGAGTTGGATGTGGCTATGGAACCTGATTTTTGATTGACGCTTGTAATGCCATAATCAGTAATTTGTAAAAGTTGGTCAGAATGCTTGTCTCTTAAGTTAGTATAGTTCGAGGTCGGTATCGCCATAAGTTTACTCCGTTAAAATTTACTTATTCGTACTTATATATAATTCTAAATAACGATCTAATTTATTGTCTATAGATTTCAAACGGTCTTTAAGGTCTATCAAATCACTTTTCGAAACATAATCTGATGGTAATCTTTCTCTTAAGGATATTTGACGCTTGTTGACTTCTTTAATTTCCAACCAAATAGACCTGCATTCTTCAACAAGAGAAGTGATAGTTGTCGTGAACCCACTATGTTCTTGACAAGTTTGAAGTTCAAGTGCTTCTGGATTACACCCAACATTAACTTTGTCTTTAGTAAAGGTAACTATGTTGTATTTGATCATGAAGAAGCCTACTAAAAGAAAAACTCCAGCCACAACAACTAACGCTATAATAGCTCCAACAAGCGTGTCTAAGACACTAAAATCGATTTGGCCACTACCAGAAATCCCAGTTACATTAGTAGGAACGCCAGAATTTCCCATCGCAACAGTTATAGAAATAGTTCCTATAAATAAAACAAATAAAAATAGGAACAAGAAATATTTTAATTTTTTGTTTTTAAATTTAATAGTCAACGCATAACTCCCCCAAAAAGAAAAAGGACAATTTCAACACTTTAAATTAAGGCAAAATTGTCCCGTAGTTTTATCCAATGTAATGCTCCACTTATGCTTCTCCGCTAGCAATTAATATCAAAGACATAAATTTAAAGTTTTTCAAAATGGGAAGGAATGAATTCACCTTCCTGAAATAGTTCGGTTTCGCCTTGGAGATAAAGTTTCTTCTTGGTAGAAACCCAACATTTGTTGCGACAAATATATTTCTTGGGCCAAGTTTCTTCCACAACTTCTGGTTCAACAACCACTTCTTCTTTGACTTCCACAACTGGTTCTAGAATCATTTCTTCAACAGATTCCACAATAGGTTCAATAACTTCTTCAACTTTATCTTCATATACATCGTTAAAGGCTGACTTCATTTTAGCCATAAATTAATCTCCAATCAAAAAGGTTCTGAAAAGGGAGACGCCAATCTCCCTTTTCAGGTTAATGGTTATTCATAGGTTTGGGGCAGCGAAGCAGAATCCAACCAAACATCAACAGTACCAGCACTACAAGTAGCAGCACCAACAGTACCTTTGACACGTAGATAACGTTTACAAACAGGAGGCAGGGCGGCGCTATAGACCAACTTACCAGCAGTAAGCAAATTCTGAGTCATGCTGGAAGCGCCAGCCAAATTCATATTCACTAAATTGGAAAAAGAAGCTGCGGAATTGGCAGTGGCATTCTGTAGAAACAGAGCAATAGTGCCAGTAGCAGCATTACCAGCAACGGCAGTGCCAATGCGAGCATGAATGTAAATCGGCTCGCCGCGGCCTACGTTTGGATTGACAGCAGTGCCATTCCAATCTACCGCGGGTCCAAGATCGATGACATTACCAGTGACAGTGGCATCGGCAGAACCAGCAAGAGATTGTGCATCCATAAAACTAAGTTTTGCATCTAAAATTGCCATGATGAATACTCCTATTAGAACTGATAAGTTCTATGTATCAAAAGGTGTTTCTGCTTTGTTCTTGTTGCAATTTTATGGATGAACTTTTTGTTCAGTGCTTAAAGAACATCAGAAAATTAATTTATTGGATGTTATTTAACACCCACAACTTTTAAATGTTTGCGTTTTTGTAATTTTAATTCTTTTTCGAGCCAAGAAGTCAGCATTTGTAGTTCTTCAAGGTTGTATTTATTCTTCATAAAGTTCGCTCGATTTGAAATTACCACAACATTTCCTTTAATATAACCATCCTCTGGAATTAAACGGTCTAAGGTTGGACTGTTTTGACCTATAACTTTTTTATTACTTTCTAGTTTAATATCGGGAAATACAGGACAATATTCTGGAATTACAATATCAGATAACTCTAAGTTGAATGGCAAATTTTTCTGTTTAGCTCTCCTTTTTGCAGCCACAAAAATATTATATTCAACAGATTTCTTACCTCTTATACATTGTCCATGTTTGATCCTATTTTTTCTTTCATATCTCTTATAACAACCACAACTTTTAGTGTGGTCACTATTTAATGAACCAGTAGTAACAATAACTTCATTACCACAGTCACATTTACATAACCAGAGTTGATTTTTACCTCTCATTCCATGAAAACTTAAAACAAGAAGTTTCTGAAATCTTTCACCAACCAAATCCATTTTCTTTCGTTGATTAATAGGACAGTCAAGTTCTTTAAGAATCCTTCCGACTCGGACTCCTCCTATTCCAAATTGCTTACCAACTTCATTCATGTTTAAACCAGTTTTATAAAGATTCACAATCTTTTGATTGCGTTCTAGCATTTTTGCATCTGCTTTTGCTGGCATAATTTTCCTTTTACATAGTAGGGGGTACAAGGAAGATAAGCGACATTCTATTTATCTTCCTTGTAAGTTGTTGAAATAACTACGTAAGTGCAGACTCAGTGCTTAGCAAAACGTCAGCTTTTTTCACCGGGACACCTCGGAAATGGAGAGTTGGAATCCCGAATGGACCTGATGGTAAATACTGAACATTAGTCTTATCTTTAGCTTCTTTATCAAGACAAGAAAGTACAGTAGAATTTGCATACATAACAGAACCAGCACCATCCATATCCATCTGGCGAAGGGCATCAATCAGTTTGTCAGAAAGATTAGAAGCAGTTGCAGGGATATTGCATACGCGTTGCACACACTTGTCATTTATAATGGCAAGTCCACACCACACTTTGAAGTGGCTTTGATAAACCTTATATGGCAATCCGTTTGCATCTGTGACAACCAATTCGTCATCATTAGTCATAGTAATACCAGCATTAGGTTGAGCATTACGAGGATAAACCAAATGGGCTTTGGTTGGACCCCATTGTACAATCCAAATGCTATTCAAAGTTGATCCAGTTCCGCCATAGTTATGGACATTATGTACAGCACTTACACCAGCAGTAGTCAGAGTTGCATAACGGGTAGCAAGACCATCAAATTTCTCAGGAGAACCAACAGTGGTCCCATAAAAAATCTGATTAGCTAAAGTCTGGGACATACCCTCAACAAAGGCTAAATCTTCAGACATCCGAAAAGCAGCAGGATCGGGGTTAAGTTCAATGAGAGCAGAATCAATACGGCTATAAGATTCTAATAGAGCGATACTCTCAATGACTTGAGTGGTGGTGGATTTTTCCAGAGCCACACCAGAATTAATCTTACGAAAACTACCTGCGGGCAAAGACAAACGCTTGGCAGAGATGTGTTGGGTGTCTCCATTTCCTCTCAACCACGGAGCATCGTCCAATACAGTATTTACTTTATTTAGAACTTCTGCTATAGCCATAACGACATTATCTTTAGTACGTTTGGCAGCATCAATCAAAGTCATTTGAGTTGCAGTTAATAGAGCCATCTATTTGTTACTCCTGTTTATTTACCTTTCTTTATTAAACATAGTAGGGTATAGGGTTTCGGCAAGGGATTTTTCCTTATCATTAGTACGAGCACCAGGATTAGACATCCCTCCACCAGCACCATCAGTTCTTAAAATTCTATCTCGTTGTGGATCGCGATTAACTAAAATTTCAATAGCCTCTTCTGGAGAAGCTATTTCGCCAGGGTTAGCTTTAGAAATGATAGGTTTGTCATCTATCTTTCCAACAGCGGTAAGTTTTCCGTTTTTTTCTTCGATGGTAAAGTAGTCTCCAAAATAACTAAAAGCAGCACTTGGAAAAAGATAAGTTTTGTCTCTAAGGAAATCAGAACGATCAAAAGCACCTCTTACTAATTGGTCACGTATCTGACTCTCTTTTAATTTAATTGCCTTCTCTTTTTCCATTAAGGCGTTTTCATAACTATCTTTCGCCTCTTTAAGTAAAGCCTCATAACCTTCTTTCGCGCTTGATTTAATTCTCTCTACCTCGCCTGCATCAACCATTTGTTTGTCAGTATAATTTTTAACCGTTTCGATTGCTTTCTTAGCTTTCTCTGGGTCTAAACCGTCAAACTTTCTGGTGAGTTCATTAAAAGAGTTAGTCGTTTCTGTAAGAGAATTTTCTAATTCTTGAATTTTCAAGCGACGTTCTTTGCTTTCACTATTGGCCATTTTGAGATCACCCCAAAGTTCAGCCGCATCTAATGCTACCTCTTGTTTATTTTGGTCAATATAAAGTGGTTTACCTTCTTCATTTAAAACTACATAACCATCTTCATTTTTCTTCAATTCTAACGGAAACTTAATATCTGGTTTATTATCAGCACTCATTTGGAATCTCTCCTCTTTCCAGTTGGTATCACACCATGATAACCAATTAAAAATTTATATTATTAATAAAAAAAAAGAACTGGACAGGGCATCACGCCCTTGTTTGCCAGTTCCTTCAATTGCCCTCTTAATGAGGATTGGTGGATAATCTGAATTATTTAATTATATGTTTAATTATCAGTAGGGTCTCTAGGCATATAACCTCTCTATTTTATAGGTTCACGATAATCAACAAATGCGCTCATCAACTTACCAGACATGAAATTAAATTCAAAATTGAACTTGCCAGTCTTATTGGAAGACTGCCATTTGTCCAATTCAAGTCTTAATCTCTGTATGACTTTTTCTGGTGATGGTGATGTTTGCATAAGTATAGGTAAATAATTGTTATCCTTTCTATATTAAGTTTAACATAATTTGATAGTCATTACAAGGAAAGAATGACATTTTCGTATAATAAAATGCATTTTATTTGCATTTTTGTTTATTTTTACAATAAACGATCCAATTGGGCCATTTATGAGCCAATTCTACTTTCAAATTTTTCACAAACACAACATGGAACACATATCCAATCTTCAATCGCTGTTTGCATTAGGCAATCTTCATAATGCAAACAATTTCTTCTTTCTGTATCCCTATGTTTCTTTATACCTATTGGTGTAACATTCCTCATATCCTTATGGATAGTCTTTCTTCCGCATATTACACATCTACCATTTTGTATGATTGGTGAAATAGTGGACATATACTATGTTCTTACTGGGTAGAAAGTTGTAGTTAAACTCACGACTCTATTGGGTGCAATTGATATTTCAAAAATCCAAAAACCCATAGCAGCACTTAATTTTCTCCCTCTCATAAATGGAGTTTGCATTTGTGTAGTCCCACCTTGAATAACACAAACTCCTCGATAAAATAAAACTTCAGCTTTATGATAGTGGCCCAAACACATCACGTCCGGCTTTGTTCCGCTAGGAAGGGCTTCAATATATTTTTGAGCATTGTAACTTATTGCGTAGGCTGTGCCTCCGTCCGGGTGGCACAATCTTATCGTAGCAGTACAATCGTCATCGCCAATAGTGATATCAGCTTCTTGATGACCCAAACAAACTAAATCTGAACGCTTATCAGATATTTTTACACCAATATCATTTCCACCATCTTTCCAAAAACTTCTATCATGATTACCTACAATAAAATATGTAGTTATCCCATTTCTTTTAGGATAAACTTCAGTAATTAAATTTACTTGAGCATCACTTCCAATCGCCTCAATTTCATATTCCTGACCCTTGAACATCTTCTGGCCTTCTGCAATATCTCCAGAATGAAACACCGTTTTGATATTCTCTAATTCAAAAACATCATAGGCATAATTAAGCAACGCTTTGTCCGAATACAAACTTCCCAAATGGGTGTCTGACACATAACCAAATTTATGATGAGTTCCATCCAAACACAGCTTAGGACTTTGTATATGCCTAGTCAACTCCTGCACTTGTCTTTGTAATTTCTTCACTTGTTCTTCTGCATCAGAAGTTTTTGGACCAGTTTCTTCTTTTTCCACAACAGGAATTTCATCACCCATTTCAGCAAGATACTTCTTGGCTTCTTCCAAAGCATCTCCCCATTTGCCAAAAAGTCTATAGAGAACACGCCTTGATGGTTTCTCTGTTTTCAGAGTGTCATAGACAACAGCAGATATGGTCCCTTGTTCTTTGATAATTGAAGCGAACTTTTCAAGTGCTTGATTTTTATCAATCATTTATTTTTCCTTTTTAAATAGGTTTTTAAATATTATCTTATTCCTCTTCTCTTCATTTCTCTGTTCATAGCATTAGAAATAGTTTTATCAAGAACGCCACTCTTGATAACTTTTTTAATTTCATCTTCATTAACATTTATATTAACTGAGCGACCATTATTCATAATCTTACGAATATCATCTTCATTAGGAGGAAAGTTATTGACAATTATTCCGCCACTATGCCAAATTTTTTCTCTTTCCAATTCCTTATCCATTCTTCTGACAGTGAGCAAGGCGTTCCACGCCAACTCTATTGTCTGCCATCTTTCTGCCTCAGTCATTATTCTGAGAAGTTCTTCTTGAATTAAGATTTTGTTAGGCATTTGATATTTCCTCTTATTTCCAAAATTGATACCAAGATTTCTTTTCTTCTTTCTTAGGTTCAACAGGCACCACATTAGTAAGTTGTTCTACCAATGCTTCAATAGCCATATCTCTTTCATCAAAACCACCTTCAACACCAATCATATATTCTTCAAGTTCACCAATAAAACCAAGAGGCATCTTGTCGAAATCTTGTCTATTCGGTGGTTTTAGCTTTGGCCTTGGCGTTAGGTCTTTTAATGTTACTGCTGGTGTTCTTGGTTGAGGTGGGAGGTACTTTATTGTTGTACACCCTAAGCCAATTGTCATAAAGATAATCACGGTTATTATCGCTAACTGCTTTCTTAACATCAGAAGTCTCCTTCTGTACCTTCTGTCTTAAAGATAGTTGGTTTCTTTGAAATTTTATAGTAGCTTCCAAATCAGCCACTTTCTGTCTTTCTTGATATAAATCAAGCAATGCTTTGTCTCTTTCTTTTTCTATTTTTGTTATTTTGCTTTCATAGTTCCAAGCAGACAGTTTGTTATATATCCCAAAAGCGCCTACAGCAAGACAAGCGATTACTATGATGCCTATCTTGCTGCTTATGAATGTCCATATTAAACTTATGCCCATGATTATTTATCCCTGGAATATTTCTTTGAATTGTTCTGCTCTATCCAAGACATCAGAAGAGTAATTTTTATTCGCAGTTCTATTGTCAATGTTTTCACCATTGCGAACAACTCTCATCATATTTCCTTCACCACAATTATATGCTGCGATTGCTGCTTGTTCTGCTTCTTCTTGATTCATATTGTCAAAGCCACCATGCTCGTTCAAATAATTATATTTATCTGTAAGTATCTTAACGCCCATTTCTATATTAATAAATGGGTCTTGCCAATCATGGTTAGCTAACCAACTGCCAAAACTACGGTCATCTATTTGAACTAGACCGTGCCCATGACCATTATCTCCTGTCATGTCTGGGTCAAGAATTAATCCGAATCTTGATTCTCTAGAAATAATCGCTGAAATAACTTCTGGTCTCCAATCATATTTCTCAGCAAGAGGTTTGATGATTGGTGCTAATTCTTTGCATAATTCAAATTCTTCTTTTTTAATCATAAAGGCTCCTTAAAAATCAACGACTTCGTGCCAAGGGAACAAATCTCCAGGGTCAACTTTGCCCGCAGTTCGATCTGGAATATCTACATGACCAAAAATATCTTCAATTTTATAAACTTCTCCCAAAGCGGTAATTAATTTCTTATTGGCTTCTATTTGTTCTTTTGGCCAATCACTACCATTTCCAACATTTTCAATCCCAACAGAATGAGAATTAACTGTAAGTCCCTGATAATGTCCTTTGGCGTGCCATCCTTTAATATTAAATGGGAGTAACTGATAAATAGTCCCATCTTTAGCAATTACAACATGAGCAGATACTTGAGAGCGAGATGCACAAAGCCAAGATAAAGCACCTTCAAGTGAATTGTCACCAGTATAATGAATTACAATAAATTTTATTTCTATCTCACCACCATGATTAGGTGATGGTCTATATTCTACTTGTACTCCATCTATATATAAAAAGTTGTCTATGACTTCGTATTTGGACATTCTGCATTCTCCTTTTTATTATATCCTTTTATTGGACATAGTTGATTAAAATCTTTTTTATTTTTATCATTATGACACAATCCAGAAATATCTCCGAAAAAACGACACTCATTTATTCCACAATCTTGCCAACCTTGATAAAATTTGCACATTCATAAAGCCTCCTAAAAGTTAAGGTTTAATAAAGTTGTTTTTCAAAATAATTCTCAACAATATATTAATTCTTTCATTTATCATATAACTCAACACTTCTCTTAATTGGTATTTGTTAATAACTCCTTCTTCAAACAATATTAGTAATTTTGCAGAATCTTTCACAGGAATTAATTCAAAGAAAAAATTGGTTCTGCTCATATTAAATTTTTTAGCCAAGAGTCTGATTATATCCACTATTGTAATTCCTTTAGAAGAAGGAAGTTACTTTATTTTTATTTTTTTATTTCTTCTATCTTCATTAAAACAATTTCGGTGGTATATTACAACTCTCCCATTTGATCTTATCCCAATATACATGTTGTTTTTAGGATCATCGTATTTTTTACAATATCTACATTTTACCCAATCATAATGACCGCAAATTTCAAAAGCTTTTTCTTTTTTATTTTTCTCTCTTGTTTCCTTCATTTTCTTTTTTCTTTCATCTGATAATTTCAATCCAAAATTTGGATTATTTTCTCCCAACCATCTTTCTCTTGCTTGTTGTCTACTTTTTTCAGTAGCCCGAGATTTTCCTATTTGTGATTCTCCTATCTTTTCTTTTGCTTCTTTTGTATGATGTTTGCCAAAAAATGGATTGTTTTCTCCAGAAGTAACAACACTTAATTTCTGCTTAGTTTCTTCAGAACGAGGGACTCCAGTTTTTGATTTACTCATTTTTTCTCTGGTTTCTTTTGTTCTCTTTCTTCCTCTATTTTTAATACTAATTTTTTGTTTAGATTCTTCTAAATGGCTAAATCCACTAATACCTTCTCCTCCGTCTGTCATATTTGTTAAGATTCCAGTCCCGTTATTTTCTCTGCCATAGAAAGCTATTAATTCAATTTCTAAAGCAAATGCCTCTTCTTCTGTCAGGTTTATGGCATAATATTCTTCTTCATAATCTAGACCGTTTTTCAGCAATTTATTAATTACTCTATTTTTATAAATATTTTGAACTTCTTTACCATTTTTATAAGCACTAAATTCCCAACGATGTTCGTTTATTCTTCCGTTACAACCCTTGCCAACATAAAATGGACAAGATAACCATTTGTAGAAAGGATCGTGGTTATCAGGTCTGCGAAAGATATAAACATAAAAAATATTTAAATTATCCATCAACTAAGTCCTTTAATAAAATCAACTTTCCATCAGTTCGATTCACAAGGTCTTCCCACTTAACTTTACCAGAATTAAGCAACTCAACGCGTCTAGGACCGAGTAAATTTTTTTGTTGAATAGGAGTTTGTTTGTTAAAAAATTGCTCATAATTTCCAGTTTCAAAACCAAAATCTAATATCTTGCGCCTTCCGCCCGCATCAATATTTTTATTATCTCTAGCAACCCAAGGACGTGCAATTTCATCAAGTTCTTGAATTGAATTAAAACCTAACTCTTTCCAGCTAACTAGCTGGGTTACATAAAAACATCTTCATCGTGGGTGGAGTAAAAGTTGTGGTCTTGGCTCTCCTTTTAAATACACCATTCCATCTAAAATAGCGCATCTTTCACAGAGACCCCGTCCAGTCTTACTAGCATAAGAAGTTTCTAGTGTCGCGCAATACTTGTAACCAGTAATTATATCTTGATTTTTAGAATAGACCTCTTCACGTGCAAAGTTATTAATAGCAGATACATAATCTCGTCCAAGTGAGATGGCTTCTTTTTTGCTCATATCAAAACCAGTTGTCAATCTTGTTGTAAATTCTGCGTAGCTATCACCTTGTAGCATTCCAGAAGTTATTTCATTTCTAATTTCTTCTGCCATTCCAGAATAATTTTTTTGAACCCAACCACTTAATGTATTGCCACCAACGGGAACATCTCGAATAATTCCTTGGAGTTGTTCCGCAGTTAAAGAAGTTTCATTAAAACTTGGAACTTTACCATCAAATGATAAGATACTGTTATGAACAAGAAAACTAGATGTTCCTACTTGGGTGGCGATAGAGGTAATACCATTATATAAAATATATTGTATTCCTAAAGTCATATTGCTAAGATTGTCAAGAACTGCTAATGCTCTACCTTCATACCAATCTGGCATTGAACTTCTATATGTATCTATCTTTGATAATATTTCTGTTTCAGCTTTGCGGACTGACTTTAATAGTTTCTTCAATTCTTCGTCTGAATATTTATGCAACTCATAATGCCAATCTATATTCTTGGCTAGCAATATTAATTCTATCGTTTCTTGTTCAGTTAATTTAGCCATTTATAATCTCTTATTTATTTTAAATTTTTTAGAAATCTATTTTCTTTTCATTGTAACAATACCAAACTCTATTTCTTCTTCATGTGTTAATTTTCTAATCTTCCCCACCATTCCTTTATCATTCTTTTCTTCATGAATTCGCATATTTAACATTCCAGAATTGTTTGTATCAATATTAAAAAAACTACAATGACCTTTTCCTAAATAAGCCACGCCTTCTGTACTTATAATTCTAGCACAATTTGGAATTAGATAATGATTAACACATTTTTCTTCACAATCTCTCTGTAGAAATGGGCACCAACTTTTTTTATTAGACATATAATCTCCGAATATATTTTATTTTTAAGTTAAATCCATCATTCTTAATAATTGCCTAAAATTAGCTTCATCAATATTATCATGACAATATTTTTTCATCTTTTGTATAACAAATTCAAATAGGTCATTGGAATCAACATCCATTGAAATTGGATTTGGGGAATATTTTACGATAGTTACTTCTCCAGAAAAATCTCCATCGTGTTTAATCATCAACGTTTTGCCATGAAATGTTTTACCTTGATTTTTCATAAAATCCATAAATACTCCTATATCATTTTTATAATTCATTCAACCTATTTTTAGCCCATGTATGAAAATCAAGAAGTGGCATTTCGTCTATCATTCCATCATCAAACAATTGTCTTTCTTCAATATCTGTGCTCACCATCAAATCACTACCGCCTTTAGTCAAAGAGTACATTCTATTTATCTCTTTGATGGCTTCTCTGTAGATAGATTTAATAGTAACTGATTTGAATTGGATTATGGTCATACTCCCACCAAAATACCACCTTTATGGTCAGTAACGGTCCCATCATTTAAAACAACTTTATAATTACCAAACAAATCATTATTAACAAAAATAAAATCTGGAATAGATTCACCAATCAACTTAAATCCATTATCCAGAATCATCTTAAAACAATTGTTATTTTTATCGAAATTAAAATCACCACCAAGGACTACAACACTATCTAGGGATTTAACAAAATCAAGTAGTTTATTTACTTGTGATTCTCTATCAGTTTGTGTTTTTGGTGAACTAGATAAATGTACATTCACATACCAAATATTATTTATCTTAGTTGCAATAACTCTTCTTCTAAAAGGAATTGGCAAAGCATCTAACCATTCTTTCTGTGGAATTTCAATATAACAAGAATTTGTTTCTGTTATTTCATTCTTAGATAATATTCCCAATCTCCATTCTTGAAAAAATAATACACCTAAATATGAACGTTGATAATTGTTAAAATTTAATTTATTGGATAGATATGAAATTGTATTATATAACAAACAAGAACGAACACCTTCTTGCAACAAAAGTATGTCTACATTTTCTTGATTTACAAAATTTATTATTTTATCTAGTCGTTCTTTTCTAGAATGACCAGATAAGTCTAAACAAAGATTCAAAGATAATATTTTCATATTAGGCTCATTTTTAAAGATAAGTGGAAAGAACGCAAGCGTCCAAAACACTTACGATATATCTTGTAGTGATTGATTAATCTTTTATGAAATGGACGCTTGCGTAATTTAATCATTTAAAATTCCAAAATGTAGTTATTTTACAATTTAATTATATTATTCTTTTTATTAATCTTTCTGTGGTAAAATACAAAAATTATCCCCTCTTTTGTTTTGTAATCTTACATAACCAGGATAATTTTTTCTTAATCGTTGGCGAAAAGCATTTACAGTTATTCCAACAAATTTAGCTGCTTCTATTGTACTTTCAAATATCATCCCATTCACTTCAACTGGAATTTTACTTTTATCCCCAATTTTTCTTTTAGTTTCTCCAGAAGGATGTTTGCCAAATAAATAATGTTTCTCACCAGAATTTAAACCTAAATGTGACTCACTATTTTTTCTTCTTGATTCTTCTGAATGTTTCATGCCAAGGCATGGATGAACATTATTAGAATAAAACTCAATAAGAAATTCACTAATTTTCTTTTTTGTTTCTTCTGTATGACGACAGCCAAAAAATGGGTTCTTTTCACCAACTTGAACTCCTTTAAATCTATCGCTCACTATTTGTTTTTCTTCTGCGGAATAAATTCTCCCAAAATTGGGGTTCAATTCTCCTTTCCATCTTTCACTCAATTCTTTTTTATGTTCTTCTGTATGTTTCTTTCTTTTTTGAAATATTCTTAACCATTGTATAATTTCTTCTGTATGTCTATACCCAACACTGCCTTCACCACCATCAGTTAGGTTGGCAAGGCATCCCGTACCATTGTTTATTCTTCCATATTTAGCAATCAATTTCTTTTCCAAAGCAAACGCTTCTTTTTCAATTAAATTGTCAAACAGTATAACTTCTTTGAAGTCTGAATTATTTTCCCAAAGTGTATGGATTATATTAATCTTAATATCTTTTCTTCCAGATTTATTTAAAAGTTTATTTGCTTCTTGTCTATGACGATACATTCTCCAATCACAACCTTTACCAAAATAAAATGGTTGCCACAACCAAATATAGAATGGATCAGGATAATCTGGTCTTAATAAAACATAGACATAAAAACAATTCAAATCGGCAGTAGCCATAATCTGCTCCTTTCAATCACATCATCCTTGAAGTAGACAGACTGACCACTTAAACTATTCTTTAAAGTCTGTTGGTTCTTTGTGATTTGAATTTTATTTTTTATTTAATTTTTTACCTAGTTTTTTACTTCTCCTTTGACTTACCATCTAAAAGTCAGTATTTTTAAAGATGGTTGTTTTATTTTTACTTCCAAAAGAAGTTTGTTAACTAACTCATAGTTCTTGATCTGCAACTATATTCTTGATTATCCCTTCATTATAATAAACTATTTCATTATTTTTACAAAATTCCATAATCTTATTTGTAGTTTCCAAATAATACAGTTTATCTTCATTAGTTAGCTTTCCAAAATAATTCAATCCACCAAATACAATCTCATCTACAAAAACTATTTCATTTAATAAATTATTTATATCCCCAACCTTTAAATGTAGAGGCATATATGGAGTTATAGATACCCAAGTTTTATAACCATTTGCATGTATTTCATATAACCTATTAATTCTATACATAGGATTGGTAACATATGGTTCATAAAATAAATTACTTTTGAGACTAGTTATTGTAATCCCATAAATACTTTCTTTATTATAGATATTTGCTTTAGGATATAACCCTTTAGTTAACACTCTACAATATCTATTACAGTTATGAATTATATTAATCAATTTGATATACATTTCGTCAAGATTAACAAGGTTCATAAAAGGGTCTGTCGTTTTACAAACAAAAATAACGTCTTTTTCTTTAGTTTTATTAATCAATTGTTCTTCTAATACAGAATATGGATCATTGAACCTCAATATTGGTATGGGCCACGCAAGGGCGTTATACCCATTCATATACTTAGAAGCATAAAATTTTGCATCACAGTATTTACAATCATAAGCACACCCAACAACTGGTTCAAGGAACCATTGTGTTCTATCTGTGGGCATAGGAAATAATATATCCCCATCTAAATAATTATCCTCTATTACTATTTCTGGCATTTCAATAATTACCACCCACAATATTTTCTGGCGTGTCCGGCCTTACATAATCTGGTGAACCATTCTCTAACCAGTAGGATATAGATTTAGTATGACTCTTATTCCATGACTCTCCACAATTCGGACACCTTTCTTTATTTCTAACCCAATCTTTAATGGTAAATGTTAGACAACAATAACTACAAGTTCCTAAAAGTTCATCATCCATAACTTTTTTCATAATAAACCCCTCTTTTATTTGGCTGCTACTATCTTCCCAAAAGAGGGATTAAGGGGCTTGCCATTTTATTTTTACTTTAAATCATCATTTAAGACAAGTAGATAGAAAATTAATTGTTATTTATTTATTTTGTAGATGGAGGGCCAGCAGCACAAACCCATTTGTCTATGGTTTTTCCATCTTCACTCATAGCGTAAGCAATAACATCAATCCCAGCAATTGCATGAATAACTCCTTGTTTATCTGTCATCCATATCATAAGAAATTCCATTGGGGTTTCATCAGAAATCTCAGAACCAAGAACATAGACAGAACTACCGCCTTCTAGTAATGGTTCAACAATTTTTCTGTATTCTTTCTCCCCATGAAAACGGTATTTTCTGATATCCACAAAGGAACACTCAAATAGTCTATCGGTATGAGGAACAACCGTGTTTAACCATTCTCCTTTAGAATTAGAAATTCCCTCGCCATGCCGCACATAGCTGGAATCATCCATATGGTGTGATACAATTTTCAGATACATGGTATTTCTCCTATCTTTCTTCTATCTATCTATCTACTTGTCTTAAACAATGATTTAATTAACCTTTATCCCATACAATTCAGGATTCTTATCCTCAAATCTTTTCAATCTAACAAATGAATTTATAACTCTATTCAACATATCTCTTAATTCGTCCGCATCAAATTCGTTATACAACTCTTCATCCATTTTAACTTCACAAAATATTCCTAGTTCATCAGTTTCAGCATCAAAGGCTAACATATTTTATATCCTCTAGAATTTAATAGACTTAATATATTCTGACATATCTGAAAAATAGGCTGGATGCTTCTCAACCTCCCATCCTTTTCTCTTAGCAGTATCAGCTAATATTTTTAACGCTTCTTCAGATTTCCAGCATAACGGATTGCCGTCTGGCCCATTAATCCTTTCCCAACCTCTACTCTCCCAGCCGCATTCCTCTTCATTCTCTAACATCCTTGACACTTTTGTGAACACATAATTATCTGAACTATAAGCAAATTCACGAAGATAAAGAACACCTTGTTGCATCACTTCCTTCGACAAATGCAAAATTTCTACTGATTCTTCATTGTTGTTTTCTGTCATTATTTTCTCCTTTTCTCTTTATAGGAGGTTTTTTCTTTTTATTGTCATCTCTGTGTATCATTTTTGTCAACAGAACTTCTAATGGAATTAGGTCTCCCAATTTTTTCTCCTCTAAAAATAAAAAACCATACCCTAGCCTACCCTACCATACCTTACCGTACCAAACCAAATCACACCTGACCATACCGGACCATACCAAACCTCACCCCACCATATTAGAAATTATTTATATTCTTTTATTTTTTCCTACTCATTTTCTACAATTAATCTGCCAGAAAAAACAAACACTGGTTCATAACTTTCAGCACAATCCAAACAGAAAAAAGTTATAGACAATTCCCTTAAAGAATCATCATCCATTTCAACTTCTGTATTTGGAGATACCCTATCGCTTCCACAATAAGGACACAATTCAGGACTACCTTTGATTTCTTTGCTATCCATTTTTAATTTCCTTTTACTTTTCCTTTTTAGTAACTTTAGTTTTTGGTTTGTCCAATTTTTTAATTTGTTTCTTTTCTATCTTTTTGGGTTTATCTGTTTTTGATTTAGAAGTATTTCCCATGTCTTTCTTCTTATCTTTCATAGCAAGATTAGATAAAGCATCATGTTCAACCTTCATATCTTCCATACGCTTTGCTTTGTCTTCTGCCATTTTTCCAGCCATCTTTTTAGCTGCTGCCATCCGCATTTGGTCGTTTTGAATCACAGAGGCATTAGCGATTGTTTCTGCGTCCATCTGTGCTTGCCAATCTGCTTCACTCATTGGTTTATCAACTACAGTATTCTTTGCCATTTTTAATTCCTCTTTTATGTTTTATTATTTATTTATGTTTTAAGAATGTAAATAAAAAATCTGGTGTACTGTTTATAAGTTCTTCTAATTCATTTTCCCTCCAAGGGAAGTTTTGCATTTTTTGAAACAATTCAGATATTCCAAGTTCACTCAAAGCTCTATTAAAATTATGATTAATATCTTTATTATCATAATTTTTTCCTTCAAACAGATACGTAATAGCTTTAGTTAATCTACGACAATCTCTAACATTAAGAATTAAACCTTTTATTTCTTCCATAGTTTATTATCCTCTATCTTTTCAACTATTTTCCTGGGCCTCTTTTGATCGAGAAGGGCGTTCCTACGCCAGCAGGTGACTTAGAAGTATCAGTAGCAACGCTCGTATATTTACTTAGATCAGGACTACCTATTGACATAGCACCACCAAGAAAATCTTCCTTATCAAACATTGCCATCACTTCTGCCCATTCCCAATCAGCATTTAAAATGCCTCTGCGTCTCAATTCTTCAAATACCAATTCTTTAGGCAGAATCTTAAATTGTGCAGCACGAAGCAATACTTCAGCATCCATCGTCTGCATCCATCTAAAGTCAGTATTAACATCAACCGAACCACCAGAATTTTCACCAATATACTTAGAAGTAAACACAAGCAGTTGTTCAACAAAGTCTTTGAATTCCAACGCCCAACTTCTTAATGTGCTATCACTCTCACCAGATGACAATGCTCTTTCAGTAGCAGTCACATTACCAGTATTAGGCATAAGCAATTGCAATCCAAACAAAGCCATTTTGGTTTCTAAATCAATCAATTGGGAGTGACCGGCATTGATAGCAGCGCCTTGATGTTCTACATATTTAAGTTCTGAATCTGGATGGTCTGAATGAATCATTCTATTAGGACCAAGTTCTATTTCACCTAATTTATTTGGATCAGATAACTTCTTACCAAACAAGATAGGCAATCTTGTAAAATGCAAAATATTGGTTTGGTCAGAAGTTGACTGCCAGTGAGAAAGGTTAAGATAAGCTAAATCTTCCAAAGGTGGTTTAGCAGTCAATGCAGACAATCTTTCTCCTGGCATAAACACAGCTAATGGTATCAAATCTTTAATTGAGTTTGTACCAGAATCTATTTTAACCCAATCGCTGTTATTTTTCTGTTTTGTTTTGTCTGGTTCTTCCCATACTTCATATTTTCCAGGTTCAAGTAATCTGATTCTATTAACTTCAACAGTATTATAAGAATTTTCTGGATCATCTTTTTCAAACACTTCTTTAATTCTAAGTTGAGTAAAAACCTCTTTCCCATTTCTTCTTTCTGTTTTCCAACCTATAATTGACTCAGTAGGAATATGCACCCAATATGGACGCAAACCTCTTTTATCTGCTTCAGCCTTGGTCATTGGTCCATCAGTAGGAGGATATTCAGCAAGACAAGTAGTGACGCCATCACTTATCCCTCTAGCAAAAACATCCGCAAGAAAAACATCAGCATTGTTGCCTCTCAAGTCCATATCTTCTATATAACCATCTTTATTTTTAGTTCCACGAATAACTTCTGGAATATCTTCTTTCCAAGTAATAGGTTTTGAAAATATTTGTCCAGTAAGATATGAAACGGTTCTCCCAAAACCATTGAATAGAATAGTTTTACTTAGTCTATTATTATAATTTTCTGTGCTTTCTTTAGGTTCTTTAGGAAGATAAGTAGTGCCTGCTGCAAGCATCGCCTCAGTGCCACCAAGCAAAGTCCTAATCAAGTCTAATCTTGCTTGTTGTTGAACATAATTATTACAAGGCTTGGAAATATCACCTTTTGTACTAGCAGAAGAATCGCCTTTTACATCAATCTGAATCTTCTCCCCCGTAATGCTATCTAATAATACACGTCCTTTGTCGTCAATTGCTATTGCCATTATTTATTCTCCTCTTGGTATTCTATTAGTGCTTCTTCATAAACATCTTTAATCCAAGAGGCTATGAATAAAGCTGCTATTTCAGTGCCAATTATAAATAAAAAATTCATAGTTATAGCCTCATATCTACTATTTCTATATTTCTAATTTCAGAAGTCAATTTTAATTTTCCATCCCAATATAATGGATTTAAATTTTCCAAACCATCTGTTGGATATCTAATTAATTGCCCAGTCGAGTCATCTACTGCAACTACTAAAGGAATTTTCTTCCCAGTTTTTCTATCAAATACTTTGCAATACCAAGTCAAATCATTTTGTTCTTCTCTAATGTCCAATCTCATAATTTCTCCGTATCAACTAAAAATCTTTTTGCTTTAATTCTAGCTATTTTCAATTTTCCATTATCATTAGTAATAAACAAAACTTCATCTTCTGTTAAACTAGTTAGAGCATCCCAAGCCTCCAACTCTGATATATATTCCTCTTTAATATTTTTATGTTTTGAAAAGTCTATTACTTTCATATCAAGAATTTTCTTTTAACCATTTCCAAACATACTTAACAATTTTAATTCTATTCCAAAAACCTTTCATATTATAAATTGAATAAATATGAAAATTATTTACTTCACAACTCAAATCTTTCCCATCATAATCAGTCAACCCATAAAAAGAAGCCTCTTTATTGCTAATTGTATATTTATTATCATTCCACAAATCTATAGAAATAGCACACTCATTCTTAGATAAAGTTAAATTACCATCGCCATTAAAAATTAAAATATTTTGATTTTTAGAAACCTTCATAAATTCTCCTTATATCTCAAACTTCTTTCTAGGAATTTCATTTGTCCAAATAAACAAAGGTTGACCATTTTTCCATCTACACCACACTTCAATATCTTTCTTATCTTTTCTTATCTTTTCTACCATAAGCGTGAAGCAAAACATTGGTATAATCAGGTTGATAATCCATTGTACCAGAATAAAGACTAACCCCAGAAATTTCAGACAAAACTTCCAAAGCATTTTGCGACATTGGAATAAGTAAGAATAAAAAGATGAGAAGATATTTCATTTCATTTCTCTTGGTTTTCCGCTATAAATCAACACCCAATCATCGCCAGCCATGCAATCATCATGCAACAAATCCACGTTGATGCCCCACCAAGAACCTCTCGCCCTAGCACCAACCAAGAATTTAGCAACCAACTCAGAACAAACCGTTTTCTTCCAATGAAACCATTTGGCAATATGCGTCGCGAAAAGAAGAAGGCGAAAATACGGATAAATTTTTCCCAATTGATCGCCAACATTGAGACAACCTTGAGCAAAAGCTGGTTGTGTCATGTTCTTCCATCTAAAGATTATCACTTCGCTGCCAGGATGATCGGAAAACAAATTCAGACATTTGGTTTTCCATTCCGTGGTTTCAAAAGTGGTGCCATATTCATCCAAGATTATTCCAGAATGGGTATAATTCGATTTGCCGTCACCATTCCAAAGCGCTTGAAAGAAATTGATGAATCTGTCCAACCAACCAGTTCCCTCCAACAAGAATATGTCTCCGGGCTTAATGTTTACCATCTATCTCTCCATGGTCTCAATTTCTATTTGAAGGTCTTCTTCGCGAATCTTTTCTAATTCCTCCAATTCTTCATCAAACAATTTTCTCATGTGATCGTCTGCTTCAACAATAACTTCTTCTGGCAAGGTATTTGGTTTGCTAATTTTACCACCAGTGACATGATCGTAAACCAGACTGACAGATGAAAGCAACCAATAATAATCAGACAATTCTCTAATCAATCTGTCTTTGTTTATAGTGCCATCTAAATTCTCAACCAAATCTTTCCAAAAGGTTTCATAGATTACTGTTGGGTCTTGTGTGTTGTACATTTAATTAGCTCCCATAGTCTATCGCTACTGGCTTTGCATCAAGCCAACCAAACGAATTTGATTTATTTTCTGCTGGAATTCTATATTCTGGTTTTTCAACCAATTCTTCATAATCAAATTCATAATATTCGGTGTCTGTCAATTCAACCAATTTTGGCATTACAACTAAAAAACCTCCAGGGAAAGAAAACAAAATTGGACAAATTCCTTCATAATAACCAGCTTTGGATATTTGTCTTTCTTGCATATTCGCCAAAAGACCACACAAAAACAACCTCCACTCTCCTAGATATGGTATTTTAATAGCATAATTCTTAGTTAAGAATACATATCTTGTGGCTCCTCTGGTAAATTTCATTAATTAGTCCTTATGTTTTAAAGAAGTGATTTTCTTTCCTGTCTTTGGATCAACTATAATAGCATAAATCAAACCTTTGTCATAAATTTCAAAGAATTTTTCTTTAATCTTTTTCAATCTGTCAGAAAATGTTGCACAATGAAACATAGTCATTAATCCTATTTAAAATTATTCAACTTCTGCTTCTGTTGATTTATCTTCTCTTTCAACTCTTTCATTTCTTGCTTGATGACAGAATCAGTAACCTTATCGCAATCAGAACCAAACCTATCTTCCAACTTCCAAAGACGATTCTGGTCACTTGACAATACATCAGTTTGAATCTTATAGTCCAATCTTTTTTCAAGAAGCATCACCTTCTCATCCCTAGCGTAAGTTTTATCAACAAAAAAATAAATTCCGAAGCAAAACGATATGATAGTAGCCAATGAAATTATTGATTTTGTTAAGTTAGACATTATTCCTTCCTGTGCTAATTGAAATGATTACGACAAACAATAGCAAGACAATTAACATAACAAAAGTCCAAAACGTTATTCCAGAACAATCATTCGCAGCATTGTTAATTATGGTTATTAATTTAGATGCGTTAGTGAGCATGATTGATTTAAAAATTATTATTTATTAGTTTAATATCCATCTTCCCATTGAAAGTCAAAGTTACCTCTGATTGTCCTGCCATCCTCAAACATAACATAGCCAGTCTCAACTCCATGACCACAACAAGCGTGAGCCACTCCTGGTAAATTAGCAATACATGGATCGTGACCATCTTTTGTTGGTTTTTTACCACATCTAGGACAAGGCCATTTGTGTTTCTCTGGACCACTAGTTTTGGTTATAAACCTATATTCCTCCATTGGAATGATTGCATAACCATCTAATTGAGGCGTAATTCTGCCTAATCTGTCAAAATGAAATAATTCTTCATCCCAAGGATTCTCTTTAATGAGACAATTATTAAGATAACCTCTTCTAAGTCGTTTCAGACGATTGCGAAGATGTTCTAATTCTTCATTTTGATTTTTGGGCATTTAGTTATCCGTTAGATACTTTATCTAGATTTAAAGAAAACTGTTGGGATTGTTTTTCTTTTTCTGCTTTATTGCGAGCCACAGTAGCTTTTCCTTTTTCAATAGATTCTTTAGTTCTTTTTCTACCAGTCATAGTTTCGCTTTGTTTCTTTTTATGTTCTTCTGATTTTGGTTTTCTCAATTTTTGTTTAGTCTCTTCTGTATGAGTAGAACCAACCTTGGCCTTATGTTGGCAATCTGTAGAACAGTATTTTCTTTTATTATTTTCATTTATGTTTCTAGGCATGAATGGTTTTCCACAAAGTTCACATGGTTTTTCTTCAAAGAAGTTTTTCTTTTTGAAACCGCTATCTCCTTTTCTCTCTTTTGCTGCCAAACTCTGTTTATTTTTAGTTTCATCAGAACGTTTTTGACCAACTTGAGAAAGATGATAGCATTCAGGAGAACAATATATCTTCTTAGGGTTCTTTGAATGAAACGGATTACCACATTGAGCACAAGGTCTATCTGGTTTTCTGCGAATTACCGAACATGCTTTATAAAAACATTCTGAAGAACAATATTTCTTTTCTTGATAATGAACAATTAAAAATTTCTTACCACATTCTAGGCAAGTTCTCGGTTCTTTATATTTTTCAGAAAATCCAGACGGTCCTTCACCACCATCTGTTAAGTTACATAAAATTCCAGTGCCATTACTTCTCCTTCCATAAAGAGCAATGAGTTCCATTTCTAAATCAAGCGCTTCTTGTTCAGTTAAATTTTCAGCAAACTTTATTTTTATTACAGACAGGCCATTCTTCCATAATTTATGAATAACTTTAATTTTTAAATTTCTCTTTTTAGAACCGAGGAGTTTTCTAGCTTCTTTTTCATGATCATTTATTCTCCTTCCTTTTCCTTTACCCACATAAAACGGACAAGGGTTCCATTTGTAGAATGGATCATGATCATCATTGCGACAAAGGAGGTAAACATAAAAAATCCTTTTATAACTGTTTTTTGTCATATCTTTAATATCCAAATATATAAGTTATTGAATTACCACAAGATTTCAGTTGAACTAGATTTTATTTCATTTATCGGCCAGCGGGCAGCGCAGTAGTATCCGGCCGCGTCGGACCAGTGAGTAAGTAAAGGTGTGGATTTCTTATCAATTTCGCCGCTCCCCCCTTCAAGCACTTTGGTCCCTTCAAAACATTTCACAACAGAGGGAGCACGTCTAGAATCCACGAGGAACCTTATAACACCAGACACGGAGCAGAGACGGCTGTTGACCGCGTTTACACGCGAACGTTCGCGAGGATTGGCAGATTGGAAGTAGAAGTATACTCGTGAATCTCCATTAGGTTTCATCCATTTATTGTGAAAGCATTTCTTTATAATATCGATATCACTTCCAGTGGTTTGTGCAGAACCGCCTGCTCCACCAGTCGCATCACCATATACATGAATTTCTCCTTCATGCATACCCCAATCTGATATCAATTTGTTACATACTGCAACTGTATTGCTATTATGAGGAATATGTACTTCTCCAATTACACCAGTACCAATAACTGGACGAGTAAACTCTTGATTTTTTACTTTATCATAAATTACTTCCGTAACTCCTGGCATCAATTGCTCTTGACAAACTACCGCTACACCAGGACTAATATTAAAGTCAAAACAAAAGATTAATGGTAATTTTTTATTATATTCTAATGGACGACAATGTGTTTTTTCTGTAAAAGGATAATATGCACGTCCTTGGAACGATTCGAACGATCCCATGAATTCCTGATTGAAGGTCAATTCATCTAGAAATTCGCGGGCTGACGCTATTTCAGCAGCATCCAAAATGTCGGCTGAAACCCAATGAAAGTACGAAAATTCCGGTATTTGACCTAACTCAATGGCTTTTGCTTCTATCCTCTTTGCATGTTGTGCCAAATCATAATAATGATTCCTACCCTCTGGCACCCCAATAAAGTCACACCACCCTTTCCTATCAGACAGAGCAGGTCGCACATGCTCAGGCCAAGCTCTAGCTTTCATATTTCCATATTCATCTAATATCCCCCCATCCCAAGGCGATCCCTCAATTCGCTCTGGTTTATCCATCCCAATAACCCACAGTTCAGCACTGCTCTTGAACTTAATCACCATATCAGATTCACGTATTGCAGTTCTTCTATCCCTTCCTGGCAATGCCCAATCAGGCACCATGGCTTTCAGGTCAGCCCAATAAATACGTTTTGCTTGTCCCCATGTAGGCGCAGCCACGAAGTATCTTGGCCCATAATCTTTAGAACAACTCATAGGGTCCAATGTACATGGCAATGGCATATCTATATTAGTATTCCATGGATCAATGCATCTCAATATCAGTTTTCTTTTTGCCAATTCAGTATTGTGAGTAACTATTCCATTAGCAAGAAAGTTGTGATAATCTTTAACTGTTAGGTCATAAGTTTTTTCTGGTTTAACTTCTTTTACTGATAATACTCTTTCCCATGTTATATCTGCATTAACTAGAAAATTATATAAGTTTAAATCTAAATATTTCTTGATTTTGTTTAATTTGTTTATTGTAATTCTTTCAACAAGAGCCTTTCGTTTATTATTTTTTATCCAAGAACTTAATTCTTTTACTAAATCAGTAGGAGCATCAATATAATCTATTTGAATATGCTTTCTATAACCTTGTGCTTTAACAGATTCATATTTAAGACTAGAAACAACCTCATCATAAGTCAATGGAATAAATTCACATCCATCAGAATATTGCTTTGATACTGCGACCAACATTCCTCTTTCCAGATCACCTGCTTCAACCCATTTTTTGTTTGCCCATATTGGATGGTTAGAAGTGCATCTTAAATATCTGAATGCTTCATTGGTGCCTGATAATTTTATTTGTACAATAGACTTCTTACCATTCTTTAATACATGCTCTACTTCTTTAGACTCCAAGACATACATTGGATTAGCAGACAATACCATATCACCAGCCTTAATTTTCTCTACTGGTTTTTGTTTGCCATTGGCCATAGTGACAAGAGTGCCTTTGGCAAGACATTTACCAGAACGTCTTCCTGCTGGCACTACTTTGAATCTAGCTGGACTGTTTACAAGTCTAGATTGCTCATCATGGTCTCTTAACTTAGTCCATCTGGCTGGAAAATCATTACCAAGTTGTTTTGACTCTGGTACTCCATAACTATGTTTAGGTGACATTTATTAATTAGTCCTTATAAAAATTAATATTTATTTTATATATACGCATTTCTCTTTTCTATTTTTTAAACAGAGTGAACATAAATTAGTTTTGTAGAATTTCTTTAACTCTTTAACCATTGAAGGATACATTTGTTCTCCAATATCTGGACGTTCATATTTATTTGCTATTTTTTGCTCTTCGAATAGTTTATATATCAAATACATTTTCTCAGAATAGTCAAACAATCTATTAACTAAACGTTCCATTTCACCATACTCTTTTGAAGCGAACATCTTTGAAATGGTTTTAAATATAGAAGTACCTTCTTGCTCAATATATTTGATTTTAAATTCAGTTCTTTGACAAGGGTCTGACAATAACCAAATTAATACTTCATTATTCTTTCCTATGTCAAAATCTTTGCCCATACAAGGAAGCATTTCAAGTTCACAAATTCCTGCAATTTCTGGTTTGATATTTTTATTAAATTTATTATAATTTCCACAATCAACCTTCATAATAGCATTTCTACTTAGGTGTTTTTCTACAAGATACTCAATGGCTTCTTCAAAATCAGCTAATTCTCCTGTTCGATTAGAAAGTATTTCAGCATCCTTATGACTACCAACTATTTTCAAATTCCCATGAATTCTTTTAACTTTAAAATTTTTTCCAAAATGGGCATAGGCCAAGTCTGGGTACAACATTGTCTTCTCTCTTAAAAATCTAGAGTGGTTGAATGCACTTTTAATCATGAAGTTATAAAGTTTATCCACTTCCTCTCTCAAAATTTCCAGTTCTTTTTCTTTGTCAATATCCATAAATCCTCACTTTAATTGTGTATAAATTCAATATTTCTAACTTCACAAATAGCATTGTTATATGGTTCTTCATCCAATTTCTGGAAATCTGGCTTGAATCTCATTATTTCACCAGTTTCATCATCAGCCATAAATACTAGTGGAATTACTTCACCATTATCTTTATCAACAAGTTTGCTATCCCAAACAATCCATTCTGGAATTTCATCGTATCTGCAATCAAGTCTCATTTCTTTTTCTCCTTTGTTTCTCCATCATTACCCCATACAGAATGCATTATTTGTATTATATATAAACTCTCACAAGACTTATGGATAACATATTTATCATCCATCATTACTATAGGCAAATCTTCTTTAGAGTTTATTTCTTTTTCACATACACTACAAACATATCCAAATGCTTTAGCAAAATCATTAATTATTTCAACTTTCATCTTTATATTCCTTCAATTTGCAATTATCACAAGGAGGTGGTTGAATTTTTTCTAGGGTATCATGTCTTTCACAAGCCTCATTGTGCATTTTATATCTCTGTTGACAAATTTCACAATCCTTCTTAGCCAACCCAGAAATAGAGGACATAAATCGCTTCTCATCGCCTTTGGGAAAACCACCCCTAGTGTCTTTAACAAGTAAATATAGAAGTTCATTAGTAATTTCAAGTTGTTTACTTAGTTTTTCAACAAACTCTTCTATTGTTATAAACCTGACATCAAATTCATCTCTTTCCATAAATCCTCGCTTTATTTATCAATAGACACTTGTGTTCTGTAATGAAAATATTTTCTTGCTATTTCTCTTGTTTCTTCCTCTCCAACTTTTGGCTCAAATATTCTCCAAACCAAAGAGATTAGTAATGGGTAAGAACAAGTGGAATAAAAGAATTTATCAATTGCCAACATCATATCTTTCAAATCAGCAGGATATTTTTCATAAAAACTATCTGGTAAACGATTTATATGCTCATTCAAAGCCGACTGCAATTCTTCCTGTGTAAAATCATTGCCACAATCATTATTGTCAAACTCAATTTCAATCTTTAACGGCAATTTCAATTCATATTTCATATAATCCTCACTTTATTTATTATTATGTTTATGTATCCAAATATAAGTTTTTATGATATTTTCTAAATCATCTCCCAACATACCAACCATTTCCTCATCTAGATATTTGCAATTTGGATGACCAAAATTTATTTTAATCAATCCTTCTATGCCATCATTATCCATTGTCAAAGATGTATAAAATTCATTGCCAAATTTTTCTCCTGGTTTATTAGGAAAATTGTAAGATAAATAATCATGTACTCTATGAAGTTTTTCACGTTGTCTTACTTTCTTTTGTTCCTCTGATTCAGGAATTATAGGCAGTGGTTTCATTATAATTCTTCATCGCCTCCATAAAGTGCATATCTTAAATTATTAGCAGCCCTTGCCAACTCTTGATACAACTCGCAAGTTTCTTTAACTACTTCTTCCCACTTATTTTGTTCTTTGGTGGCAGAAGCAGCCAAATCAATCAATTTTTCTTCGGTAAATTCCATTTCATTAATTTCTTTTGGTTTTTTAGGTAAAGTATCAGCCATTGAATTAATTTCACTTCTTACTTTGTCATAGTAATCATCGTCTTTCAATTTATATCCTCTAGCTTTAAGACCACACTTATGATCATCGTCCCTACAATCAATACAATCTATCAAATTAGCTCTCCCAAATATAAGGTCTAACCCATAATTTTCATTACCACACCAATTGTTTGGTTTAAAAAACTTACAATCAACACAAAATTTTATTCTTGATAGATAGTCTTCTTTTTTTTCATTTTCAATTGTTGATCTCATTTTTGAATTAACAAGTTCTTTCCATACTATAGGTTTTTCAATAACTCCTTCATTTAAAATTGCTTCATCCCTTTTGCTCTCTTTATCTTTTTCCCCAAAATATTCTTTCCATAAAGTCGTCAAGACTAATCCATTTCCAGTTAAAGATATATTCTTCTCCATCTGTTCAAATAACCATTTTTCAAAATGTGGTTTTGCTTTTTTAAGTTCATTATTAAACTTTCTTCTTAAAGTGCTTACACTTATTGGGCCACTAGGATAAATAACCAATGCTATTTCTTCTGGTGTATGACCAAAAGCAGTCAACATAGTCACTACACTTTTTTGTTCACCACTTGGTATCCAACCATTAACATCTTCTTCATTTAAAACTCGCATAAATCCTCCAAAGTTTTGTTTTCAAGACCTTTATTAAATTCATCAAAATTCTTTCCAATCTTCTTATAACCTTTATCAAAAACTTTCCTTTCATCATAAGACCAAATTCTTTTATCTGGGACCAAAACGGAAGCCAATTCACAATATGCATTTATACAACTTTGTTTAAGTTCACTTAAATTTTCTTGCATTGTAAACCTCCAAAGGTTTGTTTAGATCACACCAAGAAGTCTAAAATCACCTACAGTCAATTTTATAGCATGACCAGGAAATAACAAATGAGCCACCATCATTAGTACATCATAACCGTCTGTTGAACTAGTCCCAGCTAACTCAAAATGACCAACCACCTTCATTGCTAGTGCCAATTTTTCATCTTTTGTTAATTTCTTTAATTCTTCCATAAATACTCCTATTATTTTTTATTTATCTTTAAAATATTTGCAAACTTTAGGACAAAATTTGGTATCTTTATGTTTAAATTCCTCTCTAAAACAATGTTCACAAATAGCTGGCATCAACTTAACTGTTATTGGACCACAATTTTTACAGGCTTGCTCATGTAGTTGTCCAATTATTTTCATCATAAGTTTAGCTTTTCCTTCTATCAATTCATGATTAAATTTCCTCCTCACCGTACTCTCACTTATAGGCCCGTCAGAATGAATATTTTGCGCTATATGTGATGCCGTTTGACCAACAGAAGCCCATTCAATAACATTCTTCCTATCATCCTCAGTAGGCTCCCAGCCACTAGCTCTATATCTTTTCTTATTTACAATTTTGCTCATTTTTCAATTTTTCCAATACCAAATCAGATACTTTCATGTCTTCACCAGTGTGAATACCCTCATCACAATCATGACAATACCAACCAGGCATCTCAAAAGTGGTTGATTTGTTTTCATAGGTCAATATTATGGGGCGCATCCCGCGGTGCATCGGCGCACCCGTTTTCGGACAGACGGGATTATTCATTCTCAACCTTTTTGGGTGCTTTAGGCAAAGTATCTACCATGCCTCCAATTTCTTTACCAACTTTTTCAAAATAAGTTTCTTCTTCATCTTCTTTCTGATATCCCTTACCAACAGGTTGTCTTCTTTCTGGTGAGGCACTGCCCCAAGTCTCTTTGTAGAGCATATTCAAAAGGATGGCACCCTTATCTGTAGCTGCTCTCTTAATTATTTCTCCCACCCAATATTTCTTGAAATGAACTTTACCATATTTCAACTCGTAGCCAAACTTTCTAATAACAGTGGTATAACTAATAGGACCATAAGGACAAATGACTTGCGCTATTTCTTCCGGTGTACTGCCAGTGGCTACCATAGCGGTAACAGTAACTCTATCATCCTCAGTAGGCTCCCAATTTTTGATTACGCTTGATTTGACTTTTTTTTCAGCAGGAATTTTTCTTATTTTGTGGGAACTTTTTTCTAGTGGAACTGGAAGGTCTAAACCTTTTGCTATTGGAATTACATTCGCTGGCGGATTTTCTTTCTTGATTCGTTTGATAATTTTCTTAGCCATCTTCTCTCTCTAAATTATGTTGACTTGAATTCGTCTAAATTTTAATTGTACTATCTTTATTATAGAATTTATATACTTAGAGCGCAAGTCAAAACTAACCATTAATACTTGCGGGATACTTGACAGATTCATTTTTATTTAATATAATAATAAGAGAAAGTAATTTTTTATTCATTAAAGGAGAAATTTCTATGAAACAATACTCTACTGACCCGATTTATTACGTTTATAAATTAGTAAGACCAGACCTGCCCGACCCCTTTCACGTTTGGGAAAGCCAACCATTTTATATTGGAAAGGGGTGCAACAACAGAATAAAACACCATCGTAGAAAAGCAAAAAGGGCTTATAACAATTATAAAGGGAGCGACCCTTTGTTTTTAGAAATTCACGACTTGTGGGATAGAGGGTTAGATTTTAAAGAAATCAAAATACAAGAACAAATTCCCTCAGAACTAGTTTTTGAAATTGAAAATAAATTTATTAGAAAATATGGAAGAAAAAACAATGGGACTGGATGTCTTGTAAATAAATCTGGAGGAGGAGAAGGTGGAAACAAAAAAACCAGAGAAGAATTTCTAGAAGATTTGAAAGATAGATATGGAGAAATTATATATAAAATACTATTAGATTATCCAAACAATCCTATAATAACCCAAGCTGATATCGCCAAAGCCATGAATATTTCAAGAGAAGCTGTTCGCGTTCTATTAGATAAAATTCATGGGCAGAATGCTTCAAATCTACAATCAAATATGATTGAAATAAACAAACAAAAATGTTACATAGGGGGAATTAAAGGGATAGTCGGGGAAAAATTAAGAAAAGAAAAAATTAAATACAAAAAGAAAATTGGAACAATTTGGAAATGTGAAAATGGCAAAACATTCGCTGTTCACAAATTAGTACTACATAAACAAAGTGGATTATATATAGTAGATTTTGCAGTTAAAGCCGATTACATCATAGTCCATAAAAACGACAATATATATATAATACCATCTACAAATAATGATTCTAAAAGAATATATTTACATTATCCAGAAGATTTCAAGCATTTCAAAGACTTTTCTTGTTTAAAAGATATTGTTAGTCTTGAAAATAAACTACCAGAAAAACAAGAAAAACAAGAAAAACAAGAAGAACCGATTGAAAAAGAAATACCTTATGGATATTGTCATTGTGGATGTGGAAAGAAAACTAATATTATAAAAGCTAATAACAAAAAAGGTGGACAAATAAAAGGAGAACCAAATAAATATGTCTTTGGACACAACAATAATAAATTATCAGATGATGATATCAAAAGTATAATTTTAAAATATAATAATAATAATATTTCGATGTGTGCATTAGCTAAAGATTATAAAGTCACTCCGGCTACTATAAAATATCATTTAAAAAATAACAATGTTAAACTAAAACCACATAGAGGAATGAAAAAAGGCAGTAGCTATTCTTGCAAAGAAAAAGAATTCATTTGTTCTATTTGTGACAAAATTTTTATAAAGAAAAGGAGACCTAAAGAGATGATTTGCTCTGATTGTAGAAAAAAAGAAAAAGAAGTCGATATAGAATTGACTTGCCATTTATTTTATTAAAAAATAATTATTATAGAAAAACCCTTAAAAATCAAGAAGTTATAAATTTTTAGAGGGAAATTTCTTCTATTCTAAAAATTCCTTGAAAATTTTTCTTGACAAGAATTTCCAGACAAGGTAGGCTATAAATAATTCAAGGATTAAAAAAATTATGGGCAAAGGGCATTATTTTCTTGACATGGGGTTCTGAGTATATATAATGAAGGTAACGGATAGGGTTGTCCTGTCCTGCGACCTTCCCAATCTAAACCCCGCTCCCCCGGCTATGGGTTGGGGAGGTCAATTATCCAAGAAGGATGAAAATAGTTGCCAACATTCAATTCATTCGACGAATTAAGGAAATTCTATTTTCCAAAACGGTATGTCAAAGAACACATACTGGAAATAATTGAAGAATTGCTTTATCAAAATATATCAAAAGAAGACTTTTTGAAACTAATGGACGAAGTGAAGGAGAAAGAATAAAAGTTTATGGACCTGAGAATCAATGAAACCCTTGAAACGAATGTCCATAATTTTTATAACAAAGGTTTTGAATGACCCAATCTAAATTAATTTCACTTGCCATAGATGAAGCATTCAAATCGACACACCAACACAAGATTGGTGCCATCATCTATACCAACAAAGGCATTATAAGCAGAGGACATAATGATGCCAACACATGGCGACACAATCTGCATCCTAAATATAAAAGGTGGCCTACATCTATACATGCTGAGGTTGCGGCCATATTGTCAGCCAAAAAAGATTTGAAAGGATGTTTCATCTTGGTTATCAGAGTAAACAAAATAGGTGAGTTGAGAATGGCCAAACCTTGTAATTTATGTATGAACTATATAAGTTATGTTGGAATCAAGAAGGTTACTTATTCTACTGGAAATGGAATGGAGACTATTGTATTATGAAAATTCCTTTATATGTGCCAGAAGAAAACGCTTTGGAAGTAGCTAAAATTATCATAATTGGAATATCAAACACATCTGAAATTTCAGAAGATGTCAGGAAGGGTTTAGAAGAATGGTGTAAAGAAGTAGAAAAATATATTTTGGAGGAGAATTAACATACAAACTTTCCTTCCAATTCCCAATTTTCAAGAGACAGCAAAATGTCTTGATTACAGACGTTTGGGAAAACAAAGAGTTGAAACCAAAATGATTATAGACATATTAGAAGGCAATGCCAAATCAAACGCTTGGAAAAATCATCCAGCAGTCAGAATGTGGAAAGGATATGAATTGGCATTGAAATATTATTTTAATGTTATTTCAGAAGAGTGGGTAAAAAGAGGATACAAACATAATATGGGTTTTTATTTCCCTTTAGCTCATTATGTGGAATATCCACCTTGGTTTAAAAATGAAGAATTTCATTTAAGTCATCAAAGCAATTTAGTCAGAAAATTACCAGAACATTACAGCAAATATTTTCCAAATGTGCCAAACGATTTGCCTTATATTTGGCCTGTGTAGAGGTTATATGAAATGAATAAAACTTGTAATCATGATTATGAAAATTGTATTCGCAAAGGATGATCACACTATATTTGTCCTTTATGTGGTAAAGATATAAGTTTAATTTTAATATTGATGGAAGAAGCAAAAGACAAATATCTTGGTTTAGGTTATTCAGATGAACAGCGCGAGAAAATGAAATGAATAATGAAATTGGACCGACAAAAAACATAGATAATTTAATTGAAGAAGAAATAAGTCGTCTTGAAAACATGCTTCGCGATGATTTATCAGTTAAATTTTGTACTTGTATGTTATCTTATGATGAATGCCGTAAATGCAAAATATTAGCAAGATTAACCAAACTGAAATTAAGTCAAGGTAAGGGGAAATTAAATAAGGAATAATAAGATGGCAAAAATATTTGATGGTTTTGATTTCACAGAATTATACACTGTTTGGAATCTTGAACTTTGTCCAGAAGAAGAAATAGCAGAAGACAATCCAGAAGATTTAACTGATTATCCCGCAAAAGCCATACAAGAATATTTAGATTGGGTATTAATGATTTCTATGGGTGGTTTAAGAAATACTGGTTATGGCCCACAAAGAATATTGCAAGAAACTGCATTTGATTTGCGTTTATTTTTAATCGCATTGGCAGACGATTTGGATAGCGGCTGGGGTTATCACGGACCCGTATTTCGCGGTTTATCACAAGTAGAAGATGATTGGTCTATGGTTCAAATGGCAGTAGGTTTGATACCATCTATGTGGAGTTAAACAATGAATATTAAAGAAATCACAACACAAGAAATTTCCTACGGATTTGGCAAACCATGTTGCAGAGATTTACAATCTCATATTCATGCCGGTTCTATACGAATAGAAACTATTGCAGAACATGGGACTGGTAAAAAAGTTTGGTCTGTAGTATTTGTGAAAAGTAAAATCAATTTTTGTCCGTTCTGTAGTGAAAAATTCGAGATGGGTGAATAAAAATGACTAATTTTAAAGAAATAAAAATAACCAAAGGCGAATTAAAAGGCAAGACGGCAATATTCGAAACTGAAGGAAAAACGGTGCAAATATGTTGCCAAAATTGTGGATACACCGATTGGCAAACTTTCTTTATCAAAGTATTTGGTGTCAGAGACATAGGAAGAAATTGCCCAGAATGTGGGTCTGAATTGTGGTTTGATGAGGAATAAAATACTATACCAATTTAGTAGGAATTAAATAAATGATTAAAAATCCAATAACCAAAAAACCACCTTTAGACGAAACGCCAAGAAACAAATCTGGAAGAAAGAAACGAAGAGAAACTGTCTGTGAAGATAAAAGGCGTGGATTAAATTGTCATATTTGCGGGTCTGATGATATTGTTTATGAAGTTTTAGGTTGGTGTGAAGTTTGTGGTAAAGAAACTTTTAATATTTCTCTTTCAGCATGTTATTGGAGGTTTGATTGGAGTGACATAGAATCACCATGTAATTGTGATGATATCCAATACAAAGAATATAAATTAAGAAGACGATGGAAGAAAAATCCCAGACATTATGATTCAAACAAGGTGTGTTTGACTTGTAGTAGTATGGAAGCAAAAACTTGTCCTAATTGTCATGGAAATTGTTGGACTTCGCCATTCGGAGAAAAAAGATGCAGTAGTTGTGGTTATAGACATAAAGGATACAAAAAGGAGAAATCATGACAGACCTTCCAATCCACCTTCCGCCTTCACAAGACCCTCACAGCGAACCATCTATCCATGTGGAGGTATGGCTTCCACAATCTAATCTTGATGGCCTTCACGCGCTGTTGCAATGGCTTGACGGCTATGAAAGCGCCAAAAGCGGCAAGATACCCGGACATTTTGAATTGATAAGCCATTTTCGGCAATTGAAGTCGAGTATTTATGCTTTGAAAGACAAGGATAAATAAATGCTTAAATTCCATGAAAAATGTTGTTTTACTTGCCGTTATTACAGAAGTGGAAATGTAGTTACTGATTGTCTAAATCTAGGTAGAACTCTCTCATTTGCAGATGTTCTTTATGCAGACCGCGCTAGATATTGCGATTTTTGGAAAAAGCGACCTAAAACTTGGGATGTTCACACTGACAAAAATCCTTTCTGGGAAGATAAATATATTCCAAGAGAGGTGCAACTAAATCTTCCCGGTAGAAAATGTAAATAAATGAAATGTCCAGAGTGTAATTCAGAAATGATTCTTAAAAATTCCCGTTATGGTAAATTCTATAGTTGTATTAATTGGCCAAAATGCAAAGGCTCTCATGGGGCGCATCCAAATGGCTTACCGTTAGGCATTCCTGCCGATGCAGAAACTAAAAAATTAAGAATAGAAGCACATAAACTATTTGACAAACTATGGGAAAATAGTAATATGACAAGAACGCAAGCCTATCAAAAATTACAAAATTTAATGAATATGACAAAAGAAGAGGCACATATAGGAAAATTTAATAAAGAACAGTGTTTAAAAATGATTGAAATATTAAATAGAAAAGGCAAATAATTATGGGTGATATGGCAGATTTTTCTTTAGACAATTTATATGATTTTGATGAAGTATATTGCAATGGAGAAATAGATGAAGAAACTAATGAAGTCATAAAATCACCATTTATGTATGAACAAAAAGTTCATGGCCCTGGAAATTGTCCAATTTGTAAAGGTTTAACACATCTTATAAATGGTAAATATGGATTATTTTATGGATGTAATAATTTTCCTAAATGTAAAGGAAGAAGAGGAATTTAAATGACTTACCAAATCTTATATCTCATTATAGGTCTAGTTGTTGCTTATCTATTTTCTCAAAATACTTTCAGAGAACTTTCACCATGCAGTTTTGAAGATTGTATCGTGGTAGGAATTGCTTTTGTTGCAGGTTTATTTTTATGGCCTATTTTATTAGGATTGTTGTTAATCGGTAGCGTTGTTTGGATTATAAAAAAATATCTCTAATGACTCTATAAATACCAAAACCCACCATATTTTTAAAACCAGTTTCAACAAATGAATAGAAAGTGGTTAGGTTATGAATAAAAGACAACGTAAAAAGAAGAAAAAGAAATTCATTAGAGGTACATTACTACCACCTGGAAAAACACATAAGTCTAAAAAAGATTACAATAGGAAAAATAAAAAACAGATAGAAGAGGAATAAATATGGAATACGTTTCAAATGTTCTGCTCAAGAAAGATGACAATGATGCAAACTTTATCCACCTATACATACCTGGAAACTATTATTTATGTTCTCTACATATAGATTCTTTATATGATCTTTTTGGAGAATATAATCAGAAAGAAATAAAAAATCTTCTCGCTAATGGTGGATTAGTTCCTTTCACTCTAGGTTTACAACTGCAATCATAAAAAGGAGGACAACTATCATGTATCTACTAAAAATTTTAATCTCTTTATCACTTCTTTTAAATTCTTTTGCTTGTGGAGAATTGCCCCCTTCAAATGCGGAAAGTTTTCTAAAAGGGGAACATCAACTTCGCAAGATGGTAGAAAAAGAAGAACTGTTTGGAACTATGTCTGGTGGTTTTTTCTTATTCATGGGAGGAATTAACGGTGAGATGAAATCTCAAACAAATGTGAAATTTGCTTGGGAAATGAATGACAAGACTTATGCAATCTCATCACTACCAATAGAAAGATTTCGTATAAAATTTGATGAGTCCATCACAAACC